GCAAAGTTTGATCTAAAATATTGTGTAACTGTTCCTGTTCCAGATCCTGCTCCTGTTGCAGTGAAAGTTACTCCGGGAGTATTTGATGATGCACCTATCAAAGTAAAATCAGTGGTACCAAGAGCAGTAATAGTATAAGTGCTGCCTATAGTCAACGATCCGGCATTGTATGATCCGGACCTTACCAACACCCCTGCAGCATAAGGCACTGTGCTGGTCCATGCAGCAACAGTAAAGTTTAAAATACTGCTATTGGGTCCTTCACCATACAGCATGGCATATGGTGGTACTAGGATGGTGTTGGTGATTCTATAACTGCCAGCAGGGAAAAACAGACTTCTTCGAATTTGTGGATTTGCTTGAACACAGTACAATTGATAGAGTGCGCGATTTATAGCCGCGGTATCGTCAGTAGTACCATTTCCTGTGGCACCAAAATCAGTGACCACACAATAGCTGTCCAGTCTGTTTTGCAAAGGTTGACTGATTGGCGTGCCTGCTGTGGGGCCAGTTTGCACACTGTATCCAGTGGCAGCAAATCCAGTATAGGTATAAGCTGTTTGTGTGGCTAAAATATCTGAATATTCAGTAAGAATTTCTACGTTGTTATTTTGATCAGGAGAACCTTCGGCCAGTGTACCTGGTCCAATAAACAATTGGCGTGTGTCTACTGCCCAACCAAGTTCAGCAGGTGCCAGGGGTTGCGGAAGATCTTCTTGTAGACCTTTACGGTTGGTAATTCTTGATATTTGTACAATTGCCACAGTGTGATTCCTTGAGGTATCACATATTTAGCATGTAGAACTGTTCAACCTTTTTCCACCACAGGGTACGATATCGTTCAAATTCTGCACCTTCCAGCACAAACTCTTGATATTGTGGCTTGCCCACAATATTATGATCTTGGTCCAAGTCAGGTTTTACACACATCAAAACTACGCCTTTTTTGATGTTAGTTCCGTGCAGTTCATTATGAGCCTCGGCGTATGCACACAGCTGAACAAAGTAATCGTCAATCCACTCGCGCTTTTTGGGCTTGTTGGTTTGCTTGTAGTCCAGTATTGATTGTTCATTTAGATGAATTCCTGCACCGTCTGTGGTGCCTGCATACACACCGGGAAAGTACAGTGGCACTTCAATTCCCCAAAATTCACTAACATTCACCAAGCCCTTGTTGATCACTTCTTCAGCCATGACATGACTGGGCCAACTGAACGGGTTTGATCCACGGGCAGGTATAGCACCTTCCCGAATGTATTTTTCAAGATAGGTATGCATTCTGGTGCCGCGATTGGCAGCTTCGGTGGTTATTTGCTGTGCTCGTTCTGCACCTACTGCACGCCGCCAGTTGTGTAGTGCTGCCCGACTTTCTGCACTTTTGGTTTGGTCTAGTATGGTGGTAACTGAGGGCAGTTTATTGCCGTCCGGTGTGGCGTAAAATCTCTTGCCATCTATTGTAACTCTCGGTATAGGTTCGTAATTGAATTTGTTTTTGTACATAGTCATGATAATGGCCAATATTTTTTTTGGCATGTTGTTGCATGTCAGCAATGATTGACGCCTTTGCTGGGTGGTGATACAATTTCTGCAGGCTGTTGATTATAGCATTTATTCGTTGTCCGGGCAATACACATTCATCATAGCTTTCATCAATCCACTGGTCAAATGTTACAAAGCCCAACTGTTTGAGATTCTGTAAACTGTGTTGACCACTTAGTAATAAAAACGGTTTTCCAGTGCGGAGGCATTTGGCTATTTTATCAGTAAACCATTGATTTTGATATTCGTCAGTTTCGGGTACAATTTCAATTTGGAATTGATTCCAAATTTGTGCATAATTGGCAGCGCCGGACCTGTAGTCAATTCCCTTGGCGTTGGGCATATCATTGTTGAACTGTCTTTGAGACATCCAATCAAGTTCAGTCTGATAATATTCAGACACTCTCTCGTTCAAGATACCTTTTGCTGCGTTTACAGGAAATGTAATAAATGCGTCACCCGGAAATGCACAATCCAAATCGTAAGCCAGCCGCAGTCTACTGATGCTGACTCTGCTGCCAGCTAACATACCAACAAATTTTGTCTGGCTGTTATCTCTGTTTACATCATTGGCAGATATGATTTTTCTTATAAATTCAAAAGCATCCAATGGATATGATATCCACTGCCATTGCGGCAAACTAGGGCTGACACTTAAAAAACAGATTTTATTGTCAGGTATGCTTAGTCCACGTTGAATCAGTTTAATCCAAGCTACCAACCCCGGGGCTAACACATCATTACCATCCGGTGCATAAAAATAAAGATTGTGCTTATCATAGTGTTTGACCAACTGATCTTCCACAGCTGGTAAGTTATCTATTATGTAATCTTTTCGAAGGATCCATCTAAGATCTATTAAAATACTTTCTGGATCAAAGGTCAATAGTCTTGACCCTTTGGGTGGGAGCAGCACCCAAGACCCATAATGTTGAGTGGGAATTAACATAAAATCTAAACTCTAAAACTTTCACCACACCCACAACGGTCGCGTTCGTTAGGATTGACAAATTCAAAGCCCTCATTGAGGCCTTGGCGCACATAGTCCACGGTAATGCCTTTGAGATACACTTCATTTTTCTTGTCAACTAATACCACAAAGTCTGCTTGTGCATAGTTTATGTCAGATTCTGAAGGTTTGTATTCTTGTACATATTCTAACACATAAGCCAAGCCTGAGCAACCTGTAGTTTTCACTCCAAGCCGAATGCCAGCATAGTCTTTAGCTTGCAGAAGTCGTTTTACTTTGGTATACGCACGATCAGTTAGAGAGATCATGCTTCTTTCTGTAGTCTTCTACAGCCGCTTTGATGGCGTCTTCAGCAAGGATTGAACAATGGATTTTGACAGGTGGCAGCGAGAGTTCTTTAGCAATTGCTGAATTTTTAATAGTTGACGCTTGCTCAAGCGTTTGGCCTTTAACCCACTCGGTAACGAGAGAACTGGAGGCAATCGCACTGCCGCATCCGTAGGTTTTGAATCTTGCGTCTGTGATGATACCATCTTTAACTTTGATTTGCAATTTCATAACATCGCCGCAGGCCGGCGCACCAACCATGCCAGTTCCCACGTGTTCGTCGTCCTTGGCAAAGCTACCCACATTGCGTGGGTTTTCATAGTGATCAATAACCGATTGACTGTAAGCCATATAATTTTGTTTCCTGTATCCAACCTATCAAGCAGTCTGTGCCAAACTTCTTGTGGAACTCATTCACCGCTTCAAACTGATTTTCTGCTGCCACTGTGGCAACATAACTTTTTGTCACATCATTTGCAACGTAGGTGACAGGAGCTTTCCAGTGTTTCATTGGCAGGTTCTAGTTCTAGTTATAGAACCATCTGCATATTGGGTTTCAGTCCAAGGTGTGCAGACAGAGCGCACCGGTTGTTGAACAACCACTGGAGGTGGTGGAACATAACCGTAATTGTAAACAGGCTCGTAGTAATTGCGTGTTAACGCATACCCAACTGCTCCACCAATTACCATGGGTGCTATCCAATTTCCGCGATGTGAATAACCGTGATGTTGTGCTTGAGCTGAAACAGCTACAATCGCTAACATGAGAGCAATGAGTTTTTTCATACGGGCCTCCTACAGCATAGTATACTATATTTAACGCCTTGCGTCAACTATTAGTTGACTATATTACATTGGTCGTTTCATAGCCGATTTGGCCATTTTGTTTACCACTTGTTGACTTTGTTGCACTGACAGTTTTTCTGGACCAATGTCGGCACCTTTGAATGTGACCATACCAGAATTTGGATCTAATGGTTCTAACACACCACTAAGTGGAGGTTGACTGATGACATCGCCAAGATTTTGACTAGTAATAGCAATACCCAGGCTTTGAGCAGCTGAAATAAAAGCCGTTTGACTGATTTGTTTTTGAGCATTTGTATCGTCTGCTCGACCTGCAAGAAAGTTTACCAACCCCACCAGTTTGTTGGGATCGGCCCCAGCACTGGACTGATCAACTTCAAAAATTCGCATTATCTCTTGGCGCGACCAAGTGCAGCAGGGGGAACTGCGGCTGGCTCATCTGGAGGAGGTGCAATTTCATCACCGGCCATGTCAGCAGCAGCGTCTAGGTCATCCATTCCAGCAGCAGCCATATCACCAGCAGGTGCAGGGGCACCGCCCATGGCAGCCATACCAGCATCAGGTGGAGGTGTTGTGCCGGTTACTACGCCAAGTGCTTGATCAAGTTGTTGTTTGGCACCTTGCAAGTTTTGCACCAGGCCGGTTAGAGCAGCAGTGGCGTCTGTGTTGAATTGAGCAGCTTGATCAATACCCACTTGATTCTTGATTGAATCAACTAGAGCAGGCAATTCTTTGAATTGCATTTCGCTGGCGTCTTCCAACATTGATTGCATTTTGTCAACCATGTCTTGTGCAGCCAATACCACTTGAGCTTGTTGTACTTCTGATTCTTTCAGCATGCGATAGGCTCTGCGCAGTCGGCTTTCAGCAGCCATCATAGCAGCACCGGCAACCATCTTTTGTTCGTCTGGTGTAAGGGTCTGGCCTTTGGTACTTTTGTCTAAAGCAGCTTTTAGCTTTGGATCTTTAACTGTTGAAGTAGCTTGTGATAAATTTGGGGCAGCAGGAGCGCCAGGAGCGGCAGGAGCGCCGGGAGCGGCAGGAGCGCCGGGCATGGCAGCTTCTCTAATTCTAGCAGTCAATGCCTGTTCGACCATCAATAGCTTGAGATAAGCTGGATTGCGTTCGCTTTGATGGAACGATGGTTGACGACGAGTCTCGCCTAGTACGCCACGCACACGCTTCAACATCTGTTGAGCTTGTTTGCCAGTGATTTGGTCAAACTTCATGCGTGAGCCAAAATAGCTTTCGAATACACGAGCTATTTGTTTAGTTGGCTTGGTTGCCGCTAGTTCTTGCAGTTTCATTTTGGAATCCCCTAAGTTGTATATATTTAGCCGAATTTAAACATTTTTCAAGTTCCTGATCCACCAAGGCATGCTGTTGAACCTTGGGTTGTAACTTGGTCAGCACTACTTCGCTAAATCCGTTGTTTCGGCTACGATCAGCCACTTGACGTCTACAGTATATGTCTGCTGACAGCGTTTGTTTTTTGGTGTCTAAAGTCTTGATGCTTTGTGCCAGTCTCAGCTGATTGTGATTGTCTGCCACACACCAACTGATTGCTGTGCGTTTGTTGCTGAAAGTGCCTATAAAATTATCGCCTGTGGTGTATACTTCAAAAGACTGATGAGATGGGCGCAAATGATATCGACCAAATGCCACATACCCGCCTGATTCATCATCCACAATCATGGTGTGGATATTGCGGCGAACTTCACGCTCGGCCCAGCGTTCTAATTTTTGTTCTTGAGTCATAGTTTAATCAAATGTGCAGCCGCCCAGCCTAGAGCGCCCACCAGGGTAACAATTATACCTGCACCCCAACTGATTAGCCTGTCGTTGTTTTTGGCATTGGATGCTTGTAACATGCCGCGCAGTTCAGCTATTACACCAAAAAGAGTGGTTATCTTTTCATCCATTGATTCCAGTTTGGTTTCTAGCAGACGATAGCGCTCAGCACACAATTCTACATGTGCCTCAAGACTTTTCTTTTCGATGTCGGTGGTATCGCTCATTGTTTGGTTCCCAGTCATTTATTTATGGTTTCAAACCACAAGTTTTGATTTGGCCCGTTGATGGTTAAACTGGGCTCAATAGCAGCAGATTCATCCAGTCCCACAACCATTGGTATGCCGGCACACTCATTCAGTAACCCATCTAGATTGTCAACGTCATTATTGGTAGAATATACCCCGGGTGTTTCCACACTGAATTCAAACTGCCATATACTATCCACACAGTGTGGTTCTTGCACAATGGTAGGTTGTGCTCGCAGGCTGATCATTTGCATGATAGTTTCCCAGTTGCGATGTTGATTCCTAGCACGGTTCCAGTCGTTTATATCGTTTATCAATCGGCCTGTGCGATCAGGATACGGCACTTGACTTGAGCGAAAGTGCCCAGTGATGCCAGTGCATGTACAATCAAATAGGGTCCGGCATAATATATTCATTCTGCGGGTATTTAACGACAAAGAAAAACCCCGGAGTTTTTAATTCCGGGGTATAAAGTTTACACTTTACTTCAGATTAAGAAGCAGCTAGTTTGAAGCCCAAGCTCTGGCAAGTATCCAACTGGAAGCCAGTGTATGTCACGTTAGCAGCAGCCAAGAAGATTGCTGTACTGGTTGTGGTAGGTGGATTGGCAGCTGAGTTACCAAAAGCACCTGTTGGGTATGTAGCAAAGCTGATAACGCCAACGCCGCCCACTGTATCAACTTGATACATTGCAACAGTAGCAGTTTGTTGCACTGCTTGAATCACGTTAGCCACATACTCTTGCACACCTTGTTCGGCAGCAATAGAAACGTTAGCAACAACGCGATAGAAGTCCAGTTTTGGACCTTGAGGTTGAACTGGTTGACCAACAACAGAAGAACTAGCAGCAACAGGACCGTTGCGTGTGTCTAATGCGAATACTGGTTGTGCGTCACCATTTACGGGGGTATAATATGCCATGATAAAAATCCTTTAAAGTTAGTGGTCCTGGTGGACCTGCTTTTATTTAGTCTTTTGGCAAAAATCACGCCTGTTGAGGATTGTTTTGGCCTCGATTTCTAGCAGTAAAATCAAAGCGATTAACAGCTTTGGCATAGCCTGCGGGAGTAGCCATTACCCAACCTTCGTGCCCGGGATCTTTCAAATCCAAATTACGCAACATATCCAGCTTCAAATCGTGTAGCAGGATAAACAAGGTAAAGGCAGCTGCCAGGCCTTCTGTGTTGCTGGCAGGACTTTTTAAATATTCCACAATATTGTTGAACTTTTTAGAAGTCACTGTACTCTGCAGGAACTGGCCAAAATCACCTATCAAGTTAGAAAAGTCTCCAGTATAACCTGCATAGTCTGGATTGATACGTTTGTTGATATAGTCCACACACAGCTTGGCCAAGTCTGTGATTTGCATGGCTCGCAGTTCTGCAGGATTGAACAAAGTATCAATGGCAGCACCCTTGCTGCGGCGTATTTGTTGAATCTGTTTGATCAATGCTGCTTGCTCTTTAGACTGTGCAGGATCTTGAGGTGTGATACCTTTACCATAAATTGGTTCGATCAAGAACAATCCCGGAACTTCATTAAATTTCACTCTGCTGAGTGGTTGCTTGGGCTCGCCTTGATCAGCATACATGGTGTGCATGGCAATGCCTGTGGTGCTGTTGCGAATTCGTTGGCCCAGTGCGCTCTTGGCAGGTATGCGGTATTGCACTGTGTTGGGTTTGAACACAAGATTGCCAGCTTGTTCTTCCCAGGGCTGTTCGGGGTAGTACAACAAGTCGCCTTTGACATAGCCACGGAAGTTGGTGGGTGTAGCTGCTTCTAACTGTGGCCAAAGATCAGCATACAATTGAACCAATTCGCCACGCTCGCCTTTTCTTGTGCTTTGTATTTGTGCCATCATTTGGGGCGAAGTAGCAAGTCCATCATATCCCTTGGCTTCAAATCCTGATCCGTCTGTAAGCACAAATTCTCCTGTGTCGGGCTTGCGGCCAAATATCACAGCAGGTTTGCCGTCCCATTTTACGCTAGTGGTCTTTTGTGGTGCTTCGGCAGCATGTTGAACAATGGCCAGTGCTTCGTCAACTCCGCGTGAGCCTTTGCGGAACACAAGATCTTCCAAGTGTTCAATACCTTTGGCTCTACCACCTACATTACCTTCTTCTGCTTCGTAGATTTGATATGGGTTTGTTTTTTCAGTTTCAATCAAGGGTTGCATGCCTTGATTTACAATTCTGTCACGCAGTTTTGCTAGGAAGTTTACTTCTGTATTTTCGTTAACAGCGCCAGGCTCTTGTAAACCTTCACGGCCCAGGTATTCACGGAAGTCGGCCAGCTTGGCATCGCGGTCCCGGTCACGTGCTAGAGCAGCATAAATGCTTTCCACATTCTTGAGATTTTCTCTAGTGGCCTTTGGACCCAACAAAGTTTTGGCCACATAGTCTGGATCCATGCCACCATCTACCAGTTGATTTGTTGTGCGGCTGAACATGCCATTTGCGCCTACTTTGAGTCCCAGTTGCTTGGCTATTGAACTCATCAGCACATTACGATTCATGCCTTTATAAGCACTATCTTCTGAACCGCCATAGTAGAACTGTCCCCAGTCCAGGTTAGGAAAGAACATGAAGTCTGTTTGAACATATCCGTTTTGAGGATTGCCATTAATGGGTGTGCGCAAGTGAACTTCGCCACCCTTTTTCACCCAGGCCTTGGGATCTTGACCGTGACTTACGGCCCATTGTGTGAGTTTTGCTGCCAGTTGTTCTTTGCTTATTTCACTGGCATCAACTGCCATGTCCATATCGCCCGAGGTGGGCTTGCGACCAGTTGATCCCAGCCAACGTTCACGTGGGAATTCTAATCCTGTGAGTGTTTCCAACCATTGTACTGTGGCAGGCACATCGCTTTGATTGATGCGGCCTGTTAATGGTCGGCCATCAGCATCTTTGAATACGTTACCGCCTTCTAGTAATCTCATTGAGTTTGTCCTTGTTTCATTCGACGATATAGCTGTTTGCTGGGATCAAAGTTCTTGCTCCAGATCAAAGATTCGGTTACTTTCTTAACATACGGGTTAACAGTAGGCAACGATGTGTTGGTAGTAGCAGATGTTTGTGTTGGTAATACCTGTGAGTCTTGAGTGCGTAAAATAGATGCAGCTACTGCCGCTATTTCGTTACCAAGTCCTGCAAGTTTCATTTGTTCTGTAGTTTGTTTAACAAGATCTGCCATGCGTTGTTTTTCTGCTTCATCTGCAGCAGGATCTTGTTCGAGATTCTTTTTCATGTTCAATGCGTTACGGTAATTGTTTTTTGCCTGCTGTTGCGCAGCCTGTTGCGTAGCCTGCCGGTCATTGACTGTTTTCTTTACCAGTTTTACAATGTTGTCAGTATTAATTTGTAAATTTGATCCTGCTTGATTGATCAAATCAGCGGCAGCTTTAATTTCATTCGGTGCAAGATTAGAAGGTTTCTGATTCAAAGTTTTTTGATTTAGCCATTCACGACTGAGTTGTGAAGCAATCGCAGCTTCTTGTTGGTTAATAGCTGTAGTACCTTGTCCCAATCTAGTAGCCATGTGGCCGCCAGGATGCCAGCCTGTGGTTCCACCTTGCTGGTCTAAAGGAATGCCAGCAGCATTCATTGTTTTGTTGGCAAAGTACTCTGCGGCATTGCGCATGAATCCTGCTTTACCTGGCGCAGCTGGGGCAGGTGCTCGGGCACCTTTTATTGTTTTCCAGTTATCGGTTGGTTGCGTTGCTCCTGCCGCAGGCTTTTGTGCAGCCTGTTGTCCAGCCTGTTGTGCTTGAAAAGCCTGAGCTTCTTTACTACCACCTGGTTTTACATTGAGGTTAGATGGAGTCCAAGGCTTCGTAACAGCCGCTGGTGCTGTTGCTGGTGTAGCCGCTGGTTGTTTTGCGGCTGCATCTTCAGCATCCCATTGATTAATTTTTGCTTGTAATGCCTTACCTTTTGGACTGGCATCAAATGCTGCCTGACGAGCCACGGCTGCTCGGCCTTTATCGGATATTGGCATACCAGTGTTGATATCATAGTTTCCTGCAGGTGCCGGCAGTGCTTGTCTATTGGTGATATCTTTGGCATCAACATCAATCACATTAGGATCAGATTGATTTGATCTGCTGGTAGCAGGTGCTACTTGACCAGTTTTGGGTGGTGCAGTTGCTGCGCCACCAGTGGGAATTGTTGCAAGATTAGTACCCGGTGCTTTTGCTACCGCAGTTGTTTGTGGTGCTACAGCAAGATTTGTGCCTGGTGCCGCCGCCTTGGGCATCATGTTTGGTGCAAATGTCACTTTGCTTGGGGCCACAGTCTGTTGTGGCATGGCCACTGTGGTTCTACCAAAGTTCACAGGATCAGTTGCCACATTCTTGAGTGGGCCTTCGTTTATATTGCGGCGTGTGATTTCATGTATCTGCATTTGTTCTTCTCACTGATCTGGCAAATTTACCCGAGTCTCTTGTACGAATAGCGTTAAGCAATTTGCGCTGCAAATTTTCAGCCTGATCAGCTGGAAACTCTGTATCAATTTGTTCTAGCAATCTAATAGCATTAGCAATAAGAGTGGCCGCACGATTTTCAATCAACAGGCGGCGATCACGCTCGATGTACAGATCGTCTAATTCTTCTAGTAAACTGCGGGTGCGTTTTTGCATCTGCTCAAGGGCCTTTGGATTATTTATTAATATTTTCACATTGAAGTTGGTAATTAAATACCCAATGAACAACTGCTTTTGCGTATTACCTTGGTACAGTCAAGAATTAGGACTTTGGAATACTCCATGTTGTTTGTTGCCACAAAAATACAATATTGATCAAATAAAACAAGATTTGCTCGATAACGTTCAAACTGTGGCTTGCAAAAAATGCTGGGATGTAGAATCTACAGGGAACAAAAGTCGTCGTCAATTTGAGAATGAGTTTTTGGATTATAAGTTAGATAGAGATTTAGATAAAATTCAGCAAGATTGTGCAGATTCAAATCACCAAACTATACTTTACCAAATAACCACTAGTAATCTATGCAATCAGGCATGTGTAAGTTGTGATAGCAAATTTTCAACTAAATGGGCACAAGTTGAAAAACGTATGAATTTACTTCCTAGTCCCCAATATCAAATTGATCTGGACCCTGCAAATATCAACTACCATTCAGCCAAACGAATTTCCTTATTGGGCGGCGAGCCGTTGTTTGACCCAAAAACTTTCGAAATCTTGCAAAAATTAATTGACCACAACAATACTGACTGTTTTATATCGCTTGTAACCAATGGAAGTATCAATCTAAAAGCGCAACAAATTGACCTGTTGATGCAATTCAGTGATCTTAACATTTGCATCAGTATTGACGGCGTTGGCAGTGTGTTTGAATACATGAGATGGCCCGGGAAATGGCTAGATCTATTAGAAAACATTGAGCAGTATAAATCCATAACAAAAAATATCAGTGTAAGTTACACAATTAGTTCATTGAACGCCATGTATTACAACAAAACTGTCAAGTGGTTTCAACAAAATAATCTAGCATACAATCACAATGTGGTTTCTGGTCCAATTTGGCTGTCACTGAGAAATATGCCGGTTGTATTGAAACAACATTTAAAACAACACAACAATTTTATCACTGAGTATTGCAATCTAACAGGAACAGAGATTGCATTACACACGCTGGCTCAGCAAATTGCCAAACAAGACCAAGCGAAAAAAACAGACATTAGAGACCACATGCCCGAGATAGCAGCATTTATTTTTGATAATTTATAAAGGCAGCAACTTCTGGAAAGACCGCCGCCATATTTAAGTTTCGGCGATGATCATTCTTTTGTAATTGTTCTAGGACTTTTTTCAAGTTATATTTTTGTGTTCCTAAAATTTTCAATTGTTGTATCCAAGGCTGACAATAGTCAAGTTTGGATATTAAATACTCAATCATGGCGTCAGGCATGGATTCTAAGCCGTATATACCAAATGCTTGATGTATGTATATTTCAATGTCATCACCAAATACAGATTTTGAAAAGTGTTGTTTGTGCCAATTGCACACATCGTCAAGTCTCAAAATATTCAAAATACTAGCAGTTACAGTCAACGATAACATACTATTGTGAGGCAAGTTTTTTTGCCACCAAAACAAATTTTCTTCAACTTCATTCCACTTGGCTGGATACCGCAAATATTCAAATTGATTGCCTATGCCATCAATGCTAAAACTTATTCGAGCAAATTTAAATTTTTCAATAAGTTCCTTGGTTGATTGATCAATGCGTTGCGTGCCATTGGTATTATACATCAATGTAATTTGACTCACATCTACATGCTCAATTAAATGTTGTAATATTTGTTTGTGAGTTAGTGTTAAAAATGGCTCGCCGCCCCACATGCGAATTTCTCGCAAGCGGGAAAGGTCAAGTGTGTGTAGTTTTGTTTTTATAAAATTGTCTATATTGGGTCTAACGTCAATGCCTTTTATCCCAAGTTCGTTCCTCCAGGTAGTGCTTAACTCTGGACCGCACGTTACACAAGCCAAATTGCATGTATAGTCAATATTGACGTCGAGATACTGAATGCTTGAATCGTATGTTTCTTTGCCATGCGTTTCGAGGTAACCCAATCGCATGCTTTTTTTGTTTGAATTTTCCTGTACAATACACTTAGCACAGAAAGATTTTGGTAAAGTATCTTGTTGATTTTCAACACGCAGTTGAGCTAAGTTTGGATGAAAAAAATTAACTTGATCTGATGTACGAATTAACTGGTCGGCCCAACAACACACCGAGTATGATAGTGATTGTCTGTTAATTTCGGCCAGCATTAATCCATGATGTATCCTAGGGCAATATTTGCTCATGATGTCTTGATCTTGCCTAATAACTGTTTGAGTTTAGCGCTCTGTACATCTGCTGTGACCTTGGGTGTTTCTATGTCAAAACCTTCTCGGGCCTGTGGTCGGTCCCAAGGTGGAGCCTTGGCATCATCTGCGGCGGCTGCACTAACTTGGCTTTTTGCTTTGATCGAGTCCATGATACTTGAGCTGGGCTTTTTGCTAAACCCGTTTTCGTTATCATCCCCGCCTTCATCAGTAATGCGCATGGTTTCAATGTTGTACTCCAAATCAATCTTTTGACCAACGCCGGTCGAGCTTCGAGACTTCATACACTGGATCTGATACTTGCCACGCTCTTTCATTGCACGACTTGTAAAAATACCAAACACATTATCTGCTGTGTTAATCTTTGAAATACCACCTGATATATGGCTGTGATCAAATTCAATTTCTTCCACCGCTGATCGATTCAACTGCGATGCTGTTACCATCAAGATACCCAGCTCTTTGGCCAAGTTGCGCAGTTCTTCACTCACATACTTGTCCTTTACAAACAAGTCATTGGGCGAGACTTTGGCACTCACAGGCATCAGCAAGTCCAAGTAGTCAATCATTACAAAGTCTACTCGCTTGCCTGTTTGAATTTGATACTCTTTTAAATAAGCACGAATGTCATTGATGTTGCTTTGTGCAGGCAAGCCTTTTACTTGATAGTTACCTGACTTCTTGGCCACCAGTTTGACCTTGAGTTCTGTAGTATCAATGTCCTTGCGAATGTCCTTGGTGCTCATGTTGGTCAACATAGCATCAGTTCGCAAGCTAGTAAGTTCTTCTGAAAGTTCTAGCGTGATGTATACACCACTTAGTCCTTGCTGTAGCCAGTTTAGAGCAATGTTCATCATCACAAGTGATTTGCCTGATCCTGATCCCCCGGCAAAGATATTGAGTTCACCACGACTGAATCCGCCATACAGCAGTCGATCCAGTTGCGGCCAACCTGTGCTTACTTGTCCGCCTGAGTTGAAGTATTTCTCAATGCGACTCTTGGGATCAGCAAAGTAATCTGTGCCCATGTCTTTGGTAAGCGATATTTGCACTGCATCTTTGATGAGTTTTTCAACCGGATCATATTCGCCTTTTTCAAGCAGGTCTGCGGCTTTTAAAATAGCTCGCTCTAGTTCCTGGCGTCGAGTAAATGCTTCAAACTCGCCCATGAACCAGTCAAAGTGTCCTTCATTCAAGTCCGGTACGGCTGCCAATTTAACGCCTGTGGTGGCTGAAATTTGCATGCGGTCTGGTAAGGTCTTATGGTTGTCTGAGTGTTCTTTGATAAACTCAGCCGCAGGTCTCAAACTCTTGTCAAAGTTCTGCGGGTTGTAGATGTTTTGAACACGCACATAACTCTGTGCGTCCTCCAACATCATTTCTAGAAATAGGCGTTGGACATCAAGTCCGTAATCTTTTAGCATGAATAAATTCCAAGTATGCAGTAAGTGTATCTAATGCTTCAGCGGGTGTTGGTGGTTGAGTGCGCTGTGTGTAACATTGTTGAAGTTTTGGTAACAACGATTTTTTGAAAAAATAGCGATTGCCTTCTGGTCCGTGATGCCCTCCTGGTGCGTCAGAGTCTGCTGGGCGGTTCACTCCAATGTTTATGTTGTAATAGGTTTTGTCAAACACAATGCATTTTTTGTGCTCTTTGCAATAGGTCGAAACTACTCGGCCAGGCTCCCAATCGTCAACGTGGTCAAAATTTCTACTGAGATTTATGATCATGTAATTAGCGTTGAAGCTATCTAGCCATTGTGTTAGTAAAAAAATTTGACGCAGTGCTTCTGTTTCAATCCATCTGCGATTGCTGTGCAGGATCAATTCTCGGTCGCCACCAAAATTTTGCATGCTAACCAGTCCACGATGTTCAGGAATCTCAAATGGGTCAACTTGCCAGGTGCTGGTATTGAAATTGTGTCCCTGGTATAGCGTGTCTACATCCTCATCAAAAACAGTAATACGCTCCAACGGCGGAATGCCTACAAATATCATGTCATTATACCAGTCAATTTCTTCAGACATTCCTATCAATAGCTGTTGAACAGATGCAAAACTATTTCCTATGCGTGAGCAATTCATTACTGTGTTTGCCTCTAGTGCTTGAGCAGCCAGGCCCCAGAAACTATCTGCAGGTTTAACGTGGAAGAATGGAGCGGTATAGCTGTCACCAAATACCCAGAGTTTACTGTATTTTTTTAACAAGTTGTTTCTTCCTTAGTTCTATCTTGATCTTGCTAGTTTCTCTGGCTGCCATTATAGTTAGTAATGTGCCAATACGCCCTAGCACAATCACAGCATCATTGACATCTTTACAGCCTTCCGGCCACTCAGGTATACTTACCGCCCAACCCAACTCAACAGCACGATCAATCAATTCTACACCTGCTAGGTCTTGATCAGGTACCACAGTTATGTCTCGACTCAAGTTACGTATCAATCTAGCTTGTGCGTCACTTATGGTATTATGCATCACAGCCACACCACCAATGCTGAGTGCATCAAATATGCCTTCTGTAACTATCACGTTGGTCCAGTTGTTGTGTTGTAAATCTGTGCCAAACACATAGCCTGGCTGACTGTCTGAAATGAACTTGGGTTGCTTGTTGTCTAAGAACCTGCAAGTGTATCCTACAATTTTGTTATCGTAGGTGAATGGTATAACCACATGCGGGCGTGTCCAATGAATGCCATCATTTTTTATCTGCAACATCATGGGAAAATCTTCAGGCACACGTCTACCACGCACATAATCCCAGTATTGCTTGTGACCTGGTGTTAGCAATTCAGCATATGGTGGCAAGTCTCGTTCTTCAAATGTGATGCCGTTCAGTTGATTCCAAGCCTGTTGTCGATCTTCCAGGATGCCATGGATACTACGATGCCGCAGACTTTCAAGATTGAGCATTTCAATCTCATTATCCGGCACACCCATCCACGACAGCAGTCTACGAGCTTTGACACTTAGAGTCCTGCCCATGATAAAACTGGCTGTGTAGGCACAATTGAAACAGTGATAACTCCAGCCTGCCTCTGTGGCTTTGAGTCCGCCACGTCCTCTTGTGTCTTTAGTGCTGCCATTGTGCTGGCAGCAGACCGCATTGAAACTCGACCAACCTGATGGTGTGGGTTTTCTTTTGGCAGGTAGATACGCAAGGATGTCAAGCATCTATACAGTATAGCAGATTAGCTGTACTAAATCAACGATATTGGAGGTTGGTGATATAACCAGTTGTGATCAATACTGTTGCTGCAATGGTGCCTTGGTACTGGATTGGCAAGTAACCTGATCCGCCATTGGTGACAGTAATTGCGCCAATCTGTCCATTACCAACGGAGGTCACAATGGCTTCTGCACCTGATCCATTGCCTAAGATTTGAACTTTAGGCGGTGCCACATAACCTTGACCAGAGTTGTTTACAGTGATACCTGTGACCACTCCGTTGGTGACTTGTGCTGTAGCTGATGCACCAAACCCTTGGCTATTGTTGAATCCAGCTCGAATCAAATTGTAAAAACCCACAATATTAAAATACTGGGTGGAAGTTTCATTGAAGAATTCAAAACTTTCAGTTACATCGTACCAAACTGATTCATAGGTGTCCGCGGCTTGAAACTTAATGGTTCCGGTATAGTGATCCAAGTCCATTTTAACTGTGGTCAAACTTTGCCCACTGGTCGGAATATGACTTGAATAGAATTCTGTAAGTTGTGTGGTATTTACAGGCTGTGGTGTTAACGCCCAATCAGGCCAGTTTGTGGGACCAGGTTGCAGTTGTTGTGCTTTGCCGTAGATTGTGGGAATAGTTAACATCGGACTAGGCACGAATGCAGGCAACACACTATTCACGATATTGCAATCTGCTCTGGCACCCGAATTGGCATCTACATAAGCAGCCTGCACATAGTCGCCTGCTGTGCGCTGTATGCTGTAGCTGCCTGGTTGTGCTGTGATGTTAATGGTGTCTGCATTGTCTAACACCACTTTTACCCGGCCTAACGTGGCACTGAGTGTGACCATGGGCTTCTCAACCAGCAATTGATCGCCGGTTTGATTCATCAATCTAAACACAAAACTGCTGCCTGTAATGTTTACAGGCTTTTCCTCTTGATTGATAAATTCAAACAGTAGAACATTGTCTACGCCTTTGTTTACGGTTAATTGTTTTGCATACACTGGGTCGTACCTCGCTGTGAAATATCCACCACTGGTGTCAACTAACAAGACTTTGGTAATTTGCTGGTATAAGTAAACGGTGGTTGAATACATAGGATCCTCAAACAATATTTATGGGTAATGATATCTTTCAAAAGCTGGCGGTGAAATATCCGTTTATAACTCTGTGCGTGTATGCCAACGAAGAATACGTAGGTGTGGTGCAAAATAGAGATGATGCTGTCACAACCATCTATGATTTTGGTGCTATACTAACACAAGATCTCAAGCTAGAATATTTGGAATTAGCAGCCACTTGGTGGTGGGAAAGCAATCGTAGTATACCTATAAACATCTTCTTGCGTGGTGAATGGGATAAGTTTCGTCCTACCTTACGCACCTTTTCTAACAAAGACCTAGAAATTTTGCACGGACCAGCTTGCAGTTTGATGGACATCGCTCGCAAGAAAACCAAACGAAAATCAATCACACTTGTGCGGCGTCTTGATTGAGCAAGTTCATGTGTAATGCTACCAAGGCAGCGTAACTTATACTGTGCGACTTTTTGAATGTGTATCCACGCGAATCATCCCCATTCCATACTTCAGCAAACACGTCAGCCCAGGGGCGATTCTGCAAGTGTGCTTTGCCAGGGCGAATAACCGAAATAAATGCTGCCATTCTGGGAATAGAATCTGGCTGCATGGACACCATCAAGTCTGTGTAATTTCCCACATGCACTAGCTGACTAGCCCAAGCAATATCAGTCCACAGTCTCTGCCACGGTGGCGTGGCTGCCAGCATTTCTACATAGTGTGCAGGATCACGGATCAACTGATACACACTCATGTTCAACAGGTCTATCTTGAAGTATCCACGCTGTTCTGCTGACTCATAGTCTATGGCTGCACAGCCGTTGGGTATGTCTCGAGGAATGTCTGTGATATAGATACCTGAATTGTGTCTACGCACTTGACCTTGATGCAGTTGCCGTGCGGCAGTGTGTTGAATCAGTTTCAACACAGCCGATCTGTCCGGCACATCGATGTCAATGTCTGCGCTCATTTAGTAGTAGTATCGCAAAGTGCAATCACCACTTGCAGTTTTTCTCGGGCCAGTTGCATTGCTGCCAAGGCATCTGCCACTGTGGGATGCTCGGCTGCCAGGGCAGCAATGCGCCATTCTTCATCACGCTTGGCTCGCGCCCAATCCAACAGGGTTTCGGCATCTGATGAGAGAGCGATCATAGGATGTGATGAGTGAAGTTGTTGCCAGGAGTTGCCGTCATTAATTTCCAAACAGTTCATGCTGGCGCTCCATCGTACCATGCCTGCACCGCTGGCACCTGGACTGATGTATGGATTGGTGTGCATGCCACCAGACACTTGAATGTATTTGCTGCCGCTAATATTTCTAATCATAATGCAATTATAGCCACAAGGCCAATGTAAGTCAACTGATGTGCCATCTGATCCAGGCCTAGATGTGCCCAGAAGCTGGGATTCTGAAGGTCTCGATTGCCCCAGTTCATTTTGGCCCAATCAATGTGATAGTGAGCCACAGCGTCTATCACGCCCATCATAATGCTGGCTGGCCAATATGCAGGACCTACTACCAAGCCCACACAGGCAGCGGTACCAATACCGTGTTTGAGACTGTGTCGCATGCCCAGCCAGTGACCGTAGATGCCTTTGTGCCTGACTTCTACCATATCTTGATCCACAAAGTCAATGTACCAGTGTTTGATCTGTAGGAGTATGAGTGTTAAAAATATCACTGTTGCCATGTTACCACCCTGCCTTGCTCAATATGTCTTTGGCGTATTCCTGATCAGCAGGATAATTGTGAAACTTTTTCTGCCACACATCTGAGTCAATGTAAGGCCATACCATGCTGATCTGATCAGGAGTGAGTTCACCCAAGAACTTTTGCCCTGACTCTGAATTGTAAATCACCCAAGGTGATATCCTGCCTGTTGTGACTGCATAGCACATGGCTGCGGTGCTGCCATATCTCAAACAGTCCTGTGGCTGTGCTGAATTCTTCTCTGCCCAGTCCATGCCAAACTCCACTGCTCGTGCTAGTGCATCGTTCACATTCTCCACGGGCAAATGCTGTATGAGATATTCTGTGTACAGTTGATCTGATGCCCAGCGGTCGATCTTTTTGTTGTTCTTCAACAGCCACTCAAGAAACTGTTTGGGGTTGATGGTTCTTGTGCTCACACAATAGCGGCCAAACTTCACAAATGCGCGATAGTAAGGTGAGTCTGCAAAGTCATCAAACGTTTTAAGTTTAGCTGACCCTTGGCTCATTTCATAAAAACGTATGTAGGCTTGAAAGCCCAGTTCCACACCACGCTCTGCTCGTTCCTGTCTACGCCGTTTGGGCTCACACACATGCACTGCCAACGAAGTTTCTTTGACAAAATCTTTCTTGCAGTATTGGCACTGTGTCATTTGGGATCTTCGCCAGAGTCTTTAATGTATTGTTTGATTTCTTTGTCTGACACAATCTGCATCATTACTTCTATTTCGTCGTCTTTGTAGTGCGGATACATTGCTGTCAATGCTTTGCGTTTGGCACTGGCGCCTGGTTGTTTTTTCTTAGGAGCAATCCACGGATGTCTATATTCGCCTACCCCTGGACCAACTGTGGTAGCCAACAACCATTGCAATTTGGGATGTTTGCTGATGGCAAAAAAATGCTTGTTGAGATTTTCATTACAAGATTGCAAATAGTATTGTTCTATATTTTTGTCTCTAGATGAATTGCCTACTTGCACAGCCGAGCTCCAACGAATCATCAAGAACGTTGAAAACTTCTTGCGTTCTTCAGGAGTGAGCTCGTCATAAAAATCTCTATTCTTGAGATCCAGTTGACACATTTCGTTGCTGATATGTAATTTATCGCTCATTTAGTTTTGGTCAGTTTGTAGATCATTATAACACGATTTAATTCATCTTGTAAAGTGGGATTGGTTCGGGCTGCGCGACGAATCTCGCCCCACAGCTTGTCCCCCATCAAGTGATCGTGCAAGGGTCTACCGTCCGAAGTTCTAGCATCGTATTCGATTTTGTGACCAGTCACAGGATCATATGCATAGCCCATTAACTTACGATCAGCAGGATCAGCACCAAACTCTCGAGCATACACTTCATTGCCCACACGTTCGTATATGTATGTGGCACCCGGCTTAAGGCTGCCCATATTGATAGCCGTATTGCAAATGCGCCCAACGCAAGAATCGCTCTAGTCCTTCACGGTCGTCGGGATAACTTTCCAGGTACACTCTGGCCAGTCTATTGATAATTTCGAATATTTGGGGTTCAGTATAGGGCATTACCAGGCCTTGTTATAGTCCACAATCTCGCAATTGCGACTGACGTCTTTCACAAAATACACACAGTCAGGATCTGCCCCGTCACTTACAGGCACAGCCAATAGTTGACCGTTCTTGAGTTTGGGTGCATACCATGATACCTCATGATACACATCTAGGATTTCAATTTCTGGAAAGCTGGGACGGAAACTGGTCAAGGGATTGAACTGGAATACTTTGAAGCCACGGTCATTTATTGACGTTAGTGGCAACACTTCCAAGTCGCCTACATCAGGTTCACCAATTAAAATCTGCCAGTCCATGGGCATCTTTATGGTGTGCTCTCCAATGCGTAGCACAAGTGCAGGAGCGTTAAAGCTCTCTAAAAAGATCAATGGTATAAAATGATAGTCAGGTTCTGCTGGATTTGAATTGTCTAATATTGCAAAACGCATGTCATCTACTTCTTCAGGCAGGTGATCTAAATCGTAGGTGGCATTGTCTAGTGTAAGTATTCTCATGTTGTCATTTTACTTGATTTGTGGCAGATTGTCAATGACTTTGCGATGAATATTTGCAGCCACTTGTTCTTGTGTGGCACGGTCTGTATGAAACGGCGAGTCAAATGTTGGATTGGCTCCGCTAAAGTCAATAGCAACTTTGCCAATATCCTCGGCAGCAAAACACAATGGTAAAATTCCAGCGTTAGCAATTCTGTCATGCCAGTATTCAAACAACCAATTGTCTAGTGTTTGTTGTAGATCATAATCAAACAACTCCGTCATATACTGTTTGACAGCCTGAATTTTCTCTGGGGAGACTATGGAACGATTTTCCAATCCTTCAGCTACTGTACTCAAAATTGGAGCATTTAAATTGCCGGCCCAGGGCTCATGTGTACTAACCATATGCGGATTAAAATATACAAAATTTTTCAACCCCATCTCAGGAAAAAATTGATTGTTTGTTCGAATTGTAATTCGACTTGCCCAGGTTGTATGATAAACAATTGCATTAGGCCGGTGCTTTACTGCTTCTTGCAATTGAAATAATATTCCGGTGTTGCTGAATCCACCATGCGCAAAATGCAAAACTTTGTATCCATAATGATCTTCAAGAATTTGACTAAAGTGAGCACGACTACCTACATATTTCAATTCCTCTGTGCATGCCGCACAATGACTTTCGCCACACACTGCAATGGTTATTTTATTTTCATCCATTCTAATTTTTCCTGAGTAAAGGGGTAGTTGGCTTCTTTGTAGAATTGTTTGCGCTTGGTCAAGTGACGCTTGGCAAATTTGCAAGTGGAAGTCACATCCCAAATTTGAACATGATCTTTGTCTTCGGCTTTTCTTATCCCACGTCCAATACTTTGGATAACGCGGACAAAACTTTTCCCGGGCTCCACAAGAACCAAATTAAAAATCCTAGGGATATTAATACCCACAGCGGCAACACCATAGGTAGCCACAATAATCTTATCAACGCTGTCAGCCACTTCGTCATATTCTTCTTGTCTTTTTGTTCCTTTTGTTGCACCGCTAACAAATACAGATTTGTCACCTAGTCTTGCAACAAGTTGTCGACCACACTCAGTTCTGTCTACTAATACAAGTGTGTTGCCTGTTTCATTCACATGGCGTATGAGTTCACTCATAGCATCTAGTCTGCCCGACTCTTCCAACAGGTATTTAAGCTCGCTTTGGTAGTTGGAGTATTCCACGTGATCTTGCAACTGCACAATGTTCACATGGCACTGCGCCAGCACCCCTTGTTGTTGTAGTTCATTGGCTGACAGTTTGCTGATAACCGGTCCAAGGCTGACCAACAGTGCTTGGCTTTCAAACTTCTCTTTGGGCACAGTACCAGTCAAACCCCAACGAATTGGCACTCTAGCCATCACCGTGGTCAACAGTGTTTTGAGTGCATCCGCTTTGGCCATGTGTACTTCGTCTACCATCACACATACCACATCTTCAATAAAGTCCTGGATGGTGGCTTCACCTATGCCTGCCTTGGTATTCTTCAGTAGTACATTAAGACTCTGCCAAGTGCAGATGGTGTGTGTACAACCATGTTCTTTTCTATCGCCAAAGTAAACACCCACATCCAGGCCAAGATTCACATAATCTTTTTCTGTTTGTGTCACAAGACTCTTGTTGGGCACAATCACAATTGACCTGCCATATGGCTCGACGCTGGCACTCAAGGCTGCTGTCATTATGGTCTTGCCTGCACCTGTGGCCACTTCCTGTATGCATTGCGGATTGGTTAAGAAGTTGTTCACAATCTCCACCTGATAGTCGCGCAACAAGATAGGCTGTCCTTCAGCAGGATGTCCTTTGGGCCAAGTCTTGTGTGCAAATGTTTGTTCGGTAACTTGAGCAAACTCAAATGTAGTTGAGTAGTCTCTTTGATCATCCAATTCGATGTCGTAGTTGTAGCGTTCTAGGATGGGCATGATCTCTGGCAGGAGATTGGTATATGTGCTACCGCCCAGTTGGAAGTAACTGACTTTGCCATCCCACCTTCCCAGCCTCACTGCTGGTAGGTATCTTGCATACGGCACATCATACTTGAACGCATTGACCAGAGCCTTGCGCACATCCAAGTCAATGCCCTCTAGCTTGATGTTTACTTCATCTCGAATCTGTATGGTGCATCTTTTCATTGTATGTTTACTTCAAGCACCCGTTGCTGGCGTGCTATTTGTGTTATAAGTTCGTTGGTATCACCTGCGAATTCCAAATCTGCAACAGGAAAACGCAAGGGTCGTGCTCTTGCATTATACACATTTGTTATATGATGAGCAAGAAAAAAATCTCGATGTTGCTCAATATATTGTTGCATTCTTGGCTCTTTAGAAATTAGATCTTGATCAAAGAAGGCCACATTGAAATCGGCACTGTAATGACTGAATGGGCGGAATGCTTCGTCACCTATATATGCATCGTTATCGTGCGCCAAGTCCTCAACTGTTTTTCCAATTTCACAATAGTTGAGATACACAGTTCCAAATTTAATTTGCGTTTCTCCCCATTGCATGAGTTGGTAAGGCTCGAGTGTTTTTGTTTTGGGCATGCCAAACCAAGTGCAAACAAGTCTTGGTTGAGCACCTTCGAGCACAATTTCACATCTATGCACAGCCAGATTCAATTCAGCCAGTGCCTGTCTCACAGCCACAGGCGCCTGTTGCCAGTATTCTGATGTTTGTTGATCTAGCAGACCGTGAAAGCGTTCAAAAATGTTGTGCATGTAATTGAGACTGTCTTGGCTCCAATCAAACTCACGCTCAATTATGGTATCATGTTGGTTGATTGTTTTGATACATTGTTGGATCATAAGTTCGGCACGCTGGCGCTCTTCCAAACAAGAACCAAAGCCGTAAAATCGATCTGGATGGTCTAAAGGATAACTGCCGCGGGCATGCATACGCTCAACCCACAACTCAGCAAGCGGAGTTGGTCGTATTTGAAATTGTAGTTCTAGGCCTTGGCTTAGATGTATCAGCAGGTGTTGCGGCATTATAACAGTATATACTTACCGACGAAAAAAGTCAAAAAGACAGGTACCGTTTTACGGGTACCTGCCATAAAGCCCGGGCCGGAGCCAACCAATGCCCGGGGTAACCTTGGAGGGTTAATCTTTTGAGTTGACCGATGTCTTAAAAAGGAAGCCGCACAGGACAGTGATGCCCCAGGCCTGCAACCAGGTGACTTCTTTAACAGAAGGCACTGCATCGACCAAGCAACCATTCCACAGCATGTACACAGGCCAGCTCAGTAAGAAACTCAATAACAGAACTCCCATAATAGCAATCACAATTGCACCAACAAACACTGCAAATTTTTCCATGTCACGCTCCGTAGTATTCTAAACATTTAACTGTGAAGCCTGCTTCACGCTGTTCATCTGCTTCGTACTCGGTATCCACTGAGTACAAGTACAAGTCTCCATCCCATATTTCGTACATGTTAGGCTCCTGCGGGTTTCATAACAGTGGTCTCTGCCAGGCGCTTCCAGTTCAATACTGACATCTTGCGCAAGTCTGCAATCTTCAACGCCATACGCAAACTCATCTCACGCAAACGATTTTTATTCTCGTCCATGAAGGCGATGATCTCGTCTTGCACACACTCGTCAAAGTCGTAGTCTGCAAACAACACACCGTCCTTGGCAATCTGCTTGATACGCAACACCTTGTCACGCATGGTGTCAAGTGTCAAGTCCAAGTAGTGGCACCGGCTCTGCAATGCATCCAAGTGGTCCCGCAATTTTTGCGAGCGCATGGTATCAAACTTCAAGTTGGTAATAAAAATTACCGAACCCTTGAACTCAAAACTGTCCGGAATGCCTTCGCTTCGCAGAATGCGACTGTCTGACAACCAGGAGATCTTGCGCTTCTTGCCAGAGTCCAGGGCACCCTTTAGCAAGTTAAGAGCAACGTCATCCAACAGGATTGAGTCACAGTCATCAAACACCAACACACAATTGGGATCTGAATACTTGTACAGGGTCTGGTACAGGCCAATGGGACTGGCCGAACCTTTAACAACCTCGGCCTTAAGGCGTTTGCTAGCCAGCTTGTCAAACAAACAGGCCTTGTCAATCTCTTGCTCCACACCATAGCTCTTGCCCACGCCAGGAGGGCCACTCACAATCATAGCACGGATGTCGCCGCTCACGCAGGCCTTGGTCATCTCATGCAGGATATCAAAGCGCTCACGGATACGATCCATGGCTTGCTCATCGGTCTCTGCCACCACAGTGGGCTTGAACTTTACAGTGTTTTCTTGCACATGCTCTCCTGAAGTATACTCAATGTCCGAAATGTTTTCTACCTTGATGCGGATGGCATCAGGGCAGTTGGGAAAGGTACCATCATTTTGCACGGTGACATAGCCACCTTTGGCACCAGTTTGAAACCCGCTCACCAAGTTGAACACTTGGTTTTGAACAGTTTTGTTGCGGTAAACGCCGCGAACGATACGAATTGCACTCATGGTTGGCTCCTTAGTGTGCTGTTGAACTTTGCTGTCTATGTGTGTATTATAGCAAATTGGCAATTATTGGTCAACCTTATTGTTCCATTGGATCACCAAGTGCATAACTGGTAATGTATTCTATTACAAAAGTTTTACCTTGATGTGCTTGCAGGAAATTATCAAGTGCTTGGATGTTGCGAAAAAGCAACGAACTATCTACTCTATACATGTTTAACTCCTTATGCCACTATTGTAGCAGATTGCCATTTATTGGTCAAGTCCCGTTATTCTGGCAGGTTATGTAATACTATCGTATACACTATTAAACACCTGCTCTGTAGGCACACCATGTTGCTCATAGCCCTCAACCACCATGTCAAAATAGCTCTGGTCGGGCAGGCTGGGTTCATTGCCGGGTTGCATAAAGTAACACTCTGCAACAACCACTCCACCACGATGCTCCACTGCAAATTGGCCACGGTTGTAGTACCATGGAAAGCCTTCCAGGCGGTCCAGGCTGTTCAAATGAAACTCATCAATGCGCCACAGCACACCGTCCACATAAGAACCCTTACACGGCACCACATCAGCGTGAATGGCAAAGCGGAAGGCATGATCAATCAGGCGTGCGTGACCCAAGCTCAGTGCGCCACGACAGCGCGAAGCCATGCCCTCACGGTTGGTATTCATTCCATAAGCAAAGTACAGCAAAAGTATTACCTTTTTAAGATTTCGTAAAATTGTTGATTGAGCGCATCCATCTCGCTTTGATCCACATAGAAGTCAGTGCGCGGGTCATAGTATGCGCCCTCTTTGGGGTCATAATACAACACTCGGCCAGAGAAGTTGAACGGGCCTTCTAAACCTGGACGGGCTCCGTATTTTTCACGTATGTTATCAACTTCAATAACCTTGTACCCCATAGCGGCTCCTTGTTGCTAAGTCCTAATTATAGCAAAACGGGAATTATTGGTCAACCTAAGTCCAAAGTTGTACAATTTTAGGATCACGTACCTCATGCGGTTTGGGCTGACCGTGAAACACTATGACACAGGTTTCTGAGTCAATTGCGGCACCGGTACCCGGCATGCGAGGCACACGCATGGGAAAGTCAAATCCACCATCGGCCACTTGCCAGCGATAACTTTTGATTCGGTCGACATCAAGGTATCTGCGATTGTTGTAGTCAATGGTGACATTTAGATAGTCTTGATCGCCTGGGTACTGCCGCACTACTTTGGTCACGTCTTCTGCTTTGAATTTTTCCCATACCTGCTGGTAGCGTTCTACATTCCACCACATGATACTGCTGTTGATTCCCGACAACGTAGGGTTTTGTAAATATCTAAAATCTTTTATGGTCCAAAATTTTTCTGTGTCAAGGTGTGTGATCCATGTTATGTCTCCGTTGATCACAACATCCAAATCAAAATACAGCAAATTACCCGAGTGGTGTTCAGGATTAAACAACTGCATTTTGTACCACCAGGATCGTTTAGGGCCGCTGATGCCTGCCCAATCTTCCAAACAATGCTTGATCATGTGTGGTGGCACTGATCTATCGTGTTCAGTGTAAACGTGCATTCTGCAACCGACACTCAAGTGTCGGTTTAACATGTTGTACAGACGTTCAACATATATCCAGTCATACCCAGTTCCGTGAATAACGCAGGCACAGTCAGTCATTTGGTCAGTGCGGGTTCTATTCTTTTTAGCCATGTTCCTCTTTGCAATTCTTCTACAGTGTATTCGGTATGGCAAATCTGTGTGAGCCATAGTTGTCGGTCTTTTTCATAAGGCTGTTCGATGTCACTAACCCCTACCGCCACAGGATATGCCAAACTGGTCAATTCTACCACTGGTCTTACCCCTGCTATGGCTGCCTGTATGCCCGGACCTGAATTGAGGTTGACTACAGCATGACAATCAAAGTGCATGTCATAACTGTCATATGTGTTGGCTAACTTTTGCGGTGATTCAATAATCACACCCGGCGGCAAGCTATTTAACAACAGTCTACAGCGTGGATGCGGACGTATGGTGATAGGACGGTCTGTGTTGTTTCTAAGAATACCAATTGTGTTATTGACCCAGTCAGTCATGTCAACACCAGTAACCTGTAGACTGCGATCATGTTGTGCGGCAATCACAATATTGGGTTTGCTACCAATTTGCTTGGCCAAACTGATCTTTAGTTTGGCAGGTCGATCCCAGTCTAAATTGTCCAAGTGGCCATAGTAGCCTTGTGCAGTAATATTGTTTACTGCAATCTTCCAGGTGTTACCGCGATACAGCGCACCTACTTCAATTATGACCACTGGCTTGCCTTGTGATCGATAGTGCTTGTATACTTCTTGGTTAGGCGCCATTCGGCCTGCCCACAACACCGACCAAATCACAGCCGCATCCGATTGCATTGAATTCTCTTGTGTTTGTATGCCGCGGGCTTGAAAATAATCCAGCACTGCACTCATTACGGGTCTGCTGTTTTGAGCACATTGAGAAGGAAAATAGGCTACGTTATTGATCATAAGTATGTGAGATGAAATACACTGTAATTACCACGTTTAATGCAGATGGTTATGCAAAGTACGGCCAGCGCATGATCCAAACATTTTTGCAAAACTGGCCAGTTAATCTGGTTGTATACGCAGAAGGCTGTAGCGTAAACGAAACTGCACCTAATCTTCTAGTACGTGATATTGCCGTGGTCAACCAACTAACTGCATTCAAACAACAGTGGCAGGGCGTTCCCCGAGCCAATGGCGATGTAAGTGGCGATCCAGTTAGATCAAAACGCCGGGATGCTGGCAAAGGATTCAAATGGGACGCTGTTCGTTTTGCTCACAAGGTGTACAGCATTTTTCATTGTGCCAAACATGCTGATACTGATTGGTTGATCTGGATGGATGCAGATACTGTATGCCACAGTCCTATAACTGTGAAAGATTTAGAAAACCTGTGTCCAGAAACAAGTGATTTATGTTTTTTAGGGCGGCGTAGCAAATATACCGAATGTGGACTGTATGCCATGAATCTTAGCAGACCCGGCACGAGAGATTTTTTAACTAAATTTCAAAAGTATTACGATGACGCCGAACAAGGTATTTTTACACTGGACGAATGGCATGATAGTTTTGTTTTTGATGCTGTTCGTCGGCAGACTAGTTTACACGAGTTGGACTGGAGCAGCCACCTAATCACAGGCGAAGGTCATCCATTGATCAATTCAAAGTGGGGTGCATACTTGGACCATCTCAAAGGTGATCGCAAAACATTAGGCAGAAGCAAGCCCAAAGATTTGAAAGTAATTAGACAAGAAAGTTATTGGACCAACTTAGATAGGTGTTAAATCGTTGCTCCATAGATCTGGAAATTTCTTAGCCAATACTACCAGATCTGGGTCCAAGTCATTAACTCCTATTTTGGTTGCTCGCATACCACCTTTTTTGATCACGGTGTTATAATGCCCCGACAGCATGCCTTGAGCAATTTCACTGCTTGATTTTTTTAATTTGTCTGTCCACCCCGGTCCTTCGCGCAGACTATCTATATGTGCAGCTTTCATTTTGGCATTGCCCATCAGTGTAAGATGCCAACCTGCTTCGAGGTACACATTATTAAATGCACCCCATGTTTTCTTTTTACTCATGTACAATTTTTGTATAGGATCAGGCATGATGTCTACTCTTGTGAATCTAGTGCCAGGCCAGCGATCATAATCCATGCGCCAATCTATAAAAGCAGTACGATTGTCTTGAGCAAAAAACATTTTGCCATGCTGATCAACCAAGGCCTTGGCTTCATCCAGTTTGCGAACATCCCAGATTTCATCAAGGTCGCTTACCATAACCCAGTCATTGTTGCTTTCGGCACGAATCATGCGAGCTTTCTGATGACGCATTTCGCGTTCAACATAACGACTATTGTCCTTGTAATGTTCATCGCCAGACTGGAATTTACTCTTGTCAATTTTGAGATAGTGGTACACTATCTTTTTTTGTATGTCTGAAGGTAGTTGTTTGTACACTGCATCAAACTGTGCGACATGCGGCTGGCAACTAAACGTTGTGTCAGTTTCTACAATAACAAACTTGTCAACAAACTTGTTAAGATATTGCACACGCAAGAAAAAAACATCTTGCTCATTGTAATATAAAAAACTATCAATCATTGGGAATGTATATTGTATCGTCGTCTACACTGGCTACTGAATGGTATCCAAGATCATCAATTAATTTTTGATATTCGTCAACATTGTAACTGGTCATGCTTTTACGAGCACCGCCGCCAGTGAATTCGATCATTAAAGTAGGACGGCAACGACTTATTGTTTCCTGGGCGCCTTTGAGTACTTCAAACTCCCAGCCCTCCACATCCACTTTAATAAGGTCAACATCAGTTAATTCAAACTCATCTAATCTGCGACTAGGAATGTTATAGATAGTTGTTTGTTTACGATTAGTTCTAATAAACTCGTCGTCTACCAATTGAAAACTACCCGAATTCTTGAGTGTGCGATACGCACCTTTGAGCATGGCGTTTTGATTTGACATTGCACAATTGTGTACAGTTACATTTGAAAATTTCTTTGTATTCTCCATCAGACACTCGTAATGATCGACCATTGGCTCAAATGCTATCACTTGTTCAAACAGTGGCGCCCAACAATGAACGCTGATACCAACGTGAGCACCAATGTCCACAACTGTGCGATAATTTTTAACATGGGTCAGTGCCACATCTCTAGAAGCTTTGCCAAATAATAAAATATTTCCAGAATGTTTCTGAAAGTAGTCTTCAAACGGAAATTGTAAATCGTTAATTATATGTGTCATGTTGTTACTTATTGATCCATTTTCGCATGTGTGTCCAACATGCACCATTGCTGAGTTCTTGAAAATTCCAGTGGAACATGGATATGCGTTCCAACCAAGACTGTCTGTCATACAATACTGGATTTTCAATTTGGGCCAGATCAGTGTTGGCGATATCTTTGCATTGGCTACGGACAGGATCAGTTACAAATACTGGATATCCTTCTATGGCAGCACCAACCACGGAACTGGAATTGTAATTGATCACTGCCCAACAGTCAACTAAATCTTGTTCAATGGTTCTTCCCGGTTCACTGATATTTACATTTACAAGTCCCTGCAATTGTTTTACATAATTCTTACTTGACTTATCTCCCGGATGAGCACGAATCACAATTGGTCTAGAAGTATGTTTTCTTAAAGTGTTAATAGTATCTAGTGTCCACGCAACTACATCAAGTCCGGCCATACTCCAACCACCGTTACGTTGTAAGCATAGCAAAATGTGTTGTCCTGATTTCCTATAGTCTTTTACAGCAAGATTGAGATTGCGTTGTATTTGCTGCCATCTTGCAGGATCAACTTGATCATCACAGTAAATTCCAGAATTAGGAAAAATACCATTGAAGCTGTATCGCAAATAATTTCCTGGGTTGGTACTGTTTTTGTACAAGAATAAATTGCTATCTGCTGCAACAATGCTGCGATGTGATAGTATCGCTGAGTGACGCAACTTCAAATGCGGAGTATCTGTTAGAGCGTGTACCCAACCTTGTATCATGCCAACATCTGTTGACACACACTCATATCCTTGCACATCAATTACTACATCGCCAGTTCTTTTTACACCTTGAGAAAAGTTGGTCAAAATCAAAGGCTTCTCAAGATTTTTATTACTTGAAGGAACCGACTTATGATATACTGCTACTGATGCCATGATGCTGTAACAGCATTTCGCTGTTAAAAGGTTCTTTCGCTCCAGCCTTGTAGTGCATGATATAAGGAGCCATTACACTGCGAGGAATAGGTGTTCTGTGTCGCTGTTCCGGATTTAGTTCCATAACTCTAGCACCTTGATTTTCCATTTCTTTGATTACTGCTCCATAAACTTCGCCATCATAAAATCTTCGTAACTCATTTCCTCTGCCGGTCACATACCAATCTTGATATTGATTCATCATGGTCTCAAACATGGCATGTCGGCGATTCAATATAAAAAAACCAGTTTCGCAACTAAAACTAAATCTAGTTTGATCAGTGTCGCTGGGCCAAGGATGCATCACACCATAATGTGTGCTCAATATCTCTGGGGGAGAAATCAAATCCAAAAGATGTTGATTTATCTCTTGTAGTGTAACTACATCAGCGTCCAGCCAAATTAACCTATCGCAATCTATATCCCGAGCACCTGCCATGATACTGAATGCTTTTTTAGCAAAAGTGATAGTTCTAGAGGTCCAAGGTCCTGCAATGAACTCTTTATAGTCTTTTCCAAGATCTGTCCAGGGTTGATAGTGTACCGTTTTATGTTTAGGTCGATCTTGAATGCCTTCATCATACACATACAAGGGTATGCTGTTGGGCCAATACTGATTGAAACTTTCGATGCAGGCACGCCCGCATTTTTCATAATATGCATGATCCATACTGGTAACTACTGCAAATTTAGTCATGTTCAAATAATATTCTAGCGGCTGTGCCGTCACTAAGTTCGTCGTTATGAAACTGTCCATAAGCTAAATGACAGGCCCATGCATGTAATTTATCCTGATCGGGATAATACGGCTTTTCAATTTGCGATAGATCTTGCAATCCAACTGGTCCAGCAGCGTTAGGAGCAAGAGTAAATACAGGAACTCCTAATAATATACTTTCGGTTGCAGCATTAGAATTGAATGTGACCAAGGCATGTGCATCTGTTAGAGCTTGTGCTAGGGTATCTGTGGTTATTCTGTCTATGCGTTTGGGAGATCGTTGTCTTACTACTACTGGTCTGTCAGTATGTTGTCGAATTATGGCAACTGTTTGTTCTATCCAAGTATTGAGATCTATCTCATAAAATTTACAAGGTTTCTCATCAGGTGCAGCCACCACAATATTGCGGCCTTGTCGCCATGGTTGAAATTTGAGTCCATGTTTTTCCCAACGGTCTCCCGGGCTATTCTGTATCTCTGTCAACTGCAAATTATTTTTTACAATGCGATGCCATTGCTTCCATCGACCGTTGCCAAAGTATCCAGTGTCTACGTAATAAAAATCTCGCTTGTCGTGCCAACAGCGTTTCATTATTTTGTGTTTTAAGATACCACGCAAAACTATAGGTTGGTCACTGGCATCATAATCAAAATCAGCGACTGGTTGTTGTCCACAGCCATACGCAAGCATGTTAATGTATTCATCCTTGCCATTTTTGCTTAAAAAAATCATATGCGTTGTTGACAATATTCTGTAAGCATGCGTTCCCGGTGCCACTCGTTGCCTTGTGGTGTATCAGCAAACTCGTGAAAGCATGGAGTGCCCAAGGTATAATGCAAGAGCTTGGCCGCGGGGTTTGGCCCGTATTCATCAGGCAACCAATTCCATTCTGGAGGCAATTCGCCTATGCGTTCGTCCTTTAGCCATGTGAATCTATGCAGTTCGGCGCCAGTGGACTTTTGCACGAATTCTGGTGTGAGACGTCTATTGGGATGGCTGTTGCAATTCCACAGTATAACACTTGACCAGTTCTTGCATGGATAGTCTTCGTTTTTGGCGCCAAGGTACTTTTCGGTCCGGCTGGTTTTGTAATTATGTTTGACTACCATGACATCTTTGTCAAGTTGCCTCAAGTTCCAAAGTTCTGCAATGTCTCCACGCACAATCATATCGCCGTCAATGAATACTGCCCAGCCTTCGTATTGCATGAGATGGGGCACAAGGAATCGTGTGTAGATAAAATGATTGCTTCCGTCTGTGTGTGTTTCGCTGTAGTCTCGAAACAAATTTAGTGCCACAGGCACAATGGCCACAGGTTGACTGCTGTTGCGTATGATTGAATTTACACAGGTATGATATGCAATGGCTTCTCTTGGATCATACCCTACGAAAATTGGAATTGGCTTCATAGGCGTTCGATATCTTCTTCCACACAATCTTCGCCAAACTGTATTTCAATCAGTCGAAGTGGGCGATCAGTTTCATTGCACAGTTGATGCCATTCGTTACGGTTGATCCAACATGACTCATGTACAGTAAGATGGTCTTTAACATCTCTATCGGTACTAGAATCCAGTGTGTATACTGTGGCTTCACCTTCGGCCACAAACCAAAACTCTGCTCGCTTGTCATGTCGTTGCATGCTCAGGCAAGTTTTAGGTGTGACTGTGAGTTCTTTCAGCTTGGTGTTGGCGCCGACTTCGTGTAGCACACGATAATACCCCCAAGCTCGTTGAGTCCGAGGCTTTTTCCAATCTTCCAAAATCCACGAGCTTGAATTTGTTTTGTTGGATCCGCCTACACCAAATGCAAATTCTAAATTGCTATCTTTAACATCCATCTCTGGAATGTTTGTGTGTGTACGATCGCCGCCATTGGCAAACACAAGGTCAGCATCAGGATAGTGTGCTCGAATCTGCTGTATAAAATGACATGCAGAACCGTCTGAATCATCAAAGGTGTAAACTTCATCTACCATGGCAAGATTGTTTATCACACACAATCTTTCTGTCCACGGCATAAACGGCCGACCTTTTTTGCGTGTGAGCCATTCATCCGAATTGAGACCCACAATCAGCATGTCGCCCAGTGTGCGTGCTGCTTTGAAATAGGCAATGTGCCCGGAGTGTAGCGGGTCAAAGCCGCCGGTGACAAGTGCAATTTTCATACTGTTATGTATCACTGTAATTACAAGTGTACCGAAAAATACCAGTATGCAATCCAACTTGCGACTAGAACAATCAACAATACAAGTTGTATTTCTTCTAGATCATTTTGCCAGGCCAATTCTTCGAGAGTCAACTGGCTGCGAACTTGTTGCCATTGCAATTCAAGTTGTTCTTGATTGTTTACAGCCTGTTGATTTTTCCAATCAAAATAGTCTTGTTTCACACCTGGATGTCTTCCATGCCAGCAGTTCTTAGACGAACAATGTGACCCATTTGCCACTGCTTGGTATCCAGACCCTTCATGATGCCCAACCAACGATTGCGCAAGTATGCCACTTCGTTGATTATGGTTTCGTAGTCAATCACTTCGTCCTCACCATCCACATACTTTTCAGCATCTCGTGAAGTAAGCGCACGGGCATAGCCTTCCAGGTATTTTTGAAAGTGTTTTCTGCGTATCTTGCGCAGTTGGATGTTGAGATAGTTCAACACAGCTTCAATCTCTTGAAGCTGGTTGTATCTAAACTCAGTAATACCCGGGAGTGCTGTTATGTTTTTTTCAACAATGCCAGCAATGCGGCAGTCTTTTTTAGCGTCAGTTATTTCACGCTCGTAGTGTGCTATAAAATCTGGAATAGCATCAAGCCCAGCCACTACTCGACTATACCACATTAATTTTCCCAGTCGTCTTCGTTGTAATCCTCTTCTTCAGGATCTTCTTCGTCTTCAGCATAGTCTTTGTCGTTGTCAAGATATGCTGTGAGTGCTCGTTTGATATCAGTATCACCTTTGAAAGCGTTGCGGATATCTTCTACATCACTATCATTGTCCATTAAGATTTGCACCACAGTCTCTGCCGCCTCGGCTCGATCAACAGTGTTTACAAACCGCTTGAGTTCGCTCCAGATTTCACTTACGATTGTTTCCATATTTTTCCTTTACTAATTGATCCACTTTTGAAAACTTTGCGGAAAAGCATCAAATGACAATGCTCTTCTTTTCGCAAATTCTTTTATATATTGTTTAAACTGAGTGACTTGGTAATCATTGGTAGCTGCGTTTATACACTGTGTTACGATATCATCGTAACGGTCATATTTACAAGAATTTACAAGTTCTTTGGTTTCGTCATCTAGCACTGATGCACTTTGGTAATCAGGATCACTGCATGGGTTAATTATAATTTTGCGATCTCCGGACCAATCTAAAAATTGTCTGAATCCTTGAATGGTGGTGTTGCTGATCACACTACAAAACTGATAGTCAAATCCAAATTCTCTTATTGTTTGTAAATTTTCCTGGAACTGATCCCATGAGTTGCCATACCGATTGAATTCATACAAGGCTTCGATATTTTCTGCACTCACTGTCAACGTGGTTGTGCGAGGTAACTGATCTAATATTCTTCGAAATCTTGTCGGGCTAACACCCAGTCCTGTAAAAATATTTGAACGTCGAAAACCACTTACAATATCAACAAGCCCGTTATATAAAAAAGGTTCGCCGCCAGTAATTTCAATAGTGTCTGCATGTTTGTATTGCATAACAGAATCTAAAATGCCTAAATAGGATTTACTTCCTTTGATGGCTTTTTGTCCTAATTTAGATACAACCTTGTCACTGATGTTTACTCGAAATCTTTCTTGATCAAAATATACGCCATTATTTTCAATATCTCTCAACCAAGCAGTGCTATACTGTTTACAACAATAACTGCAAGTTAGATTACAATCACTACCAAGAACAATATGCAATGTAGTTGGCATGCATTCAATATTAGTATGCGTTACTTGATCACTGTGCATTACCAATCGTCTACTAAGTCTTCCTTGCCTTTCTGGTTGCCAACAAGTTGCCTCGCAACTGCTGACTTGATTGCCCTCAAGCATGTTTTGCCTGTCTTGCTGAAACTCAACAATATTAAACAAATCTGTTGTTGTAGAATCTACTCGTTGCGGAGTAGCTGCACAGCAACTGGCAACTGTGCGGCGTTCGGGTTCTACCGTAAGCCACCAAAACTTTTGAGAGCAATAAGTCAATTATTCTTCAACAGCGTCTGACACTGTTTCTTCCTTGATATTTGCAAAATCTTTCATTACGGTATCAAGGCAGTTGTCATCGTTACGTTCCCATCCTTTGCGGAACTTCTTGATAATTTCGCCTTCGGTTGTGGTGAATACCAAGCTGTTGCCTTCTTTCTTGAGCAGGCCTTTTTTCTCAATCAAGTCAGTAAGTCCCGAGTACGGACTCATGCCTGTTGTGTAGGGGATCTTTACTTGCACACCTTCAAACGGTTTGGCATAGCGTGTTTTCATGACCTTGCAACCAGCACGTATGCCCATCACGTCAGTGATCTTGTTGCCGTCCTCGTCCTCTTTCAGCTTCATCTTCTTCATAGCCACAACAATTGAGCTGGCGTAAATGAAACCTTGACCGCCTGAGATCTTATCATCTGGGTCAAACATATCCTGGCTTGCGTATGTGTGGTTGGTACAAACCAAACCCACATTGTATGAACCAAACATATTCACACAGTTGCGCACCAAGGCGGTGAGAGCTTTGGGCTTACGGCCTAGATCACCCTTCATTTCGCCTGCATCAAATTGGTTCACGTCTGTGGGGGTGAGCAACATGCCCAACGAGTCAATCACAAACATAACCTTGGGACGCTCGCCATCTGGCAAGGCCTTGTAGTCACTCATGAATGTGGAGATAGTCTTTGCCACATCATCAATCATGGCCATGCTCAATTTTAGCAATTTGCTGTCACTTGTATCCACACCAAGTGCCTTGAGCCAGTCTTCGTCCAGTGCGTTTTCACTGTCAATCAGCACCACAAAGATACCTTGCTCTTGTGCGTTCTTCACAATATTACCTGAGCAGATATAACTTTTACCCGCACCTGAATCTCCGGCAAATACAGTGACTTTGCCCAGTGGAATGCCACGATTGAAGTCGCCTGAGATCAAGTAGTTCAGGGCATAGTTGCCTGTGGAGATCCAGTCTGTTGGATCATTAAAGCCGATTGAAAGTCCGTCAATGCTTTTGGTGATTTCCTTGCGGAACTTGCTTACATCAAATGGTTTGCCCATGGGTTATTTCCTTTTTAAATTAAGTTGTATAAATTTTGAAAAATTGTTTTACTATCTAATCCTCTTCTTTGATCCAGCGTCTGCAATTTTTCTATTGCTCCTGCTAGATTTTTTTCAAATGGTTGATTCAAATAGCTCAACATATTTCGATAGCTTTGTTCTAAGAGATACTTTGGTTGTTGATTAATTTTTTCTTGCAGCGTGTATTTCAGTGAGTGTAACACATGATCTGGCAAATGTCTAACATTTAGGTATAGTGGGTCAAGTAAAGCTCCGATTATGAAACTGTTGTTGTGGAATCCCAAAGATTTCAAATGATCTACACAACCAAATATGCTTTGATAATTTAGCAAAAAATGCAACATGTTAAAAGATATCTTATGATTCAAATTTTTGATTGTTTTAAGATTTTCTTGGAAGTCTATCCAACTGCTGCCATATCTGATGTATTCAAATTCTTGTTCTACAGTTTCAACACTCACCGTCCAATGAACGTTTTTAAATCCGCATACCAAATCAAACACCTGAGTATCTACTTTGCTAAGATTGGTATTGATGCGCAGGTTTACATCTGGATTGACTTTTTTTAACAACACTAATAGTTCTAAATTCTCTTTCATCAGCAGTGGTTCACCACCGGCTAGATATACATGTTTGAGTTGCGCAGCATGTTCAAACACATATTGTTTGAACTGATCAATCTGATCTGTAGTAGGGCTATGTTGAACAACTTTTAACTCACTGGCCCATTTGCTACTGAACATGGGGCCGCAGTAGACGCATGCAAAATTACAAAGATTGGTCCATCTTACGTCAATGGCTTGAAGGTCGAAATTTCCAGGAGTATATAAAGAAGTAGGAGTGTGCTTGAGTTCTTTTATGTAGAACACACGATCGCTAATGATATTTAAACCTGTATTGCTACCTTCAAGGTCATAACAAGTATGGCAAGTGGCCACTGGTTGTTGGTTTACAATATGATCTTGCCTGGGTCGGTTGTTATCAATCAAAATCTGCTGTATAGGTTGTTCCTTGATATTACCAAGTTTACCGGCACTACGAATACAGTTTTTCACTTCGCCATCGAAGTTATACATCATTCCAGACCATGGCATGGGACAAAAATATGAGTTGGTTAACATCTCTTTTGGAGTCATTGGAACACCGGGCCTAACGAAATATCAGCAACAACCAAGCTGTTGGCTTGTGCCATATCCAAAATATTTATTAGCACTCTAGCCCAGTTGTCTACATCAGCAGCCGGCGGCACAGTTTTATCTGCACTGGTAGCAATATTTCCTGGTCTAACAATCGTATATTTTATGCCAAGTCTGGCATGTCTCAATTGTTGCACTGCATGTTCTAGTGTGACTTTTTGTGCTCGATATTCAATCATCTCAATACCCGGTAACATGCTTATTGGATCTTGAGTCATTATAGTGCTGATCACCACAATGTGTTTGCGTAAATGTTTCCATCGCTTGCTCATTTCAAACAACAATTCTGTTTGTGCAAAACCAGCTTGAGCATTGTTTACAAATACATCACAAGGTTCAACTTGATCACATATTTTAGGTATATTGCGTATGTTATCTCCATGCCTTTTGCTTAGGCCAATAATTTCATGCCCCTGCTCAACTAATTGTTTACTGAGGGCCAATCCAATTCCCGCAGTATGACCAGTTATTGCTATTTTCATTGTAGTAAGTGCAGTGGTTCGTTATAAAATGTAAAACTAGCAACAATTCTAGGAATCTTGATTGCTGTTGTTCTTTCTACGCTGTGTTCAATCTGTGAATTGAACACTATTGGTGTTGGCATATCTTGTAGTTCTGCAACTAACTTGTTATCAACATACCAACGATTGGCCCACCCTTGGGTATTAATTACAGGAAAGTTCATTTTTGCCACAACTGGCAGCTGATCGATATGCCGGGGCAAATGTTTGTTAGTTTCAATTATGGTAACTGCGGCATTTCTTGGTACTAGTTTTTTGTTTTTAAAAAATTCAAACAATTCTGGCACCTGCTCAAGAACTGCAATATGATCAATAAAATTCCATCCAAAATTTATTACTTGCAACAACTCAGTCTGAGTTTTTAAAAAATTATAAATTTTGTCAGCAATAACTTGAGTGTGATCGCATTCCACCACAGTATAGTATTTCACTTGATCCCCCTTAGGTCTTTTTGTTTTTGTATGTATGCATCTATTGATTGTTGATCTTTATTGTTTATACTTAAAATCGCAGGCTCTTCAAGATATGCATAAGAATGATCAATGTCAAGTTCTTGAGCAAATGCCTGTATGTTAGGCAAATCCTCGACATTCAAACAGCTAACTGTGGTCCACAAATTTAATGTTACTGGCATGGTTTTATATACCATTAAGTTTTTATAAAAAGTGTCCCACTTGATCGGCCATCGCATGAACTCGTGTATTGGACCAATGCCATCGCAACTTACAGTAACAGTAACGTTCACACCAGACTGTGCAATGTCCACCAATTCATACAACACCACATTGCAATTGGTATTAAGACGTAACGTTTTAAGGTTAGGTGGCAAATTGGCCAATAGTGTTTTGTAGTTTTTGCTATAACTGGGTTCTCCCCCGTTAATATCCAAATGTCTAATGCGCTGTTGTGGAAGATTTTTAAACTGATCACTGTTGTTTACAATAGGAAAAGTTTTCCCAATTAAACTGCCAATTCTAGTGCTACAGTTTGGATTACAAGTCTGGCAAGCTGCATTACATACATTGTCTAATACTCCACCTACTTGTAAATAATCAACTTGTGTTTCTTGTTGATCTAATTTTATTGCGTATGTTCTTATACTGTCATTACCTTGCTGTTCAATTTGACTACAACGACTACATTCAGTTGGCCAAATATCTGTTTGAAATTTAACCTTAATGTCGCTCAACCATTTGCTCAATTCTAATTGTTCAAGATTTTCAAACTGCGGTGGGTTGACCATGTGACCGCAACGGCTTACGGTACCATTGGGATTGAATCTAACAAAATGATCAAGTCTTGGGCAATACATGTGCTATGATGTCTGGATAATTACTCTTGTAATGATTAATGAGTTCTTGCCAGGTCAACAGTTTACCATCTAAGTCAAGCAAGATTTGATCTAAATACCACCATAACTCTGCACTAGGGTCATTTTCAAGTAATTTTTTTACAAAATCTTGACTGGGTGGATCAATCAAAGCACGGTCTCGAAAATCAGTTATTTTGTCAAGCTCTTTTAAATCTCTAAATCGTATTTTAGTTGTGGGTTTGAGATACTGACTTAGATTTGCTACCCAGTGAAACTGTGGCAGATAGTGTGTGTTTAAAAATTTGTAGCGTTTGGCAAACCATAAGGCAGTTTTGACATCAAGTTCTGGATGATCTCGAAATAGATGTTGCAAATAAGTGTTGACTCCACTTACATATCTGGCTTTTGGATTTCGGATATAAACATCTACAAAATCAAGTGACAAAATTTGTTCATTACAAAATACATCAAGATTGTTTTGTTCTTGTTGTAATCTCAAACTACTGCTTCCATTTTTTTGAATCAAATAAATCCACTGATTGTGAAGTGGCATTGCTACCACTTCACAAAGTTTAGGAAACAGCTCTTGATCAAGAGCTGTCAGCATTACTGCTTGTTTTGACGTGCGCGGATCATGGCCAAAATGTCTTGGGCATTACCACTAGGTTTGGCTGCTGTGACTGGCGCGGCAGCAGACGCTGGTTCTTCATCAAACGAATCTTCAGCCGCAGGTGCTGCTGGTGCAGCCACCTTCAGTGCTGGCTTAGCAGCAGGTGCCGGAGTGTCATCAGCATCGCTGGCAGCACCACCGGGTGCGGCTACGCCTGCAGGACGAAAGTATTGACCCCAACGCTCGGTGTCGTATGGTTGTCCGTCTACTGATGCTTCAAACATCTCTTTGATCACCTTCAGTTCAACATCGCCAGGACGCTTGGGCAAGAATGTGCTTAAGTCATACAAGCCGTGAGTTTCAATTGCAGCCTGTTCAGCTTCTGTGAGTGCTGACTCTTTTCTAGCCCACTTGGAACTGTTGTAGTCAGCAAAGCCACCCTTTTGGGTCTTGGTGATACGGAAGTCCAAGCCACGCATCAAGTCAGTTGGCAATTCTTCCAGCTCAGGATCCATCAACGCACCCTTGATCAAGGTAAACAGTTGAGGTCCAATGATGAACTTGCGGATGGGATTGTCCGGAGTCTTGTCTTCGGAGATGGGATTCTCACGCACAAAACCTTGGAACAGATATGAACGTTTTTTCCAGTACTTGCGACCCATGTCCTCAAGGCTCTTGTCCTTGAACCAAGTACGAACTTCTGCCAGTACCGGGCAAGCGTCTCCCCACATTTCCACGCAGGGTACTTGTACGAATACTTGTTTGGATTCCATTTCTCCTTTGACGCCGTTGAATGGCAGTCGGATCATTGCTCGTTCGACCCAGAAAAATGTGTTTTTTGTGTTACCGTCAGGTAAGAAGCGTAGTGTGGCCGATTGACCTTCTTCCATATTCCAGTGTGGATAAATTGCTCGATCGCCTCCACCTTGGTTTGAGTTGCCTTTGTTTTCAGCTGCCTGTAGTCTTGCTCGGATTTCTGCTAAAGATGCCATAGTTTGTTTCTCCTAAAAAAGTTGCCTATGTGTTGCCTATCTAAAATTAGATCTTTGTTGCCTGTGACGCACAAACAATAAAGCGCATACACCATGTAGTATATGCGCTATTTGCCTTGGTGTCAAGTGTATTTATGAGCAAGTTGTTCTAAACTGATAATATCATAGGGCTTTTGCCAGAGTTGCTCATGGTTGTGAGCAAACACATCACGATTAGTAACAAACAGTTCGTGTAGTTGTTCCATGTTGGATGACAACTCTAATAGACATCGGATGTAAGCCCGAAATCTAGGTTCAGTGGCAATCTTATGTGAATCATTATGATGATCTTCTATATCATCCCACTCATAATCTATACCAACTGGTAGTTTCCATCCATCATTCACAAGAGTACGATAAAAATGTCTTGGGCCAAAATTCATTACAAATCTTCCCTGTATCAAATGATCATATGTTTTCTCTGAATACAATATAGTGGGCCCTTTGCATAATGACTCAACTTGTGCTGATATGTATGTATTGTCAAAATATTTTCTAGCCGGTGGTGTTGCCTGCAACCTGGTCAGATCGTTAATACCAGTCTCACTGGGCAAACTTGTATTGTTAACATCATATCCGCCGTGATATCCAGAAACGTGTTTAATCTGATGATATAAATGTTGCTTGAGCCCCCAATTATTTGTTCCATACAAAGAAAGTATGGCACCGGGACGTCTAGTTAATTCTACAGGCCATTGATTGTAGTTGTCTGGCGATTGTTGTTTCCAACTTGACTGTTTGTCAAGATATGCATATTTGGTGCGATTCCAGTAAAAATCAAAATGCAAAATATTGTCTATACCAGGTATGGGTGTTTTACAAGCTGTTACTAACACCGTTGGTATAAGTTTTTGATAATGCCGAACTATGTTAAGGCAAGATTGATCAGGTCCAGGATGAGCATGAAATAGATCATAAAAAACTAATTTTTTGACTAAGTGAGTTTTTATATACTTTTTAATCTCTTTCGAATTAGTCCACCAAAAAGGAACCCATAGTTCAGTTGATTGGTGATTCTGAACTATGGGTAACCATTGAGGCATTGAAAAAATAAACGGATCACCACCTGGGAATGGTGCTACCTCATGCATGATTGCCTATTGTGTTACTTTAGCAAAGCCAGTGATTTTATTCTTGCTAATAGTGCAGTATCAGATTTGCTTTCGTAGTAGGCACCGGTGATAGCTGCATTGTAGTTGATCGGATCCTGTGGTGCTTCACCAATCACTGGTGCCATCGAACCTGCTACTGTGCCCATTTCATACATGCCACATTCGGCCAGGCCGTGTTCGGGGCAGTATTCTCCCTCCATGGTTGAGTTGCATGAACCTTCCACAACTGGTGCGCTCAAGTCAGGCATGGCTTCTACTGTGGCAATTGGATCTGCTTCGGGCATGAGCATGCCGGAGTTGCTTTCATCCAGCCCGGGATTTGTTTGATAATGATCGTATGTGCTTGCTACATCACGCATGAAGTCTTTATCATACGAGATCAAATTGCGAGCAGCTTTTGGTGTCATACCAATGGCAATCAGTTCATGATACACTGCACTGTAGAACTCGTTGCTGTGTCTGTCTGTTGACAGGCCTGGTTTTTCACGGGCTAAAATTTTGGCAACTTTTTCATAGGTGTACTCAGAGTTTTCATGGATACGACTTTCGTTCACCGGAATGCCAGCATATTTCAGCATGGCGTTGAGTTCTGTGTTTTCTTCCATTCTGCCTATGGCGCGGCTGATGCCAACTTTGCGATTGTCAATCTTAGAATCTTTTTCAAATCTACCTGATTTTGGAAGTCCGCCGGCCACTGCATTAAATGCAACTCTTGCACCCTTTTGGAAACCTGTTTTATGGCTGCGATCAGCCACATCATCTACTGCTTGATTTACATAGTTGCTGAGTGTGCCGGGACTTAGTTCGTCCAACTGATCTTCTGCCATACCTTGCTCGGGTAATTGCCCTTTAGGACCTGCCATTGGACGAGTTTTTAGTCTTTGCTTTGTATCTTGTTGATGTTGTGTTTTATAATGTGGTGATTCTGCTTGGTCAAGATCCATCAATCTGTTAAAATCATCACCGGCACGATTTATTCCACGATTTACTCCGCGGTTAGATAAGTTAGAATATTTGTTTTCTGAACTGCCTTCCGCCATACCTTGTTCAGGAGCAGTGCCTGGTGCCGGTTCGCCAGCAGGAGGTGCCACAGGCTGTTGTTGTTCAGCGTCAGGTGTGGTGTTCATTTGAATACCAAGTTCTTGCAATCTAGCTTGAACATCTGTGTCATCCCAACAGTTAGCACGAGGATCTTGTTCAGCCAAGTCAGACAGAATGTCAAATAATTGATCATCGCCTAAGATATCATACAGTTGTTCTTTGGCATTGGTAGCGTCTGGACCAACAATGAGTTCTTGGCTCATGAGTTCATCTAGTTTGGCTTGTGCTTCTGGTGTATCTGGCAAGGCCCATGTGCCCTCCATGATTTGATTTGCCCAGTTTTCAAAAATTTGTGCTTCTTTCATAGCGTTTCCTCGTTGTTGTATTTTGGCCAGTGTGGGCAATGCAGCCTCAATTCTGGCATCTAATGTTTGTTCAATAAACATGGTCTTGAGATCTTCTACCAAGGCAGTTTCATCCGCAATATCTGCTGGTGTCCATGATTCAAAATATTGACTGTAGCCGCGGCCTGTGGCCATGTGTTGTAAACTTTCACGCAGTTCCGAATAGTAGTGATGAACTGTTTCTACCAGTTCTTGTGTGATGCCTTCAAACACTCGTTGCTGACTGGCTCGGTTAAATCTGCTTAACACAGCCATTTCACTCACAATCTCATTGATGTGCTGTCCACGAATGTCGTATGGTCTACCGCCTTGCTTCACATGTTCTAACATGGCTCTGCCACCTGACAGTTTCACAAATGGCAGTTTGAATCGTTCTCCATCCACAGTTTCAATAAACAAACTTTCCACATAACGATAGCGTTTGTCATCTTCGCCGATCATGCGATTGTGTTTGATCACCAGTCTGGCTTCTGTTTGCTGGCCCACGTAGCTGATTCGGCGTGTGCCATAGTAGCCTTCAAATAAACCTTCTTTGATGGCAGCCATACCTTGCATGGTATGCTTGAGTTGATTGATGTCTTTGGGGCTGAATGTGTATCTGTGCTGTGTAGCAAAGTTCTTGAGTTCGGGCAAAAACCCTGTTTCACGTTCTGAGCCAAACCAGTCCAGTTTGTCCTGGGGATTTTCCATGGTTTTGCCCAGATTGTCTCCAAAGAACAATTGCAGGTCGTTGTCATCGCCCAGCACAATTACCACTGTGCCGTAGTTTTTGCCAGATCCTGCAACCCAGTCAAACGCAAATGTTTTGGATTCCTCTGGTGAGGCATCCTGTCCTTGCCCGTCCGTGTATTTGACATCATAGTCTTTGGTTGCCAGCAAGTCAGCAACGTCTTGGGAAATGTTTTCTATAGCCATAGTTTGTTATTTAGCGCATCATTGATATGAATGGAAACGGCTCAACAATCATATCTCCGTGGTCTTTTAAGTGTGTATCCAAGTCTGCATGGTAGGTTTGCAACATCATTAACATGCGCACAGCTAACAAACTGGCCATTACCAAGTCGTCTGTTTCGCCTGGTTTGGCTTCGTAACTGGTACCCATAGCCACAAACGTTTTGAGTTCGCTCACTAAGGGCCTTGAGTTGATTTTCATTCGCCCAGACTCTACTAAAATTTTGAACTTGTTACAAGCTACAATTTTGCTTTTGTTTGTGGTTGTAAATCCTTTGCGAATTTTGCGCCCACTTGTGCCTTGTACCGAGTTGTCGCTTAGAAAATACCCAGGAATATTTTGTTCGCCATATTCTGCTATGCTGATTAGTGCAGCTTCACCAATAGTGTTGTTTTCTACTGAGTAGTAAATGCTTTTTTCATCTTGCACTACACCATGCAGTTCTTTAACAATGTCTGCTAAAATTCTAATTTGTGTGGGAATGTCAGTTTTGTTGTGCCGCCATTCAGCAATCTGATCCGTTGTTCTTGCATCAAATACTTGTATAGCAGAAGGGTCGCCACCTGTGCCCAAGCTAGGATCTAGTGCTATTACATACATGCCATCTTTTACAGGATTTTTATACCAACGCACTTGCCCAGTTCTACGTATGGGCTCTGCACCTTCCAAGTCCATCAGCTTGATAGGTGCTATCAATGTTTCGTCGTTGATAACAAATTCGCAATCCATTTCTCTGCGAAAACGTTCTTCGCCCAATTGGGCCAGTTGTTCTGAACCCCAGGCATCACCACGGTCAGGATGTTCGCGCCAGTATGATCTAAATGCTCGGAATCCGTTGATGCCTAGTTCTGTGGTGTTGCCATGTTCATCTTCACATTTGTTGGCACCTTTCCACAAGAATGCAAACTGATCTTCGTCTGAGTTGGGGGTTGATGTGATAATTGCCTTACCACCAGTGGCCAATGTGGGAGAAATTGAAGTCCAAAACTCTTTGGCAATGGTGGGGCGCACAAATGCAAATTCGTCAGCGTACAGCAATGAGATTGACATACCCCGGCCTGTTGTTTCTGTTGTGGTCTGACTAACAATACGACTACCATTTTCAAACTCTATCGAACCTTTGTTGTAGCTGGTAGCACCTGCTCGAATATGATTGGAGCACAGTTCATACGCATATCTAATACGTTGCATGATTTCTTGTGCGCCTGTGTATTTGTGTGCAGCAATAAGAATTGTTGAGTCTGGCACAAACATAGCATACCATAAGAGATATCCAGCTGCCGAAGTTGACTTGCCTGTTTGTCGAGGCATCAGTGATATTGAATATCTATAGTTGTGATAGGTATGGATCAGTCGCTTCTGATAGTCAAAAGGATGATACAGCATTTTGCCGCGTGTGGGATGCTGGATAAAGAAAAAGTTATCCATGAAATACAGCGGACCAGTCACAGGATCAGCGCATAGTGCAAACTCTGTGAGTTCCTGTTCAGTGTATGTTTCGACCCTGTGTGGTGCTTTGACCAGCACTGTTTCTAAATTACTTTTTAGACCAATCATCCAGTATTCTTTCGGTAAATGTTGCATGACCTCTTGGTCCAGCATGCATATAGTCTCTTGCATACTCTGCTTCTTCCCTACTGCGGCTCATCCAGACATCTGCTTCGTAGCTTAAGAATAGTATGCTGAGTTGATTGCATACAGCTTCAATGGCCAGACTGTTCTTGCGATTATTTAATCGTTGATTTGCATCTACACTTAACCATTTTTTAACAAACACATCCAGGTGATTGCTCATGGGCATTACAGTATCAGTTTCTCCTGTGGTCTCATTCACCACAACTTCCATTCGACCACGTGGCGGATTTAAAAGCACTACTAATTTTGGTTTCAATCGTGGAATCCAATAATCGGCCAATCTAAAACACTGATCTGAACTGGCGCCACCCCATCCAAAGTTGCATGCTCTTAAATTTAACGCTTGTGCCAATCTAGTTGGCCATAAATCTTTGTATGGCAATCCAATACCCATGGTAAAGCTGCAACCCAATGCCACTAAATTATCAGCCAAAGGATCAAATTCTTCTGACCTAAATCCGTCACTGTTTATTTTATAGCTAATAGTGTCTGGCTTATCCCATGCTTTTTCTTGAAAGTATGCACGATGTACAGGATCTTGCATCATACGGTCAAAACTTTCTTCAGTATCTGTAGGCCACCATTGATAAGTTTTGCCAGCAGTCAAACTGATATTACTATGCCAAGGTGGAGTAGTGACCTGTGGCATCATTGCATTTCCTTTGTCAGCTCTGGCCACAGATCAACAAATTTATTTTTTTTGCTCAAAGTGTTTTCAATTTTCTCATGCCATTTTAGTGTGTTTGATGGTTTGAAAAATTCTTGGTCTCGAAGATAACTATTGTCTTGTAATGTATTGCGATAAGTTTTTAGCACATCAATGGCTAGACTTTTTTTATCGCCATACTTGGTTAGAACCTGATCAATGGCTGCAACTGCACTGTGTCGTAAATTTTGATTGTGTCTTCTTATGTCTAATTCTATTGGATGATTGAGTTCACACCAGTAGACACCTAAATTTTCTTCAATGCAAAAATCATAATATTCAACAAGATCCAATGCACAATAGATACTGTAAGCAGGATGTGCGTTTACACGTTGTCCATCCTGTTTCATTTGCCGTATGTTTTTTACAAACTGTTCCCAGTTTGCTCGGTCTCTTACATATTCAAATTTTTCTTTGTGGGCATTGTCAAAACTGACCATCCATTCTACCTTGGGCCAAGTTTTCAATAACTGATAGATAGGATTGGTTGTGATCTCCATACTGAGATTGGTTGTGACCATTACTGACACTGTGGCAGGATTGAGATAGCTTAAAAATACCTCAAGTCCTTTTTGCAGCAAGGGTTCTCCTCCACCCAAACTAAGTCCCTGTATGTTGTGCCCTTGAGTTTGTGCTAGATCAATCAAATCTGCATGTTCATTTTTCACATGATTGATAGGAATTTTTTTAACACTTTGCCAGGCAGTAGATGTTTGGTCATTACAATACACACAGGTTAAGTTGCAAAGATTGCTCCAGTTAACCACTAGATGTTCTAATTTAAAAAAGTTAATGTCCTTGTCAATTGCCGCTAGTGTTTCTTCACTTGCACCTCTTACGGTTCTACCACTGGTGCCTGTGGTTTCTTCCAGTCGTTTACACCAACTGCACCCTGGATGCCATTCGCCACGTGCCATTGCTTCTCGCATGCTGGTTGCTTTAGCGCCATGTATGATTTCTTGGATGGTATTTTTTTTGTTGTTGCCAATCATATCAACACAATGAAAACACGGGCTGGTTTCACCAGCTTGGTCAATGTTGAGACTAGTCCATGGTGCTGGACAAAATGTAGGACTTTTAGTTATCATTGTTTTGATGGTGTTAATAAGGTATAGCTACTTAGTCTAAAAGTTCCCGGAGGTACTTTGCATGACATTGCATGCCAGTGCAAATGAGTAAGTCCATTTTTCCTGGGAAAATTTAACATTACATAACCGGTGTTTGGTATAGATAAAAATTGTTTTCTTACTTGAGTTCCATTTTTGTCATGATAAAAACAAGTTCCCAATTGTTTGTGGGCAGCAATACAAATTATTTGCATGGCTCCTTTTAAATCACCGTCGGTGTGCATGTCACATGTAAATTCTGGCTCGTCAATCCACCATGTGGAGCCATATGATATTTCTAATTTTCTTCCAATGGCTTCTCCTACCTTGGGCCACATTTTGTTTATGTGATCATTCCACTCAGTGGTCCAGGGTACACTGTCATTTGAAATACGGCGGCGGAACCAATGTTCCTGTCCTTCTTGACGTGACCAAGGCAAATCTAGCCATGGCGTAGACAATATTTTTTCCATGAGATCGTGAGATATTATATCTGTTATTTCAAAAAGATTGTTATATTCGTCGACTGGTGTTATTTGCATAAAAATGCTAGTTCCGGCCATAGCCGTTGAAATTCACCAGCTTTATCTGGATGGTATCGAGTTTCATTTTCATGTATGTGCTTGAAAAATGCTGTGTCAATTTTGCTGACTTTGTCCTCATTCAATCTATTGCGATATGTGGTCAATGCATTGTCAAAAAACTGCCGCTCAGCAGGTGTGGCAATGTTCATCTCATAAAAACGTTCAATCTCTGCTATGGCTTCACGTGCAACACCTGCGCCATGTAAGAATGGATCAAGGTACTCAGGCTGAAACAAATTCTGCCACAGCACTGTAGTACCTGTGTCTTCAGCAAACTGCCTTAACTCACAAATGCGTGTGGCATTGTAGATGTTGTACACTGCATGTATACCGCCCCACTGTCCTTGAGTGGTCATCAGATGTTTGATCTTGGCGAGATTTTCTTTGATCAACTCCCAGCTGGCACCGTGTCGCACATACTCCACGCGGTCACCTATATTGTCAAAGCTCATTGACCAACCTACTCGGTTACGGGTTGATAACTTTTGGAATATCTTGTTTGAATCCAAATCTACATTTAAGTTTGTGATCAGCGTGACTATGGCATCCGTTGGTATGACATCTAGCAGTCTGTTGTTTTCTGGCAGTAACAAAGGTTCACCGCCTACAAGTGCGACTTCGTGTATGTGTTCGTAGTGTTGTTCAATAAAATCACAGACTGAATCATAGTAAGGTCTTGCACCGCTCTTAAAAGGAATGCCTTTGATCGACGCCCATTTTGAGCTGCATGACTCGCCACAGTAGTTGCAACTTAAATTACAAGTGGTATTCCAACGCACATCCACAATCACAGGATAGTGATACTGGTCTCCAGCTGTAGTATAATCAAAGTTGGGATTTACATTGTTGTGCCATTGACGCTCTGAGTCCGCACCAAAGCGTTCGGCTCGCACACAATTAGAGCAGTATTCGTGCGGCTCACCTTTGGCCAAACTGGTGCGTATGTCTGTCATGAGATTGCTATTCAATATCTGCTCAATGGTTTGTGAGTTTAAATTGCCCAGCATGTTGGGGTTGCCGGCACAACAAGTCTTTACGTCGCCACGGGGATTGATGTGTAGGCCACGCCAGGGTGCGGCACAATAAAAATTGCTCATGCTGTATTTACAGGCGGGCTAGGTCTTGTTGGAATTTTGATAAAAATTTCTGCATCCAGGGGGCAGTAAAATTTGTAGCAGCATCCTGATCGTCACCACCTGACCACTCAAAATTGTGATTTATTTTGTGAGTTTGACTGTGATAGTAATCTAATGCCACTGTTTCTGTATCAAATGTTTTGCAAATTTTTATAATAGGGTTTATATCAACAAAACTAGCATGCCTACCAAAAAAATCAGGTTCAAATCCCACATCTCTCAAAAACTTGTACCCAACATCAGCCATGTATACTGTCCAACAACTGCGACTTCTAATTGCTTTCCAAGTTTTTTCGGTTATCATGGTCATCCATCCAGATTCAGTTTCTGTCACTACAGCGATTGCAGTATTCCATGCTGGATGATCTGTTGTGAAATCATTTGGAAAATTATCTGGGTGGGTGGCAATTGATGCTGGCCATTTGGCTATTTCATAATCAATATCTATTGGAGCAAGAGCATTGCCCAACCACCCAGCAACTTGAGTAAAATTCTTGTTATGAATATGTTCAAAGCTCATGCTAAAAACATCACAATCTGATCTTAATAGATTTTGTTCTAATAAATTATGCATTAACCAAACACGATGTGCAGTGTTATTGCGATTTAAACAACCAATTCGTTTGTGTCGTGGTTTAGGGGTGTGATGAACATAGCCCAATTGAATGGGGTATGGAACATAGATAAATTCTGGAACGTTGTCAAACCAATGTTGCACTCGGCTGCTTAATAATGCTATTTTTGAATTGGGAAAATAATTTTTTATTTTGTCAAGCTGCTCATGCAATTGTCGGTTGCTATATTTGACAGGATCATGTGTGCCATTGATAAACACAATCTTCCCTGTAACTCCTTGATCTTTCAGCAGTTGTAATTGCCAATGTGCATTCGCCCAAACACCAGCTGATAAAATAACTGGAGTATTGTCCAACACAACACAATTGTCAGGAAGAATTAGAGAAAGTCTCGACTGAGCTATTGGCTCAATCATCCGTGGTGGAAGGGCGGGTTCTCTGAAATCAAATATCTTCAATTATTCAGCTCGGCCGCACTTTTGACGTTTGGCGTTGGTGAGTGCGCCAAAGTCAACTGACCATTCTGTACCGGGTGCAATTTCTTTGGCGGCGGCGGGCAGCGCAAACTTTACTCCAGCATACTCTTGTATTTGAGCTATAGGAGCACGAAATTTGGTTAGATCGTTGCCCAAGTTTACATAGGGTTTGACATGTGGAAAAATCCAACCAGCCACTTGCCCTGTGGCTTGATTGATCACCAGCTTGTAGTAGCCGTGTGGTACCACAACACCGTTACCAATTGTGGGGTCGTTGCTGTTGTACATGGCACCCACAAAGATTGTGAATGGCTGATTGTGTTGCACAGCCCAACCACGTACGGATGTTTCTAACAGTTTCCAAATGCCGCGATTGAGTGATCCGTGTTGTGGATACATGTTGGTCATTAGGAATGACTCATACTCTACCTGTTGACTCCAGCTCAAGTCGCCATCAGGAGCAGCATGCCCTTTGTCGTAGCCTGTGCCAGCATAGTCATCTGGTCTGGCACCACCTGGCACTGATTGATCTGCTACAAATGCATTGGTACGAGGAAAGCATCCAAGTGCATTTTGTGGCAACAGGGTGTAACTCACATACACAGGAATCTTTGCAGGAGCATCATAAGCTACCAAATATGCTTCTCTGCAGATTGGCTGTGCTGGTCTTACTGTTTGTGCCCAACCCCAAGGCGAGTGTACTTGACAGGCTTGTGCTGGCAGTGGGGCACGTTGATCCCATGCTTGAGATGACATGCTGACTATGGTCAGCAGTATGGCTAATATTTTTTTCATTGTAGGCCTTGCAGTAATATACTACTATTTACCGTGGATAGCCAGCAAATGCTTTTACTGGACTGATTTTATCTACATCAGACATTTCTTCCGATGCTTGGGTGCCAATGCGTATGGCGTCTGAAGGTGGCATGCCCATGCTCTTGAGCGCATCTTTGATCCAGACTTCTGCCTCAGGATCATAACTCACAACAATTTCGTTTTCACCAAACACTGACTCTTTGCCATCAAATGGTGGCACGCCATCTCTGGCACGAGCTGCCGCACCTTTGGCACCAGCAATGGCAACACCAAAACGATATTGCAAATACGGATCTTGATTTTTTAAAGCAGGAATTTTAAAAGCTCCAGGCAGTGCTCGACCCACATCAGCAGTAAATGATCCTGTGCGACCTTCATTGAAAAATTCTCGTGCTCTCATCGGGGATATCCTGCAAAGCCTTTCACAGGACTGACCTTGTGAGTGTCTGGTTGTTCTCTGCTGCGATGATCTGATACTGCGTGAATAGTTTCTGCACCAATAGTTTTCATGGCACCATGAATCATATTATCTTCTTCTTTGGTGTATGGATGTGCTGTGTTGTATTTTTCAACCCATGACGCAGGATCCATTTGATCTCTTGGAATGGCTTTTTTACTCTTGCCATCATGCATGGCAGCTGCCATCATCATGCGATTCATATGATTGATACGATCGTAGCCGCCATTGTCACGCATGGTATGGGCACCGGGCATGGCATGATCATGCCCACCAGGTATTTTACCTTTGCGATCCTCAGTCACAAACTCTTGTGCTCGCATTATGGGTTGCTTCCGTACCCGATCACACCTTCTTGTGCAGAACTTGCTGTGCCTAATGCAAGAGCAGTAAAATTGTTACCGGTCAAGGTCAAATAGTTGCCTGCACCTACATAAATTTCTTGAGTGGTTCCGTTAGGTACACTTACTGCATTTGCATATAGATTACCTACAGCATTAGCAGTGCCCAGAGCAGTAGCGAACACTTGATAGGTAACATTAGTGCTTTCAGAATTGATTTGCGCTTTGTCTGTTGTCCACAACACATTACCTGCTGTGTCTTTGATTACTTGAATAGCCATTATTTGTTATCCTTGTTGGGCTGACTGACCACGGGTTGAAATAGTTCACGAGTTTGATACATCACTCCGGGAATTTCCACGGGTTGTTGTCTCACCGAAGGAATTGACGGAGGCACATATTCATTGGCTTTGCGTTGTGCTAGTTCGGCTGCAATTTCACTGTATGGTGTCATGATTTTTACCCCTTGTAGGCTCGCCATTGATTGGTCAAAGCAAATATACTTTCTTCAACTTTTTTTTCTTTGTCAGCAACAGCTTTTTTCATTGGCTCTTTTTTGTCGCCATCTTTGTCTAAGTCGGGGAAGTCAGGCTTCTTGGCTTCTCGGATGCCGGCAATGTCACGCATGCGGCTCAGCATCTGTTCAAAACTTTCTGTCACAGACTCGTCACACTCGCATGGATCGCAATCGCAAGCTGAACATTTCTCAGCTTCGTCAAGTTCTTCCTCTTCGGCATCTTCTTTCATGGTGCGTTCCCATGGCTTGAGATTGTCTTGCTGAACACCAGCCATTTCCATCATTCTACGAAGAGCTTCATCTTCTTCGTATGTGTGTTGGCGGTCTTCTTGACTGGCCAATACTGGCACCTGTGATTGACCAGTTGACTTAGGACCGTTCAATCCATCACTATACATCATGGCATCTTCTGTGCCTGTTTGGTCAGTTGGCCAATCTGGATTGTTTTCAGCTAGGGCTTCGTCAATATCGCCACATCCGCAATCACTCATGCCGCAACTTGGGCATGGCTCTTCACTATGACCGTGTTCATCACCGTGGCCCATTTCTTGACCCATTTGCTCACCGCCACCCAGGCCTGCATTTTTAAGCAAACCAGCCAGCTTGAGTGCATCTTCGTCTGTGGCAGTGATGGTCAAACTCTTGCCACCTTCGGTTGAGTCGCTCATGTTCACGCTCATAGATTCAGCAATCATCTTTTCCAGTTCACGATTCATTGAATCGTAAATGCCTTGTCCAAAGCTGAAGCCACTTGATGCTGTAGGAGTTTCTGCTCCGCCTTGCTCTTTTACTTTCTTAGGCTTGTCTTCTTTTTTGTCTTTCTTTTCGTCGTACTCAATGTCCTTGGCTACTTTCTTACCGGCTTTTTCGGCCTTGGCATCTTCTGAGCCACGCTTTTTACCATGGATCCCATCTTTCTTCTTCTCGTCGTACTCAATGTCCTTGGTAACTTTCTTACCGGCCTTTTCAGCACGGTTGTCACGTTTGTTTGTAGACTCTTCGCCCATGGCCATTTCTTCATCGCCGGATTGATTCTGCATGTAGTCATCCACAGCAGTCATCATGCCTTCAATCTTGGCCAACTTGGCTTGCACCCATTCTGGCAAGTTGTCGTTGTCGCCTAGGATCTTTTCCAAGGCCTGTGCATGACGTACCACAGTCTTGATACTGTCTTTGGCCATGTCGCCTTCTTGATCGTATTCGCCTGGATCACGGTCATTTTCTTTTGTCATCAACTTTGAACGACCTGATGGTCCCTTGGCACCAATACTTTGTTTGGTACCCTTGGGACGTCCGCGTCCGCGTGGTCCTGCTTGTGTGTCTGCATCATCATCGGCGCCTACTGAATGCCCTTGGTCATCTGTGCGGCGTGTTACAGTACGGCCTGTATATCTTGGATCTGAGGTGCTGTGTTTGATATCGTGCTTGGCACCACGTTCAACTGACCCAACTTGAGGAACGTCTTTGCGAGGCTTCTTGTATGATGTAAACGGATTATTATCGTCATCTTCGCCCATGTCAGCACCTTTGCGCAACGCAGCAAGATCAGGACCATCAATTCTTTTTGGGTTGCCGCCCAATGCAGCCATTTTCTTTTGCTTGGGGCTCAATGCATTTTTAATAGCTTCGGCAGCCACATCACCAATGCGCTCGTCAACTTCTTTTTTGGCGACAGCAATCTTGTCAGCAAATGACTTCTGCTTGCCTGTCATTGGAGCACCAGCTTCCATTGGGCCATAGTCTTCTGTAGCGCCAGGCTTCTTGCCTGTTTGTGGCATGCCCACTTTCTTTTGCAAATCTTTGCGCATGGCTTCGTCGTCGCCGTGACCCAACTTTTCAAGACCTTTTCTTGCCATATCTTTGGCCAAATGACCTACCAACTTGGCTTTGTCTTTAAGACTTTCTTCAACTGTTTGTTCTTCTAGTTGACCGGCCTTCTTCATCTTCTGGAATTGTGCACCGGCAATCTTGTTGCCTTTTTCACCGCCGCCAGCTTTCTTAGCCAGTGCTTTGAAGCCTGTTGTGGCATTGTTGTGCTTGCCCATGTCACGCTCATTGAGTGCTTGTGTTAACTGACTCTTTGATTTATGCGCAGGTGCTGACTGCTCGTTCAACTGGCCATGTGTCTTGCTAGGTGTGGCACGAATCTCGTCCAGCTTTTTGTTTAAGTCGTAAAAAAATGTCATTTCATTATCCTCTTGGGTTGGCGCCGGTTGCAGGCTTGGGTTGACGCTTGATATTGGTCATAGGGCTTTTGTTGCCCTGGGGAAGTTGGTTAGTGGTCTTGGCAGGAGGTGTCCGACCACCAGCCACTGTGAAATCACTGCGGTAAGCATTCTTCAACACAGCATGATCATATGGTCCGGCTGAGTAGTCTTTCTTGAGTGCTCGTTGTTCAGCATTGTCTGCAGGGTAATCTGTGTCTGCCAACAGGTCTTTGTTTTCAGATTCAATTTTGTCCATCTCATCAACAAGTCCATCCACGTGTGGCTGTGTTTGCATCACAATAAGATTGGGATCACCACCTAGCATTTGAAACAACTGTTTGATCTGTGGCTCAATTGCTGGATACTTGAAACTCACATCAAACATTGTCACAGCGTCATTCTGATTGTTTGGAAAGTCTGTGAGGATCTTTTGAATAGGAGTAGTCTTGACGTCGCCCAGTTTGGCTGGGTCAAATTGATCCAGTTTTGATTTGAGTTGACGCACAAGATCGTCCGGAATGCGACCGCACATTTTGATACGATAATCGTATGTGCGTTCACTTTCTGCTAGATATTTGGCAAATGGTTTCATGTCAGGTTCCTGTGATATATTTATTCTTTTTGAGCGTTTTGATTCTTACCCAGAATTCTTTCCAGCAATTCATTGCGACTGAGCACATGGCCTTGGCCTTGCTGTGCAGTGGCCTCTGGATCTTTGTCCGCTTGTTGCTGATCCAATCGCATTTTTTTCATCTGCAAGTCGATCATCTTGAGTTTTTTGTCCAGCTTGGCTGTTTTGGCTGTGATAGCATGGCCTAGCATGTTGCTGGCTACACCAAATATTTCACTAGCAAATCTTGAGTCTACCTGCATGCCAAGGTCCATCAGGTCTCGGTAGCTGGCAGTAGCTAGGCCAGCTAGTTCGTCCATTTCTTGGTCAGTGGACTCCAAGCCACGCACAGCCGGCAAGGCAGCGTCTATCTTATTGATAGCATCATCTAGTGTTTGGATGGCGGTGCGATTTTCTGCTATTGAAGGAACAGCAACATCCACTTCTTCAGTGGAGGGTGGTAAATCAAAAAGTTCTTCGAGTTTTCTCGTCATGCCATATTTAGTGGCTATGCTTTACCGTTCTTAAACATATCGTCTTCAGTTATTACCCTAAAAGTCAAGCCTTGATTTCTGCACCATTTGACCGCAGCGTCCCATTTGGCGTAGTTTACGGCTACTACGGCACGGTCTCTGGGCTTTTGGCCTTCAGTGATGGCGCTTTGACCTTTGGGTTTAATTTCAATCAACTCCGCTCGAAGTGTGTGGTCACGAGTTTTGTAAGTGATCAAAAAATCTGGCACATACGTGGTCATTTTGCCAGTTAGTGGATGCAGATAAGGAATGCGGATGCTTTCACTGGCCCATTGCATGATGTTGTCATTGGTATCGCAAAAACGCATGAATGAATGTTCCCAACCTGATCGATATCTGGGCATGCCTTGGCCCACATATTTCTTAGGGTTGATAACTTGATAGACGCCTTGTGCCCACTTGCTCATTGAAGCACTGTTCTGGCAGCATAGTAGTTGGGTACCGGTTGTACATTTACACCCAGTAGTGTGGCTCTGCTGCGGATATTGTTTAGATAGTAGGCCATGTTGAGATTTATTGTCATGACATCTACACCTTGAAAACTGTCTAACAGTGTAAGTGCCGGAATATTGGTTTGTTCTGCCACTTGAAACAAACTCACTGTGAAGTTGCCTGCTACTCTGGCATCTCCCATTTGTTGTTTAAAAAAACTCAACACAATATCATACTCAGCAGCAGGCACATTGGCTTCAAAGTTGTAGAATCTGTCAAACACTCGCACAGTTTGATCAAGATTGGTATTGGTGTAATTGACTGAACCTGTAGACATTATATAAGTCCTCTAAGGTCGTCACCAGTTGCTGCTGCTGAATTTATAACTCGAGTATATGCTCGTTGAGTTGACTGTACAGGAAACGCCCAACCATCAGCTTTGTTTATCACCGCTCTAACTGCATTGGCACCATTTTGACTGATAACTTGTTTGCCCAATGATATAGCTTCACTTTGCACAATAGATTGCAAATTCTTTCCTTTGAATGTGTTGTAGGCTGCGCCAGCCTTTTGTGCTGCACCAATCAAGCCTGCCACTGATCCTGATTCTAAGTCTGCCAGGATGCCTTCGCCTGTGCTTAAAAGACCACCTTGCCCAAAAATAGTTGCAGTGGATCCTGCACGTGCCAATGGACTTGGTACTTCATCATAGTGTGCTGCGTCTGGCCAACGAATATTGGTATCCGGTTTACCAAGTCCACCGTTGAGGTATTTCACAGTTTCGTAGCGTATGGTCATGGTATGTTGCATGGTTCCATTACCTTGTGAATAATCGTAAGTGTCATGGTTCCAGTTGGTGATCAATGGATTGATCAAGATGTATCTAGCATACTTGTGTTGATCAAATCCAATGATCTGAATGTCTCTAAAGAATGGTGGCTTGCCACTTGCTGTTTGTGTGCCGTCCATGAAGTTTTCGCCAATGTATCCCCAGTCATTCACACTGCCCACACGGTTCTGTTGATAGATGTCTCGATTGTTATAGCTGAATCCATTTGTTTTGGTAGCATTTAGACCAACTGTGCCATACTCGGTTGGAGCATTTGAAATGTATTGTTGTGCTGGATCTTTGTAGTAGTAAGAATAATACTGATACCACATTTCACGTATGTTGTCGCCGCCATCATCATGAAATGTAATGTTTACTGGTTCATAGTTGATTTTAGTTTGTACAATTCTTTTGCGGTTGTATTGATTCAACGTAGCAACATCAATATTGTATTTGGGCAAGTCAACTGTTTTTACCGCCAAACTAAGATTAGAAATATTCTCAGGATTAAAAATTTTACTATTTTTCAATGCAGGTATCTGATTGTAGTTCAATGAAAATTGAACATGAAATAAAAACTTAAATCTGGGTTTGAGTTCGTAGGCATTAGTGCGAAAAGTTTTACTTGCGTGAGTGTAGTCACGCAAGCTGTTTGTCGCAGTAAAGCCTTTAAGAAAGTCCTGGCCGAAGCTAGACATTGATTAGACCTTAGGGTCCTGTGCCGATACCTGTAACAACGTCGTTCACAGTACGGCCGATAACACCACCAATACCGCCACCACCTTGATTGCCTTGGTTGGCGTTGTCATAAGAGATGTTCATGGTGATTGCTACTGCTTCATTGGTACCATAGTTCATTGGACCGTAGTCTGCACTCACAATATAGCAACCATACAGTTCCCATGACTCAAGGACTACTGGCTCGTTGGCACCGTTGCCACCGTCAAGCATTTCTAACTTGGTCAAGAATTTGTAGTCAATACCAGATGCAGCTGAACTCATTTCCAAGAAGTCCATTTGTTTCTGGATTTGTTCGCCAATCAATTTGGACACATTACCTGATGCATCATCACGGATCTCAACAGCAACGTCTGCCCAGCTATGACGACCAGCCAACTTCAATGTTGAATTGTAAATTGGTAATGTGATTGCTTCAAACGTCAAGTTAGGTCGAGCAAAGCTCACAACCTGCTTGGTTAACTCTGTTGTTGGTGTTGAAACTCCCAAATTCTCAAACATCACTCTAAAGCGATATCTAAGTTTTGGCATTAACAGACCTTGGGTGCTTGAGCTTTGATCGCTTGCAAGCGGTACTGTCATTTTGTTTAATGATGAACTTGGCATTGTATATATCTCCTAGTTTTATTTATCTTAGACTTGAGGTCAAAAAATAGGGTCCTTGAACCCCACTTTTACAGGCCTGCTGCTATGTCTCCAGTGTTCTTGATACGCAGAGGAATGTAGATGAACTCCACAGCCTTAACTGGTTCAATAGCAATATCAACCCACAATTCGTTGCGGTCAATACGAGCTGGCGTGTTGTTGCTCAAGTCGCAAACAACCAAGTAGTCATAGATAGCACGTTTGGCAATCAAATCAACCATCAAGCTGTTGCAAGTGTTGGTGATTTCGTTACGTGTGATCTGATCGTTAGGTTCGAACAGATACAATTTGCCAATTTCTTCCAGGCGTCCGCGCAAGAATGCTACCAAGCGTGCAACGTTGATACGATCCAGTGCTGTGGTAGTTGTGGTTGATGTCTTGTTACCAAAGTTGGTAATACCCACACCCGGAATAAATGTAATTGGGTTCACATTCAAACTGTACAGCACATCGCGCAAGCCTTGGTTTACACCAATTGGCTGGAATTCACCAGTAGCGCCATTGATATAACCAATCTGTGTGGCATTGTCTACTACACCACGTCGTGTACCAGCTGGTGCCAACCATGGATAGCTAACTTCATCACTGCGGATGATTGTTCTAACCATCATGTGACTTGGTGCTGTCACAACTGTGTTGCCACTCAAGTCTGTAGTTGTACAGCTTGGATAGAATGTTGCAGCATAGTTACTGGTGCTAGATTGACCGTCACCTGCTACTGTGCCAACACCATTGTTGTTGGTGGCCCAGGTTGTAATGTCAGCACCTGTAGCTGGCAATCGCATTGGAGTATCGCCAACCACAAACAGTGTGTTATTACGCTCATTGCTGAGTGCAATCATGTTAGGAATCAACTCTGGATAAGCCGGTGACGCAATCAGTGTGTACTGAGCAGTATCTTCTCTAGCGCCTTGGCTAGTATCAATACCTGACTTCATTGCAGCCACAACCATTTGACGCTGGGCCAGTCGACCAGCATACATGCTGCCGTCTTGCTTGTTGCCTGACGCTGTGAGCCAGGTGCTGGTCACAGCAGGCAATGTTGCATCTGGGAATGTGGTAGCATTAAAGTAATTGTTTTGATAGCTCTTGACATTGTAACCTGAACGGCGTGTGTTCCACAACAGCATACCTTGCGGATATAGTGCAGAACTGGGAGCATCTAAATCCAAATAGTTGCTGGTCAGCAAACTCACAATAGTTGGTATTGGATCGCTTACAGGATTTGTTGTGCCGTTTGGCGCCCAACGAGCGTCAGCAAACAACACACCATTTTGTGTGACCTGGTCAGTGGTATTAACTGACACCCACTGATCCACTCCGCTCACAGCCTCCCAACGATACAACATGGGATAATTTTCTAAGTCGCTGGTGTCCACCCACAAATCGCCATACACTAGAGCACTTGCTGACACATCATTTTGTGTGACAGGTGCTGTGGCAGCACAGATTGGGCCGCTGGCATTGGTTTGGGTAAGATCGTAACCACGCACATCGTTGGTAACGTTTTGATAACCTCTCCAGGCGCCACCGTTTTGGATCATAATGTCAACTTGACTTGGAGTTGAATAATACCACAATCTGCCGTCAGCTGGATCTTGATAAGGTGCAGTAGCACTAGAAGTATATTTAAACTCTGGATCGCTACAGAAGTTAGTCAACAATAGTGTTGTGTAATTGGTTACCGAAAGTCGGCAAAATGTAGTGTTAGCGGTATATCCAGCAGTTAAGATTGGTGTGCCATAGCCAATCACCGGTGACAGTGCAATAACTCCTCCTTGACTATGAGTAAACACAATATTTCCAGCTGAGTTAACACTAGCAGACACATAAGGAACATTGGCTGCACTAATGTCGGCAATGAAACTGGCAACACTGGTTCCACTTAATATAACTGTAGCGGTGTTAGCTACAGTGCTACCAGCTTGGGATGCAGATATTGTAAATCTATTGCCTGCCACAAACAAAGGATCACTGTTAGATCCTGGTGTGGTAGTTCCGGTTACTATGGTTTGACCAAAAGCTGTCTGTCTATAAAATTCATATCCTTGAGACGGTAATGGTGCTGTTTCGGCAAAGTTTGCATTGGGTTGCACCCAAAGTGTTCCAACTGGAATATTTTTGCCACCACCAGACGGATCAAAAGCATTGATTGCAGCGGTTGTGCTAAAATATGCAGGGCAGCTTTGTAACACCCACTCTCCTAATGCAGCACTATATTGTTTTAGTTGAACGGCTAGACCATTGTTTGCTGGGCTGACATTATTCCATACAGATCCAGTAGGTCTTGGGGTAGGGCCCGATGTGTTCCAACGTGGTGCTTGATAGCTATAGGCTGACAAAAAGATTGGAGTCAAATATTCTATAGCCGAAATGCCAAGTGCAGTACACAATGCAGTGCCGCCGGCATTGGGCTGAATACTTACAATACCACCACTTGCAGTGCTACCATCGTTGGTTGCAAGATCATTGGCATAAATTACAAACTTGCCACTCACCGCCGCAGCAGTCACACCTACAATGGTTGCATTATTAACAGCAGTAACAAATCCAGCCAATGTATTGTCTGGAATAGCTGGCACAGATACTGATGTGCCGTTAATAAAAATACTTTGTCCTGCAGTGAGTGTGGGATTGGTCACATTACCTTGGATTGTTGGATATGATGATTGCCATGCTGGACCGCCAACTGTAACCCATACATTGCTAGAATTTTTATACCAGCCCACGTTGAAAATAGCTTCGGCCTGTCCTAGTGATACAATAGCGTAATCACCAATGCTGCCCACTGTGGTGTTGGGTGTATAAACTGGCTGTCCAGTTGTTCCACTAGTACTTTCTGTCACATCTGAAGCATTGGTAATAAGCAACGGAGTAACTAGTTCAAATTGACCAGTAGATTGATTCCATTCTTGAATACCCCATACAGAAGTGGATGTGTCCAACCAATATGCGCCATCAGCTGGGGTTCCAGTTGGTCGTGTTAGGCTAGCTGTGAGTTCGGTTAAATCAATATCCACTCGCTGAACATAAGCACGATTACTAATACCCAATGAACTATACGCAGCCAACAGGCCGTATTCATTGAGTTCGTAACCATTAATTGGGGTACCGGTTGTGGTGTTATAGAAGAATGGCACACCAAAAGTGGCTGTTAAATCACGCTGACTGGTGATTAAATATGTTTTGTTAGCATTGGCCGCTGTGGTACCAGCAGCTACTCCCACGCCAGCACCAGATACTTTGTTCTGTGCTGTTGCAATTACAAAGTATGGTACTGTGTTGACTGCTGATGGAATATATTGACTTTCGTCAATTACTGTTACTTGTACGCCGGGTGATATGAGAGCCATGGTTGAATCCTTTTCAAGTTCTAATATTTATAGAGACCTTGAAAAAAACAGCCGTTTTGAATACCTTTACCAAAGGTCCGTGCCGCTAAATACCGTATGAGACCCATTTGTCAAGCCTGCCATCAACGCCCCTGTGCTGTAAACTATATTCGTGAGGATATCACACACTATCGATCAAGGTGTGAGACTTGTGCTAGGAAAGGGCGTGGGTTAAAACCCAGAGAGCCACGCTGGAAATCAGCAGGCTACAAGAAAAAAATGAGCTGTGATCGTTGTGGATTTCGAGCCAAGTATGCAGCACAAATTTTTGTGTATCACACAGATGGAGACCTAAACAATACTGGACTCAAGAATCTCAAATCAGTTTGTAGAAACTGTGAAGTAGAACTGTCTAAGAGCGATCTTCCATGGCGACAGGGCGATCTTGAACCAGATTTTTAACTTGCTGATACAAGTCATCAAGGGTGCTGTTATTGTCTATCACAGCATCAAACTCAGTTCCTACCCATGCAGTTTCTGACGCATGGATGCCTAGTTTTTCTAATTTACGCTGACTAAGAGCCCAAGTTGAATTGCCATTGGCACCACGATTGACACTCACTGCCGAGTTGTACCATGCTGGCTCAGGCCCACGCACCACACGGATCACACGACCGCCAGCATTCTTGATAGCTAAAATTTCGTTAGGAAAACGACAATCTGATATCACAACATCATCTTGGCTGTGACGCAGTTTGTTTTCCAAGCTGGCAATCCAGATGTCATCATGGAATCCTGCTCTACACACTTCTGTACCCCAGTATTGCAAGATCCAACGTGGTGTTAGTGTGGGCATACCCAGGCGTTCTGCCCACCACGGATCCACACGCTCGCGCCATTCACGAGCTTGTTTTGTGCGTCCTTCCAGCATGGTTCGATCCCAGCCAAACACTTGTGCCACAGCATCTTTTAGTGTCGAAGCAAAACTTTCTCTACGAAAGTGATGCAAATTTACCAGATAGTCAGCAATAGTGTCTTTGCCTGACCCAATGAATCCACAGATGCCAATGATCATTTCAACTCCTGAACTTTGAGGTATTTAAGTGTATTTTGTAACATGCCAATTTGTCTGCGGCAGTCTTCTAGCGCATGGTGTGTGGTAGGAGGCAAGGGCTGGTCTGGCCACAGTGAGAACACTGTACGGCTGTCACGCACCATGTAATATTGCCAGGGCAAGGGTTTGTTGTAGCTCTTGTAAGCATGCTCCAGTATATTCATGTCATATGTTGGACCTTGGGCCCAAATACGCTTGGCATGCCAGATCAGTCGGCCTAATCCGTCTAGAGCCTCATCCAAGGGCATGCGATCTTCTTCAGCAAATGCTTCGTCACGCACCACAGCAGGTTGTGTGGCCCACCACTCTATGGTGCCTTGCTGTATGCTACGAGTTTCTTGGCTTTCCAGTGTGACTCTGGCGTAGAATGATTGCTCATAATAACCAGAGCCAAAAGGATCAAATGCCTGGGCGGCAATGGTAAGAATAGTAGTGTCAGGGCCTGTTCCCAAGCCCTCAAGATCAATCATCAAGTCCATAACAACATTATAGACTAAATTTCTAAACTTGTCTACAGGTATTCCCAGGTAAATCCGTGATATTTTTCCACATATGGATCACGATCAAGTATGGGAAAAAGATCTGTCAACTCTGAAAGCCCTAAACGGTATCGTTGATTAACAGAGTCTAATGCATCTCTTTGTTTTAGTGCTAGACTTTCAACATGCCTGGCATTGTGTTCTACACTTTTTCTTATTCGATCATGATCAGGGATTCCGGATTCTACCCAAGACTTGGTGCACCTCACAACTGCATCTATCCTTGACTGTTGAGGTAATATATGATCGTATGGTTCACTTAGTGCCCAACGAAATCCATCATATCCTTCATTTTCTAAATAACTCAATAGTCCTGGGTCAGCAGCCAAAATCCAAGGTTGGGAATTAAACGCCGTGATGTAAAATTTTTCAGTGGGATAGTGCCGAAAATAACTTGATATTTCGTTTTCATTTCGACAACTTGTTTCCGACACTAGACGAAATAGTGTGTCGGCAAATAATTTAGGGTCGTAAGGAAATCCCTGATAGTGGGCACTTAACGAAGGGGTATCTCTAATTGCTAGTTCAATATTGTCTGGATTGCTCAGATGCTGATCAATCCAAATTCTCAATTGTTCTTTCGAAAAGTTTGGAAACTGAGTGTGTGTAAAATCAAAATCGCTGTCATCATGACAAAACAAACTCCAAACCATGCGGTCTTTAAGACCGGCACCAATTAATTTCCATAACAATCTTGCTCTGTTGATTCTGTAAGGCTTGCCAGTGAGAAATAAAAACTTGTCAGCTTGATTGTTCCAGTGCAAGTTTTGCTCACTGACTTTATGTACTTTAATAAGATTCCAAGTCTTCCATAAACACCAATCAACTTTGACCAGTTCTAAAAATGGCACTGTGGCAAAGTCACCATAACTGTGATGCATTAATCCGATTGTGTCTATTCCGTTCAGTTTGAGTTGAGTCACTAGATATTGTATCTTGCGTTCAATTTCTGGAGTCATATCGTGTGGCTCCCAGAACAACATGGCAATCATCAACTTTGCATTGTGTCCCTGGCAAGCACGTATAGTTCGATCAACGCAAGTTTCTAAATCAAAATCTGGGGAAACTACCCAATCAATGTCACGATGATAAAAATTCATCAACCAATCACCCAAGTCAAGGGCTGGCTGGCATCTACATAGTTAACTAACTGGCCTAACAACTCGTCTATGGCTGTCTTGGCTTCGGCTTTCATAGCAGTGCCATTTAGGGTACCACCGCCTTGTGGTCCGGCAATAGTGCCAAACTTTTCACGGGCTTCACCAATAATCATCTTGCAGTTGGCTACCATGTAATCACGGATCCACTGTGATATTTGAAAGTCACTCAAGAGATTGATTTCTGGTTTCAAATTGTAAGTCCAAATCAGCACAGCTTCACCTGTATTCTTGGGATCGCGGATCAACTGCAATTTCTTTGTGACAGGATTGAATGTGTAGTTGAAGTATGCACCAAACATACGTCCAGCTAACTCAACATATTGACTGTAAAAATCATATGTGGCAAGACCACCAGCCACATTGAAATTCATCAGGTAAACGTTCAAACTGGCCTGTGCAAACGGATCAAAATTGCTGGCAAACGGTCCAGTTGAGTCACCAAACGTTCTGCGAAAACACTGTCGCACACTCACAACTTCTTGGGGCAATGTGTAGATGTTTTCATCCCTCACCAAGGTGAAAAAACTGTAGCTTTCCTCGTAGGCATTTTGTGCTCGTTGGCGGTAAGTGCCAATTGTTTTGGTATATGCGGCTTCGTAGTGTGCTGGATCCAATTCCAAATCAATGATTTGGCTGCCCAGCTGAAGCTGTACATACTCAATGAGATTTTGCTTGAGCTGAGATAGTGTGTCTTGCTGTTCTGCCATAGGGACTCCGTGTCCTTGTATTTATTGTTTAGATTGCATCCAGCTCTGCAATCGGTCAGCTATGTGTTGATGCCCTAATTGATTTGGATGGCAAAAATTTGGGCGAATGTATGGATTATCCTCTACATTGTATAAACTGTCACCGTTGTGGTCAAGAGCACCAAACCAATCAGCCGCAGTTTCTTGTCCTCCAGCATAGATTTTATCGGCATTTACAAATGGCAACCAAGTAGGATACTTTACCCATCCTGAAAAATAATAATCTTCTATGCCACTGTGTTTACACCATGTTTGCAATGCACATACACTCAGACTTGATCGCATCACAGTTACTTCTTCTGTGTGAAAATGCAACCATGTTTGCATAAACACTTTTTTGGCATCATCATTCCAATGCTGTCGAGCAGAACCGTGTATGTTAAAATCCGAGTCTTGGGGCCAATATGCTGTGCGATGCGGATTGGTTAAGAAAAAAATTGCAGTTGTTTTGTGATCTGCTCTGTGGTGTTCATCAAGATATTTTTGCAACTGTTGCAACATGTGTTCATTGCTGGTGCCACCACGGCCATAGTTATAGAACTCGTCAAACCCCATTTGTTCTTGTAAAATTTCACCGTATCGTTTTCCATCTCCGAGCTCGGCTCCCTGGGGCCAACTATCGCCAAAAGTCAACAATACTTTTTTCACGTTAGTCAAACCCGCTGACTGAATTAATTTTTTTGCTCACTGCAAATAATTTTTTACCAGAAAGTTGTTTGTCAGTGGGGCAAAATTTACATTGAGGGATCATGTCATCTATATGATCTAAAAATTCTTGACCTCTCTGTTCAAACTGATCCACACTAAGTGGGAGGTAGCTATTGATCAAATCTCGATCTTGATCTGATATATTCAACGTATGCTGTTGATCGAACTCGGGAAATAGTGCAACTGGTCCGCATTTGTAGAGTTTGGCTTTTATAAAATGATAACATTTATACTGCACAAATCCGCAATATCTGTGCACCTCTTCTGGATCGTTGTTCCATAAATTGAGCCTGCCTTGAGCATTTCTTTGTATTGCAGACTTGTAAAAAGAATTATATTCCCATACATGCACTCTCATTCCATTGCTGTCTATAAATGCATGATCTGCGCCATAAGTGGCGCTGTTGTCTACGTTGTCTGGATGATCTTTTGCATAGTAAGTGATTGTACCTTTAAGGAACTTTTGTATTTCAGCAAAACAACGTTGTCTGTCGTTTTCATTGTGTAAACTAATACCAATCCAATTTTTTTTACAAACCAACACTGGATCATTGAATTTGATCATGCGATCATACAAATCTGGAACATGATTCAACCGCGTGCCATTTGTAAGCACCTGCACTGTCTTGCCCCACAGTTGATTGATGCCATCAATCCAATCGCATATGGTAGGATTTAATAATGGTTCTCCGCCAAGAATAGTTATGCGTTGTAATTTAATATACTTGGCCCATTGTTGGTACTGCTCGGCATAATCATTCCAATTTTGCCAGCCACGAAAATTATGATTGTTGAATCGATTGCAATCAGTGCAAGTTAAATTGCAAACATTGGTTATATAAAATTCAACATTGGGAACGAAAACACGAGGATCGCCAGGATCCTCGTCTGGAATAGCATGCATGCCAGTATTTACCAGCTCTTAAGTATGATCAAGTTCTCTGTGCCACGAGCGTTCCATGCAGTTTCGGTGGCTTTGATATCTTTGAACGCTTTGCGAGCGGCTGGCTTGCCTACACCCACAATGCCTTTCAGCTGTTCTGCTGGTTTGCGCAGAGTCTTTTGTACTGTTTCTACTGTTGAGAACCCAATGACGGAGTTGTTCTTTACAGTGAATGCCTGTGTGTGGCTGTCTGCCACAAGGTGAATTAGCTTGCGTTTTTTGCTGTCATACAGCCAGGCCTCTGCCTTGTCCACAAGGCTTGCGGCTGGCAATGATTTGAGCTCGAGCTCTGCAAACTCTGCCAGCATCTTGAACTTGGCCGCACGTTTCTCTGGTGGCACTGCCTTAACCTTGCGTGGCTTGCGTTCCACTTTTTTAATCTGTACATAAGCACCGCAGTCGTTTACAACAGCTTCGCAAAACTTGATCACATTGCGCAGTTGAATTTTGGAGAGATAGCTGTAGGCTTCAACTAATTGAGCATCCTTGCCTTCCGCCACTGCTTCAAACTCTAACAGTTTGCGTTTCCAGTTGTCCAAAATTTGGCTGATCATTTGTGGTGCTACATTGAGGCCACGCATGATTGTGACAGGCTTAAAGTCTGCTGTCATTTTGGCGCCACTTAACATAAACTCGTCAAACATGCCATCCAGTTCACCATTGCACTCTGACGCTTTTTCGCGCAGTCGGTCCTGGATGTTGGGCTTGGCCACAGCAGGCTCTTCTGTGACTTCTGCGACTTCGGCCTGCTTGCTGTCTAAAATTTCTCTCAATTGGTTTTGCAATTTGAGCTGTTCTGTGTCATGTAGTTCCAAGCCCACCATGCTCATGCGGCACAACCAACCTGTGGTCAGTCGAATTGCCGAGTCTGGAATGCCTTTTAGCAGTCGCACATCTGCCCGGCGGTCATGTGCTTCCAAGTAATGCACAATCATGTCCCTGGCATCTTTTTTGCCGTAGAAATAGTTGTACCAGGAGAACGCTTTGCTAAGTCTGCTTATTCGATACTCAGTGGGCTGGACCTGCCAGGTTGGCTCCATGCCCAAGATGTTGGTGTCGGAACTGCGGGGGTTTAGCAGTTTGATTTTGAATGTGGTGCTCATGTGTGTCCTTACTTATTTGCAGTTAAATCTCGGCAGAGGTCAAACAAACGCAGGGCACGTTTGAGTTCAAAGTTTTTGTGATTGTACATGTATTTGCGTTTGCGTTCTGCAATGTCTAATGCCTCCATCAATTGCCATTTGGTGTTAAAATCTGACTTCATCAAAATTTTATTCATGTCAACAATGTCCAGGCTGTACTCTAGCCATTTTTCTGTAGCTTTTATTTTGTCATAAGGCACGACTGCTTTGGACTTGTTGGCAGTAGAGTACTTTGCAACAAAATTTGCTGCCTTTTGCATACAGGCTCCTGTAGTGAACAAGTGTGTATTATAGCACGTTAGGCATTATTGGTCAATTGGGCAGAAAGTAGTACTAAAGTAAGATCTGATTCCCGGCGGAATGTGATCCAAAACGGGCGACGACCGTGCCCATTAGCCTTGCCAAAATATGCATGCCAGTCATTGTGGGGCATGAAACCCCGGGCTCCCAGTTTGGTATCGCATATTTTTTCAAGAGGAACGCCTTCCCCAAGCCAACTATCACATCGCACAGCAATCACATGCCCGTGTTTTTTGTATTGGCGGAATCTGCGGTTGAGTTTAACTACTTTCATGCCCAAAGTATAACAGGTTGTGAATTATTGGTCAACCTGCCCATAAATATACACTATGCCACGCCTAAGTTTATACCGCCCAAATCGCACACGAGACTATCAATTTTTTGACCGTACCATCAGTGAAATGTACACTGTGGGCGGATTGGATATCTATGTTCACAAGTACATGGGTCCACAAACTGGTGGTGAGGACTCTGCACTGAGTGGCAACTATGATGTCACTCAACCCATTTACGACACGCAAAGTCCCTTGAATATTCAAGACTTGCTGTTGCTAGAAAACCGTGATAGAATCTATGATCCAGACATCTACGTCATGCGTGGTGTGTATCGTGTGCAGGATGTGGACTTTGACTTGACCCAGTTTGGATTGTTTCTGAACTCAGACACGCTGTTTGTGACCTTTCACTATAACGACATGATTGACACATTTGGTCGCAAGCTCATGAACGGTGATGTGATTGAAGTGCCAAATTTGAAAGATTACAACCCCCTAAACGCTGCCTTGCCACTGGCCTTGCCCAGATACTATGTGATCCAGGATGCTAACTTTGCGTCAGAAGGATTCAGTCAAACTTGGTTGCCACACTTATGGCGTATCAAAGCCACACCACTTACCAACGCACAAGAATACAACAACATACTGGATAAGCCATTTGTGGCCGAGTACATTTGGGATCCGGGTGATTTCTATCCTGGTGGCAGCATTGTAAACTACGGCGATGTTTATTATCGTGCTATTAAAAATACACCTGCTGGCACAGACATTACCAACACTGAGTTTTGGGCTCCATATACTCCGCCCACAATCTCTGACATGCAGAGTACCAGACCCAAAGATCAACAGATCAATGATGACATACTGGCTCAGGCCAATGTGGAAGTTCCACTCAGCGGATATGACGTTGAAAAGTTTTATGTTGTGGCCACAACAGAAGATGGACAACCTGCTAACCCAACCAGTTTGTATACCATGGGCGGCACCACAGTAGATGGCACACAAGGTGGTATGAATGTTACCCCAAGAGCAGATGGTTATACCGCAGGATATCTCACCGGTGATGGTAAAGCACCTAATGGCTTGCCTGTTACTCCGGGTGTGAGTTTTCCTCCCGACCCTGTAGCCGGAGATTACTGTTTGAGATTAGATTATAAGCCTAATAGATTGTTCCGTTTCAACGGTCGCATGTGGATCAAGATTGAAGAAAAAGTACGCACCAATTTGGACAATGGGCCCGTCAATCAAACTCAACGCTCGGGCTTTGTGAACAATACATACACTACCAATACTACTGACTTGGGTGCTATACCACAGCGTCAAAGTTTGAGTCAGGCTCTCAAACCCCGAGCAGACAATGGTGATCAAGGTGGCTTCTTGCCACCTAACCCACCACCACCTTTTTCAAGATAAACATGCAACAATTTTTTTACGACGCACAAATACGCAGGTTCCTGCTGCAATTTACCAGAATCTTTTCAGGGTTCCAAATTGAGTACGGCAACGAAACTGATGGCGTAAACAAAGCCACTCTGTTGCGTGTGCCTGTGCGGTATGGTGATGCCAGTCGTAATGCACAAACTATCATTCAAGAAAACTCAGCCAGTGCATTGCCATCAACTCCGCTAATGACCTTTTACATCAACAATCTTGAATATGATCGTCCAAGAATACAAGATCCTACCTTTGTGGATAGATTTAGTGTGCGTCAACGCACTTATGATACAGAAACAGAAACATACGAAACCACACAAGGCAATGCATTTACCATTGAACGACTGATGCCTGTGCCATATAAACTGAGTATTACACTGGATATTTGGACATCAAACACCAATCAGAAATTGCAGTTATTCGAGCAAATTTTGACCCTGTTCAATCCTTCGCTAGAACTACAAAGCACAGACAACTACATTGACTGGTCAAGTTTGAGTGTGATGTATTTGGATTCATTAAGCTGGAGTTCAAGAGTCATTCCGCAGGGCACAGAAAATCCCATTGACATTGCCAGCATCAAATTCTCCATGCCTATATGGATTTCCTCTCCGGCCAAGATCAAGAAGCTGGGCGTGGTGGAACGTATCATTGCCGGCATATTTGATGCACAAGGTGATGCTGCTGATGCTATTACCAACAATGACTTATTGCTGGGCACAAGACAAATGTTCACACCGTGGAACTACAAACTAGTTGTGATTGACAATCAAATTCAAGTGTTGTACAATCCCACAATTGTGCCCAATGGCGGTTATGAAGATTTAGATCCCACTGCTATCGTGGCAGACTCGCCGCTGTTGTGGCCTGCTGTGATTTCAGCGTATGGCGTGTTACGCCCTGGTATCAGCCAAATTAGACTGAACCGCCCACCTATTGCGGCACCAGACACTGCTAACCCAATCATTGGAACTATTATTATCAACCCCGACGATGATAGACTGGTAATTTTTACTCCTGATTCAGATACGGCACCACAGAACACACTGGCACCTATTGACGCCATTATAAATCCTCTTGCGAGCGGACCAAATGCCGGGTTGCCTGCACCTGTTACAGGCGTTAGATATTTGCTAACTGAAGATACTGGCAACTGGGACAATGTGGACAATCCTAATTCTTGGGATGGCACAGGTGGTCAACCACTAATTGCCTATGCCAATGACATCATTGAGTGGAACGGCACACGCTGGCGTGTGGTGTTTGTGAGTGCTGACGAAACTGCTGCTCAGTATGTTACAAACATAACTACTGGTACACAATATGAATGGACTGGTGAACAATGGATAAAAAGTTATCAAGGAGTCTACCCGCCTGGAGCCTGGAGTCTAGTACTGTAAAGGCTGTGGGTGTTTGGTTTTTATCCCGGAGTACAGGCCGTTACCTGTATCTCTTGCGCAACGATGCAAAACATCCAGAAACCTGGGGACTGCCCGGAGGTAAAGTTGAATCTGGCGAAACGCTGTTGGGTGGCATGGAAAGAGAATGTATTGAGGAACTGGGTCATTTTCCAGAATATCACAGACTTGTACCGCTAGAAAAGTTTACATCAGCAGATGGTGTTTTTGAATATCACACTTGGGTATGTGTGTTGGATGCGGAATTTGTGCCGGTGCTGAATGACGAACACATTGGACATGCGTGGATTCAAGCTGGAGTATGGCCCAAGCCCATGCATCCTGGTTTGTGGAACACTGTGAACATTGATGCTGTTCAACAAAAACTGGTTTCTGTGGAACGCAGTGTTGAAGTATCGCAGTAACAGTCTTAGAATGGGGTCACAGTACTGACTGCGGCATTACCCACAGCAGTAATTGTGTAGTTGTTGGCGCTGTTGTCTGTGAGTGTGGCGCTCTGGCAGATCAACAACTGAGTGCCCGACACTGCTGTGGCTTGACTGGTGGGCACACTTACCGTGGCACCTGTATAAAGACCTGTGCCTACGACCAAGCGCAGGTTTGAAATATAACCGTTGAGACTGTTGGCACCACTGTTTCGACCACCTACACCATAAGAAGCAACGGGTGCAACACCAGTGGTTGCAATAGCTTGATTTAGGACTCGTGTGCCATCGTAGTATGCACTTATTGTGCCCGACGTCCTGCTTACTGCTACCCAGTGCCAGGTACCTGTGGTAATGCTTGCGTCTGCTTGAATCAAATAAGAAGTGCCACCAAACCAGTCAAAACTCAATCCCGAGCTGGAGCCGCGTTTGAGAACTCTAAATGCTCCAGTTGTTTGTGATTCAAACAAGTCAATTTCTGTTGACGGCACTGAGTTAAAATAAATCCAGGCTTCCCAGGTGAAGTCTCCGGCACCTGCAGCCAAGTTGGCTGAGTTGGCACCAAATGTAATGGCATCTCCTGAGCCATCAAACACCACACTGTAATTTACTGTGACAGGACTTGTTATGGTCATTCCACCAATACCTGTTGCTCCACCTAGAAGTGTCATTCCCATTTTAAATTGTATCCAGTTGTAATTACCATGTGGTGACGGTTTGTCTCAAAAAAATTATAGTCTACCAACAACAATCTCAATAACGCCTGACTCGCCGTTGAAGTTTTCAAGGGCTTTACCAATCACAGTGCCCATAGCAGGTGTGGCACATGCTTGAGCAGCACCATTGCCAGCTGACACCATCATGTCGCCTTTGCGTACTGTGCCCACAACACTAGTTGGCACACGACCTGTTAGTGCAACAGCAGCAACAAACTCTGATTCAAGTGTAGAATTCATCAAGTGAGCCGGGTTAGTAGATACAATGCCTGCTACTCGTGCATCGCTGACTTCGGTTGCAATTGTGACTTCTTGTGCGCCACCAAATACCAAAATAGTTCCCGGTGCATACGCAGCATCAGCAGTATAATTTTCAGCCAAGTCAGCGTATTGTGCAGTGGTTGCTTTACCAAACACTGTGTTAAAGTACACTGTTGAGCTACCAATGTTACCAATACCGTTACCGTTACCGTTTACAATGTTGCCACCAGTGATTGTACCAGTGCCCACAGTCAAGCCAGCAAATGTTGGAGTGCTGCCAGTGGTCAAGCCTGAAATATCTGCTTGTGCCAGTGTGACTGCGCCAGTACGGCCAGCAACTGACGTTACCTTAGCATCAGTGTATGTGGTACTGATGCTGGTTGCATTCCAAGTACCACCAGTCAATGTACCAACCGATGTGATGTTAGTTTGTGAGGCAGTTTGTAATGTACCTGTTAAGGTAGCACCTGAGTTGCCAATTGTGGCAGCGTTGACAGTTGCCGCTGTAACTGTACCAGTAATTGATACTGTGGCACCATTGTGTACAGCACTGGTATTACCAATTGTAGCAGCACTAATGCTTGCACCTGTAAATGCCGCACCTGAGTTACCAATAGCAGCAGCGTTGACTGTGGCCGCTGTTACCGTACCTGTGATAGAAACTGTAGCGCCGTTAACTACAGCACTGGTATTACCAATTGTGGCAGCCGACAAACTTGCGCCAGTAAATGCGGCACCCGAGTTACCAATTGCGGCAGCATTAACAGTGGCCGCTGTGACTGTGCCGGATGTTGAGTACCCAGTGGCCGTCACAACACCAGTAGCCACGTTGACAGAAATTGCGCTGTTGGCTGAATTTTGAATGTTACCAGTCACAGCATTGGCTATCATCACATAGTATGTGCCTGTTGTGACTGTGTTGATAACGTCCCAGTCGCTTACATTGGCTCGAGCCACATACAAGTTTGGCACCAGTGTTGTGCTGGTAATAGCCAAAGGTGCTGTGCCTGTGGCTATTGAACTTACCAATTGTCCAGCAGTGGTAATGTTACCACCAATCACATTGCCTGTGGCACTTGCTGTCACAGTTGACAACAAATTCAATCCAATTAAACTGCCGCCTGATCCACCACCAGTTATTAAATTACCACCCGAAATGTTGCCAGTTGTTGATATGTTGCCAGTGCCCACAATACCCACTGTGTTTACGTTACCGGTTGAACTTAGGGTTGAACCGGTTATGGTTGTTCCTGTTATGGTGCCAGAAGCAGAAATCAATCCACCTGTGAGCAAGTTGCCGCTGGTTGTGTTGGCTGTTACTGTTAACGAGCCTAAGGTTCCAACTGATGTAATTTGTGTTTGACTTGCATTTACACTGAACGTGGTACCATTTAATGTCAGTCCAGTGCCGGCACTGTAAACTTGTGAGCTGCTGAATTGACTGAACTGAATATTTGAAGTACCAAATGTAATGGTGCCCGATGGTGAACTGACAATATATGCTGATCCAGCATTCACATTGCCACTTTGCACAAAGAAGTAGTCATTTACACTCAATGCTGCTGTGCTGTCTGGTCCATATTCATCAGTGTCAGTTGATCTAATAATAGCTGTGGCATTGGCCCATGTATACACACCATTGTATACACCATTGCCTTCATTCTTGATCAGCACTCGAGTACCAATGGTCTGAATGTTGGCTGTGTCGATCAAGTTGAACGACCCAGTGGTAGCCAGTACAGCACCAACACCATTGGCCACACCATTGGGTTGTGTGTAGGTAATTGTACCACCTGTGGCAGTGGCCAGATTAGACACAGTGGCAGCAGTAACTGGTGAGTGGAAAGCAAATCCAGTTGTTGCCAAATTGTCAACATACAGTTTGGTAGCAGCATCAGCATCTTGTTGTGGGTAGCCCACATTGTTGATCTGCACGTTTGATGCAAATACAACGTTACCAGTTGATGACAAGTTCAATGCACCAGTTGATCGCAAAGTAAGTGCTGTGCCAACCACGGTGTTAGAAATAATGTTGCCGCCGGTTACATTTCCTGTGGCACTTACTGCACCACCGGTCAACAGGTTTGAACCGGTTACATTTCCAGTTGCACTCACAATGCCAGTTACGCTCAATCCGTCAGCAGCGAATCTTCCACGATCGGCGCCATTAGTAGCTACACCTATAACGCCATCACTTATCCAATAAAATCCAGTGTCTGTTGCTCCATCAGCTGAGAATCCAAAACTTGGACTTGCTAGATTTCCACTACCTACTAGTATTCTGCCCACAGCTGATAGATTGCCACTTGTGATGTTACCTGTGGTTGATATTGGGTTTGAACCCAGTGCAGCCAAATTGGCCACCACGTTGGCATTGCCATAACTTGAAGCAATGCCAGTCAGTTGCGACCCATTACCAACAAAGAAGTTACCAGTAATATTGCCAGTTGTTGATATGTTACCGGTGCCCACAATGCCCACGGTGTTCACATTACCAGTTGAACTTAGAGTTGAACCGGTTATGGTTGCTCCTGTGATTGCACCAGTTACACTTACGGCTCCACCAATTAAATTGCCACCTGAGACATTACCAGTTGTTGATATGTTACCGGTGCCCACAATGCCCACTGTGTTCACGTTACCACTTGCACTTAATGTAGTGGCAGAAATAACATTGGCGCCTGTTAAGTTGCCACCTGACCCTGATCCTGTTATCACATTACCACTTGAAATATTTGCAGTTGTGGTAATGTTGGCAGTTGAGTTAAGAGCTGATAAGACATTTGAACTTAAACTCAATCCAGCAGCAAGTATATTACCACCTGAGACATTACCAGTTGTTGATATGTTACCAGTGCCAACAATACCCACAGTATTCACATTACCAGTTGAACTCAAGGTTGATCCTGTGATTGTTCCACCAGTGATTGCACCAGATACGCTCACAGCAGTACCAATATGGGTTCCTGCTGAGACATTGGCAGTGGTTGTGATATTAGCAGTTGAGTTAAGTGCTGACACAACGTTTGAGCTCAGGCTCAAGCCTGCGGCATTTAGATTGCCACCTGTGATGTTGCCACTTGCACTCAATAAACCGGTAATGTATTCACCTGTGGTAGCAAATACAGCCACATTGCTTGTGCCGCCAACACCTATAGAAATATTTCCGCCTGCGCTCACAACAGTGACGTTTGAATTTCCACTGTTGATATTTGCTACTGAGGTAATCACACCTGTAAGCAGAGCACCATTGCCTAAAATATAATTGCCAGTGACGTTACCACTTGCACTTAATGTAGTGGCAGAAATAACATTGGCACCTGTTAAGTTGCCACCTGATCCTGATCCTGTTATGACATTTCCACTTGAAATATTTGCAGTTGTGGTGATATTGCTAGTTGAATTCAGTGCTGACACAACATTTGAACTCAGGCTCAACCCAGCAGCATTCAAATTGCCGCCTGTGATATTGCCAGTGGTTGATATTGGGTTTGAACCCAGTGCAGCCAAATTGGCCACCACGTTGGCATTGCCATAACTTGAAGCAATGCCAGTCAGTTGCGACCCATTACCAATAAAGAAGCTGCCGGCAATATTGCCAGTTGTTGATATGTTACCAGTGCCCACAATGCCCACTGTGTTTACGTTACCAGTTGAGCTCAATGTTGAGCCAGTAATTGTTGCTCCTGTGATTGCACCGGTTACACTTACAGCAGTACCAATGTGAGTGGCTGCCGAGACATTGGCAGTTGTGGTAATGTTGGCGGTTGAGTTAAGAGCTGATAAGACGTTTGAGCTTAGACTCAATCCAGCAGCCAACAAGTTACCACTTGAAATGTTGGCAGTTGTGGTGATAGCACTTGTTGAGTTAAGAGCTGATACAACGTTTGAGCTTAGACTCAATCCAGCAGCCAACAAATTACCACTTGAAATGTTACCTGTGGTTGATATATTACCAGTGCCCACAATACCCACTGTGTTTACGTTACCGGTTGAACTTAGGGTTGAGCCAGTGATTGTGCCACCGGTGATTGCACCAGTTACACTTACAGCAGTACCAGTATGAGTTCCTGCCGAAATATTAGCATTGGTTGTGATGTTGCTGGTTGAGTTTAGTGCAGATACAACGTTTGAGCTCAGGCTCAAGCCTGCAGCATTTAGATTGCCACCTGAGACATTACCAGTTGTTGATATGTTACCGGTGCCCACAATGCCCACTGTGTTCACGTTACCGCTTGCACTTAATGTAGTGGCAGAAATAACATTGGCACCTGTTACATTACCGCCTGAACCTGATCCTGTGATAAGATTACCACCTGAAATATTAGCAGTGGTTGTGATAGCACTGGTTGAATTCAGTGCTGACACAACATTGGAGCTCAGGCTCAACCCAGCAGCATTCAAATTGCCGCCTGTGATGTTGCCACTAGCACTTAGCAACCCAGTGATGTATTCACCAGTGGTGGCAAACACTGCCACATTACTTGTGCCGCCAACGCCTATAGAAATGTTGCCGCCAGAGCTAACAACTGTGACGTTTGAATTTCCACTATTGATATTGGCCACACTTGTAATAACACCAGTTAGTAAAGCACCATTACCTAAGATGTAGTTACCGGTAACATTGCCGCTTGCACTTAATGTAGTGGCTGAAATAACATTGGCGCCTGTTACATTACCGCCTGATCCGGCACCAGTTATCAAATTTCCACTTGAAATATTAGCAGTGGTTGTGATATTGCTGGTTGAGTTCAATGCCGACAACACGTTAGCACTTAAACTCAATCCTGCGGCATTTAGATTGCCACCTGTGATGTTACCTGTGGTTGATATTGGGTTTGAACCTAGTGCAGCCAAATTGGCCACAACGTTGGCGTTGCCAAAACTTGAAGCAATGCCAGTCAGTTGCGACCCATTACCAACAAAGAAGTTACCAGTAATATTGCCAGTTGCAGAAATCAATCCAGTTACCAATACATTTGCACCTGAGTAAACATTACCAGTGCCGTTGGTTGTAAAAGTAATATTGCCGTTTGTGGCAGTTGTTTGCAGGTCCAAATTACCAGTTGTATCAACAATAATGCCTGTGACAATAAAGTTGCCAGCTGAGATGTTGGCAGTTGTGGTGATAGCACTTGTTGAGTTGAGTGCTGATACAACATTTGAACTCAAACTTAATCCTGCGGCATTCAAGTTGCCACCTGAGATGTTTCCACTTGCACTCAACACACCAGTTACATACTCACCTGTGGTTGCAAACACAACCACATTACCTGTTCCACCTACGCCAACTGTGACGTTACCGCCAGAACTTGCCACACGAACATTTGATGTACCATTTTGTATTGATGTAGCATCAATCCCAGTAAGTTGGCTGCCGTTGCCTAGGAGGTAATTACCAGAAATATTTCCAGTTGCAGAGATCAATCCACCGGTTAGTAAATTACCAGTGGTTGTGTTGGCTGTTACTGATAATGAGCCCAGTGTACCAACACTTGTGATATTTGTTTGACTGACTGTGGTCAATGTGCCCGCAATACTGGTACCCGACAAATTGCCACCGGTGATATTACCGGTTGCGCTCAAACTGGTACCAGTGGCAGCACCAATATTTGGTGTTGTGAGCTGAGCACTGGCTTTGACCACAATGTTGCCGCTGCTGAATGCTGTGGTAACATTATCAACCAATGCATTGATTACTGTGCCAGCTAAACTGATACCTGCTGATGTGTTAGCAGTATAAGTTTGTGAGCTACTGAATAGGCTAAATTCAATATTTGAAGTACCAAATGTAATTGTGCCTGCTGGCGCACTAACTACATAGGCAGAACCAGCATTCACATTGCCACTTTGCACAAAGAAGTAGTCATTGATACTGAATGATTCTGCACTGTCCGAGCCATACTGATCGGTATCAGTTGAGCGCACAATATTGGTTGCATTGGCCCATACATAAACACCGTTGTATACCGCATTGGCTTCGTTCTTGACCAATACTCTAGTACCAACAGTTTGAATGTTTGCGGTGTCAATTATATTAAACGAACCAGTGGTTGTGAGCTTTGCCCCCACGCCATTGGCCACGCCATTTGGCTGTGTGTATGTGATTGAGCCACCTGTGGCTGTGGCCAATGTGGTATATGTAGCTGCTGTTACAGGTTGGTGAAAATTGAATCCAGTTGTTACTAAATTGTCAACATACAACTTATTAACAGCATCACCATCTTGTTGCGGTTGTGGAACATTGTTAATGTATTCGTTGTTGGCATTGATATTACCAGTGGTGCTAAGTGTTAAGTCTCCAGTGGATATGAGTGTGAGTGCAGTGCCAGTCACACGGTTAGTGTTGACATTACCACCTGTGATATTTCCAGTAGCACTGATCAATCCACCAGTACTAATATTTGCAGCGATAATATTTCCACCAGCACTGATTTGTGTGGTTGTTGCAACGTTACCGCTGCTGATGTTTCCAATCACACTAACTGTATTAGAAGTTTTATTGAATGTAAAGGCTGCTGCTCCAGCAGCATTTCCACTATCATTGAATAGAATCTGAGTATTCAAACCTGGAGCGGTAATATTGCCAGAAATATTTCCAGCAAAAGTGCCAACAAAATAACCTGCATTGACATTGGCAGTTGTGGTTATATTACTGGTTGAGTTAAGTGCCGACACAATATTTGAGCTCAAACTCAATCCTGCGGCATTTAGATTGTCTGCAATTACATTACCAGATGCACTTACTACTCCTGCACTACTTACATTTTTTGCCAGCACCCAAGTGCTACTATTTCCAAATTGAACAATATTGGCTTCTGAAATTATATTTTGAGTAGCACCAATTGACCCAGTTGCAAACAATCCAAATATTCCAGGACTTTCGAGTGTGCTTTCGCCAACTCTTACAGTCACGTTGCCGTTTGCACCTTCTTGATATAAAATAATGTTGGCAGAATAAGTTCCACCATTATAAAAGTTTACACTAGCATTTGCATTTGCGTTTACTAAGCCACGAGCAATCACATTAGCACTCGTAGATATAGTTCCATTTGTAAATAAATTAGCCCCTCTTATATCGCCACTTGCACTAACCACAGATCCTGTGATGCTTGTGCCAGACAAGTTACCACCAGTGATATTTCCCAAAGAGCTAATCAATCCGCCAGTATTAAGATTATCACCTGTGATGTTGCCACTAGCACTTAACAACCCAGTGATATATTCACCTGTGGTTGCAAACACAGCTATATTATTTGTGCCGCCTATACTGATAGCTACATTGCCACCAGAACTTACCACTCGCACATTGCTTGTGCCGTTTTGAATGCTTGCAGCATCGATGCCAGAAAGCAAACTGCCATTACCTAAAATGTAATTGCCAGAAATATTAGCAGTAGTTGTGATATTACTGCTTGAAATAAGTGCAGACACAACATTTGAACTCAGACTCAATCCTGCGGCATTCAAGTTACCACCGGTGATGTTTCCACTTACCGATACTGTAGTGCCTGTGTGAGTTGTAGCGTTAACATTGGCACCACCTAGTATATTGCCACCGGTGATGTTTCCGTTGGCACTTATGACGCCAGTGATGTATGCACCAGTTGTGGCAAACACAGCAATATTTGATGTGCCACCAATTGTGATGTTGGCATTGCCGTTAGGAGTTTGAATTTCTACGCTGGTGGTTCCGTTGGTGATTTTGTCACCAACAATATTACCACTCAGTGACGCATTTCCTACAACTGTTAAATCCCCAGCAACAATGGTATTTCCGCCAACACTTAAATTGCCGTTGGTGTTCAAGTTTAGTCCAGCTACGTTGCCGGAAGCATTGATGGCACTAGGATTAAAACTGCCAACTACAAGAGAGCCATCAGCAACAATGTTGCCAGTTGTTGAAATTCCAGTTGTGCCGTCTAGTTGAATTGCCATGATTTATCCTCGTATTTGATATTTAGCATCATGTTGGAGTAAAGATTGTGAGAGTAGAATCTGTAGGCACAAAAATGTTGCCCGCAGCCGATATAGTTAACGGGCTAATCATCACAGCATTTACCACATTTGGCACTAGAGCTAGGGTGTTTATCACTTTGGGTGTTGAAATTGGACCTTGCACAAACAGGCTGCCCGCACCCATCACAATAGAATTTGCCACAGAATCCACAGCAACTTGAACATTGCCATTGATATCTGGAATTGCTACATTACTATTACCGTTTGAAATGGCGTTTCCGCCGCCGCCACCCGATGCGTTTGACCAGTAGGTTACGCCATTACCGTATGTGGTTAATACTTGACTTGCCAGTCCGTCAACATTGGTGTAAATTACATTGCCGCTTTGGACAGTTCCAAACGCTGAAATATTGCCACTTGTGCTTAATGTTGTGGCTAAGATAACATTGGCACCTGTAATATTGCCACCCGATCCGGCGCCAGTAATCAAATTGCCGCCAGTTATATTGCCAGAGACTGACACAAACTGGTTGCTGGCAATTACTGTTACTACATTGCTGGAATTTTTGTAAAATAAATTGCCATCAGAATAGTTGATGGCCAGCTCGCCGGCAACCAAATTCCCGGCGCTCGGAACTGCATTAGCTACATTTGACCGCTTGAGCTGTACTGTATTTGTCATTGAGCATATTTACTATTAATATAGTCCACCGTCTACAGTAGATGCTGTGTCTAGCACTTGGTAACTGCCCTGGAAGATGTTTCCACCTGTGATATTTCCTGTGCCTGACACAAAGCCAGACCCAAACAACACGTTGCCAGCAGTAACAGTGCCAGTAGCAGAGATTATTCCACCAGTTAACAAATTGCCGCCGGTGATGTTGCCTACTGCTGAAAATACGCCAGTACCACTTAGACTTGCTACTTGTGTTGTGGCACCATACCAAGTAAAGTTAAAACCACTGGTATTTTCAGGCACGCTGAACCACATTGTGGCTGAGTCAATACCTATAGCATAGTCTGTTAGACTGCCAGATAATGTTGGATACAATGTTAGTTTTGTACCAGCACTTCTTGTGGTAAATGCCGGAGCGCCTGTGCCCACTGCTGCCCAATCAATTCTGTTATCGCCAGACCCGTTAAGGAATATTTGTCCACCGCCATCAGCTGCGTTACCTGGTTGAGTGGATATCAACTGCCCAGTAGTTGTGACATTGCCAGCGATAACATTGCCAACAGCAGAAACATTACCAGTGGTGTTTATGTTGCCAGCCGCAAAATCACCGGATCCAACGCTAACTCCTGACACATTTGATGAGATAGCTTGTGGTCCAAGATAGATACTGTTGCCAGACAAATACAAATCTTTCCACAAAGAACTTGTACTACCCAAGTTATATGTTACGTTGGCAGATGGAACCAAGTTACCAATTACATTACCAGTGATACTGAAATTGTTTGTGCTCAATAATCCAACAGTGCTAATGTTTCCACCAGCAATGTTAGAAGTAACATTCAAGTTACTCACAACATTTGAACTTAAACTTAGTCCGGCAGCATTTAAATTGCCAGCAATAACATTGCCACTAGCCGACAATGTGATACCACTGATTACATTGGCGCCGCTGATGTTACCACCAGAACCTGCGGTACTAATATTACCAGCAGTAAGGTTACCTGTGGCTGAAATCAATCCACCAGTTAGGATATTGCCACCAACTACATTACCACCAGTGCTGATGAATCCTGATCCAGCGTCAACGTTGCCAGCAGTAACAGTGCTGGTTAGACTTAATGTTGTGCCAGTTGCATTGCCAATATTTGGTGTTGTGAGTTGAGCACTGGCTTTAACAACAATATTACCACCACCATCAAATGCTGTGGTAACATTATCAGTTTTGGCACTGAATACTGTGCCAATCAAACTCAAACCAGCTTGAGTGTTGGCTGAATAAACTTGAGTGCTACTGAATTGGCTGAATTCAATATTTGAGGTGCCAAATGTAATAACACCCGGTGGGGCGCTAACAACAAAAGCAGCACCAGCATTCACATTACCACTCTGTGTGAAGAAGTAATCATTGATGCTGAATGATTCTGTACTGTCCGAACCGTATTGGTCAGTATCAGTTGAACGCACAATAACTGTGGCATTGGACCAGGTGTAAACACCGTTATATACGCCATTGCCTTCGTTCTTGACCAACACTCTAGTGCCGACTATTTGAATGTTAGCGGTGTCAATTAAGTCAAATGACCCAGTAGTGGTTAGTGTTGCACCAATGCCGTTTGCCGCGCCATTTGGTTGTGCGTATGTGATTGAGCCACCTGTGGCTGTGGCCAAGTCTGTGTTAGTAGTAGCAAATACTGGTGCATGGAATGTCAATCCAGTTGATGCCAAATTATCAACATAGTACTTGGTCGCCGCGTCTTGATTCTGTAGCGGTTCTGCTAGGTTATTGATAATGGTGTTAGCAAGAACAATATTACCAGTTCCATTTGGGTATAGGTTAACATTACCATTGCTAGCAGTTTCAAATGTTAGAGAATCAACTCTGCCAATGATATTTGAAGTGTATAGTATTGTGCTAACATTTACATTTGACCCATCAACGTTGCCACTGGCTGACAAATAAGTTGACAGCACATTGCCGCCTGAAATATTGGCGCTTGTGGTAATGTTACTAGTAGAGTTTAAGTCTGAAACAACATTGGAACTTAGACTCAATCCAGCAGCGTTTAGATTTCCACCTGTTATATTGCCAGAAGTAGAAATTATACCAGAACCGCCTAGTATATTACCGCCTGTAATGTTGGCAGTTGTAGTGATGTTTGAGGTGGAATTCAGTTCTGACAAAACATTTGAACTCAAACTCAGTCCGGCCGCATTCAAATTACCACTGATGATGTTGCCTGTGCCACTAACAACACCAGATCCAAACAGTATGTTACCACCTGTGATATTAGCTGATGTAGTGATGTTGCTGGTTGAGTTTAGATCGCTCAATACATTGCCACTCAAACTCAAGTTGGCTGTGAGCACACCTGAAGTGGCTGACAAAGTTACTGCTTCAATAACATTAGCCCCAGTGATGTTTCCACTTGCTCCTGAGGTAGCAAAGTTTGCAGCAGTGACATTAGCCGATGTAGTGATGTTGCTGGTTGAGTTTAAGTCACTGAGCACATTGCCACTTAGACTCAATCCTGCAGCATTTAAATTACCGCCTGTTATATTGCCACTTGCACTTACAGTGGTACCAAACACATTACCGTTGAAATTGGCACCATTAACATTGGCTGTGGTTATGATATTGCCTGATGCTGACAAATTGCCAGTTGTATCAAATACCCATTGACCAGTATTGCCACTACTGTTGAGTACAATATTGCCAGTGTTGGCCAACTTCACATAAAAATCATCACTACCCAAGAATAGTTCTGTCTGTAACAGATTGCCACTGGTCAAGTGTATGTGGTCGCCATCCATTGCTGTTGGGTAGATTAACAACTGCTGAGTAGTTGTAACTCCTGAACCTGCTGGTTGAAGAGTAATTGTATTGCCTGGAGAACCGCTTGGTGTGTATGGGTTACCATAGATAATACCGCCACCTGGGAATGCCAAATTGCCAGTGGTATCAAAGTTCCATTGCTGATCTACAGCAGCATTGGCATTGATCAACACATTACCATTGGCTGCGGGAATTGTTACATTACTGAAGCCATTGAAAATCAAACTGGTAGATGCTGTTTGTGTCCAGGTCAAGTTACCTGAGCCATCAGTGGTCAACAAATATCCATTTGATCCGCCGTCAATATGAACATTGCCCACATTGCCTAAGCTAATATTGCCCGAGCTCGCAAAATTTACAGTGCCTGTTGCACTGATGCTAGATGTGACCACAGCTGATGTAGCACTGAGTGTGGTACCGCTGATTACATTAGCACCAAAAATATTGCCGCTAGAGCCAGAAGTAGTAATATTGCCACCAGTGATATTACCGCCTGCACTGATGTTACCGCCTGTTGACAAATTGCCGCCAGTAACAGTACCACTTACTGACAAACTGCTGAGTGTGCCAACTGAAGTCAAACTTGAGTAAATTACATTTGAGCTAAGTGTGTTGCCAATTAGATTGTTGGCATCAACACTGCTGGCCGCAACACCTGTCAACTGACTACCATTACCAATGAAGTAATTGCCGGTTATGTTACCAGTTGCACTGATTTCACCAGTTGTATACTGCCCAGTTGTGGCAAACACAACCACATTTGATGTTCCACCTACACCAACTGTGATGTTACCACCTGAGCTTACAACTGTGACATTTGAATTTCCAAGGTTGATATTTGCAACTGATGTGATCACACCAGTCAAGAAATAACCATTACCTAATATATAATTGCCAGCAACATTGCCTGTAGTGGTGATATTTGATGTGCTGTTGATTGGGCTGAGCACATTGCCACTAAGACTCAATCCTGCAGCGTTGACATTGGCACCTGTAATATTGCCTGATACAGATACAAACTGTTTGCTGGCAATGGTTTGGACCGTTCCGGCGCCATCTTTGTAAAATAAATTGCCGTCTGTGTAATTGATTGCCAGCTCGCCTAGTGCTAAATTGCCACTAGCAGGAACAGCATTTGCTGTACCTGAGCGTTTGATTAAAATTGTATTCGACATTTTATTTTTCCTATTTTTGCCTTAAAAATCACCGCCTGTGACTATTTGGAAATCATTCACAATCTTGATCCAACTAGTCCATGTTCCGCCCCATTTACTGCGATCCCACTGTATTTTTTGGTCTCCTGGCTCTGTTGTGCCTGGATAAAATACCTGTGTAATAGCAGTATCTGTGCTGTTTACCACTTCTAATAACCCTACAAAAACCTGGCTGTCCAACGGAGTGCCACTGGTTCCTGACCAACTTGTTCTATTTACCGTGTACACACCCATTTCAGTCAGCGTGTTCCAATTGTTTGAATCACCACCGCGATCAGCCAGCACACCTGTTAGTGCTTGCCCGCTGCCTACAAAGTTATTAGCCACAACATTGCCTGCTACACTCAGCTGGGTGGGACTAAAAACTGCCACATTTGCGGTGCCGTTGACACTGACTGAGACATTGGCATTGGCGCCAGGAATTTTAACATTACTGGTACCGTTGTCAATTTGGCTGCCAGCAGTAGCTAAAATACCAGTAAGTTGGCTGCCATTACCAACAAAATACTGTGCAGAAATATTAGCTGTTGCGTTGATGTTTGATGTTTGCAGCCCAGTAGGAGTAAAAACTGCTACATTTGATACACCGTGAACACCCACAGCAACATTGCCACCTGTGCCTTGTATAGCTACATTGCTGTTACCTGACACGATCTGCGAGCCAGCAGTGACATTTGAAAGTTGACTGCCGTCACCAACAAAATATGCATCAGTTGTTATATTGCCTAGTGCGCTGATCTCAGCAAGTGTGCTGATATTGCCAGATGCAATAACATCACCACCTGTAATGACATTAGTACCTGTGACATTTCCGCGCACGTTCAATGCTGAATTTACATTGCCCGACACACTGACATTGCTAACTGTAAGATTTCCAGCGATCAAGTTGGCATAAACTACTTCATTGGTTACATTTAAAGTGTCGGCTGTAAGAGTAGTAAAAGTACCAGCAGCTGGATCAGTGTTGCCAATTATGATGCTGTTGATAGCACCTTGTGGATTCAGTCGCCAGGCTTGGCCGGTCCAAATCCAAGTTTTGCCGCCGAAGGTATACAGCTGATTCAGCGTGGGATTGGTGGGAAAATTCAGTGTGGTTGCCATATCTTAGTATTTACCGTGGGCTAACCCTTAAAGTTCAGTGTAACCGTAACGCACAGTGACATTACCGCCGCTGGTGTTGCGGATACCAAAGTCAAATCTATTGGTAGTTGAACTAGGGGCCGTATTGCTACGAACTATGGCATTGGCAGTGCCTACGAACTGATTGGGTATGCTGGTAAAGTCAATGGGCGTTCCGCCACCGTTGTAGACCCAGGCAAACTGTTGTCCTATTACAGGCACGTTGGTATTGGTCACAGTGGCAGTGGCATTCCAAACCAAGATACCATTGGGGATACTGCAATCAACCCACATGCTATATGTGCCGCTATTCACAGTGAAACTCTGGGTGCTGTTGCCCACAGGCACGTCCCACGATCCTGTTACCTGAGTAGCAACACCAGACAATTGACTTCCGTTGCCAACAAAGTAGTTGCCAGTAACATTTCCAGCAACACTTATAGTATTGCCATAAGTGATTTCTTTGCTGGCGGTATTGTAGAACATAACTTCAGCAACATTTGAATTATCATTTCTAACAGGGGCCACTGTGAATGTGTTGGCAGTGGTTTGATCCAACGCATCACCGGTAGCGTTCAATATGATTGAATTGTTGCCTTGATTATTGTAACCAGCTCGTTTACCAATTGCTATAGATTGCTGACCTTGGTTTTGATTAGCGGCCTTAAAGCCGATAGCTATTGCTTCAATACCTTGTATATTAGCTCCAGTATCTGTGCCAATGGCCACCGCAGCTTGGCCTTGACCATTAGCACCAGCGCCTGCTCCAATTGCTATTGAAATAAAACCCTGGTTGTTTTGACCAGCATCAAGACCAATGGCCACTGCACTTGCACCTTGTGTGTTTGCCCCGGCAGCGAGCCCAAATGCTACTGCGTTACCTGCGGTGTCTCGAATCACTGCACCATTTGATAATGTTAAATTACCAGGTAATGTTAAATTACCAGCAGAATCAAATGTCCATTGCTTTTGCGAATTATTCCAATCTGTTTGGATAAACACACTGTTGTTATCAAGGCCCACATAGGTATTGTCATTAGATCCAGCAAGTTCTATGTAACTGTTGGCAGCGGCATAAAGATCGTAACCAGTGAATACTGCACCATTTGGGAACGTGGTATTACCTGTGTTGCCAAATGTCCAGATGCTGGCACCGGAGTTGATGTTAACATTGCCAAGTATATTACCAATTGCACTACCCCCGGTAATATTGACATTGCCGCCATTGTTACCAAATCCACCTTCAATATTAACATCACGACCGTCTATAGAGGCATTGCCCTGACTGCCTCTGATATTAAGTGGACTATCTTGATAAGGCACACTATTGCCACCTTGAATTGTCCAGGTTTGCCCTTCGGACCCTTGTATACTGCCAGGGAATGTAGTGACGGCATCTGTGCCAAACAGCCAATTGTGATAGGAGCCATCAGAAGTATAAATGCCAACCCCATTAGCATCAATATTAAATCCGTTTTGTTGTTCGTTATAATACATGCCGATGCTGGCACCTGCTCCAGTGGGATTTTGATAGATATAATAGCTGCCATCGCCGTTGACTTCTATTGACCCTACATTATTGATTGACCCTATATTACTGATTGATGATATATTACCAATAGGATTGTTATCAAATGCCCCCATCAATGATACAACATTTGAATCACCATAGGTGCCACTTATACTTACTGGATCGCCGTTGGCATAGTTGACTCGGAACGAATCGGTTGGTAGAGTTAAATTACCAGTGTTGTCAAAAATCCATTGGTATCTATTGCCACTAACATCGGTAGACAATATAATGTTGGCCGGAGCTACTTCAAACTGTGTGGTTCTGTCGTAGTCAAGATCAACTTGACGATTTTGAACAACATAAGTTACACCGCCTTCGGCAGTAGGATTAAAAACTTGAACAGCTAAATCATTGCCTTCCTGGGCAAGAATATCTCCTGGAACTGTTACATCGCCATTAGTATCAAAGTTCCAATCGCCGCCACCAGTGGTAACGCCAGTGACAATATGCACATTATCGCTAACTTGAACCAATGATTTAGGGAAGCCTGCTATGTCCCAATCGCCTAATTGTAAAGAAGCACCCGGGCCAGAATCTGTTACTTTGATATCAAAGAAAGCATCAGATGGTCCATTGATAGCAACAAGATTTGCAGTGCCGCCAGTAATATTGCCTGCTGTAGTAAACCCGCCGTCCGAGTTAAATGGTGTTATGTTTGCTGACATTTATTATTCCTTAGTCGTATGTCTGGTTAAATTCTACAACATCGAATGTAAAGTAGTATGATCCATTGCTGGCTGTTCCGTTACCAGTAGCAGTGGCATTGATGAACATGGTGCCGTAGATGGGATCATAGGCAGGAACAATCACCACATCATCTTCGGTTGGATCTGTTTTGAGTCGATTGGTTATGCTGTAAGTTATGTCGCCCGAATCATTTCTTGCGGCAAAAATATCAGCCATCTGCATATTTTGTGGTGTTGGTGATGTGCCGGCACCGTGTTGAATACGCATGGTCATTTTAAATGCCCAGACATTTGCGTTGTATGCAGTGTAGACCACCTGTGGAGATCCAAACTGTGGACTTTGTATAATAGTCGACACCGTAACTTGATTGGTGCCGCCCGAGTTAGGTGATATGATTCTGCGTGTGCCGTATAGGCCCAACTGCTCACCTTCGTAAGGATTACCTGGATCGTAACTATTTTCTGTGCCGATCTTGACCGCAGGCAGTATCGCTTGACCAGCGTAGTTGAACACTGTGGATTTTGAGTTGACTGTTAGAGTTATATCCCCCCAGCCACCGTCTCCTTGTCCTGCATTAATTAGAACACTGCCGCCCACAGTTGCACACCCAGTTGCATTACCACCATTTAATTCCAATGTTCCACCAGCAGAAGGAATTCCGCTGAACCCGTTAATTGTGCTACCACCACTTAATACCAATGACCCTGCCAGACCGTCAACATTAGCAGTTGCGCCGGTGATATACATTGGATTGCCAAGATTGTTGCCGATTATGTTGCCCGGCACAGTCAAGTTACCATCGTTGTCAAAGTTCCAAGATTGGATGTTGCCAATGTTGCCAGAATTGCTTGTGATTACTGTGTGGAAAGCATCGATGTTTAGTTGCCCCATGTCCTCACGGATGTAAACACTTTGTTCTGTGCTGAACACAATGCCAGCACCTTGACTGGCATTACCTGGGCCAATTAAATTGCCCGTGCCTGTTTCAAATGTCCAAGTTCCGTAGCCATCCGTGCCCACATTAACCACCAAATTGCCGTCTGCTGTGGCTATGTTGGCATAGCTGTTACCGTTGGCAATGAGATTGGTTGCCCCGCCACCCAATGATACTGGATCGCCGTTGGCATAATTTACAGCAAATGTGTTGGCTGGTAGCGTTAAGTTGCCATTGGCATCAAATGTCCAACGATGTGGAACACCGTCACTGCCCTTTTGATTTTCAATAAACACTTCAGGTGTATCCGCTGTGTATAAAGATGCTTTGATCCAAGCCCACGCAGAGTTTGGTCCTGTGACATCATCTTCAGGATAAATTTCCCAAGTATTTGTGTCCTGATTTTGTTGAGTGTAGGCATTGCCACTGAATGTTCGTGTGGTTAAGAATGCACCTTCAGATGTGGTTATTGTTGAATTTCCAGGCAATGTTGTATTGCCATCTGCATGAAAGGTCCAAAGGCTACCGGCACTGTTGGCCCAGTCACCCACATTGATTGATAAGTTTGAGTCTGCGGCAATCTTACCATTGTCGGGCATGACAAAGCGTCCAACACCATTGGCATCAAATAAGAATGTATGCCCTTTGCTCTTGACATACACATTGCCAGTCGAAGCGTCAATTGTGAGATCATCGCCGAGTGGCTGAATGGTGGCATTGCCTGGGATGGTTAAATTGCCATCATTGCCAAATATCCAGGTAGCAGTAGGATCAGAATTGGCTCCTGCCTGCAATATAATATTACCGTAGGTATTGTTTAACAAAATAGCATTGGCATCGCCATTGGTAGGGATGTTTATTCCTGCTGTGTAACCATGAGTGAGGTCACCGTTAGTTATATTTCCGCCATTGAGATTGTAAAAGTTATTGCCACTAAATGCCCAATTGCCAGTGTTGGCTGTTCCATTGCCACCTGAACTGAAACTTTGATAGGCTTCCATCTCAGCCCACTGATTTGAAGTGTCGTCATTAAAGTAAATATACTGAACACCAGTGTCTGACTCAATCCAGATGTCGCCTATGCTGGCATTGCCAGGTGCGCCTTGGCTGAAATACACATTTGGACCACCACCACCGTTGCCTGTGATACCTGTTAAATAAGCACCATTACCATAGTAGTAAACAGCATGAATTTCGTCCCATCTTCGATTGGCCCTGCCCAAATCATATACTGCATCAATGCTAGGCACAGTAGTGCTGGCCACTGTGACATTGCCTATGCCATTGCCAGCCAAGATTAGATCAAGATTGGTTTCGTTTGTACTGACACGGTTGTAGGAAATAACAACTTGCGAGTTTACAGGGCCAGCAGCCCACACATTGGCAAAATTGTTGTTTACTGCGTTAAACGCATCGCGCAGAGATTCCCCGGTGCCATCGTTGGCAACTTGGCCTACATTGATATATTGTTGTGGTTCACTCATGCTGAATCTGGGTCCTATGGTGTATTTACCAGAACCCAGCGTATGCTATTTTTGGGTCAAACGCCAAATTGAGTTTGAAATTCAGCTATGGTTTGACGCGAGTATCGGGGGTGTTTTTGGAATTCTGGCACATCTGCTGTGACTGCACCATGCACTCTAATGAAGTTTGTGTTGGGATAGTCTTGCATGACTTTAAGCAATTGTCGTTCCCAATTGCCAGTAAACGTTGGATTTGCAGCACTGGGTTTGTAGAATTCAGAGTCTGCATACACATTGTTAAATCTATTGTTAATGCCAGCCATGTCAAATCCTAGCAAATAGATGTTCAAGTGTTTATCTTGGGCTGCAATGGCTGCTGCTAGTGGTCCAGAACTATAGCCCCAGTATTGTTCAGGCACACGATGCGCACCAAGTCCATCAAGTGGTCTTCTGGTGTAGAATTTGTGTTTGAGTGGGTAGCCGCTATGCTGTATTTGCTCGCTTATTGGACGATCTGTGGCAATCAAAACATCTGGTACAAAGTCTCTGTACAAAGCATTACACCCATAGATTGTGCCGTGGGTGCGTAAATTTTCTAAATTAACACCTTGTCTGCTGACCCCATTGCCTAATACAAATGCCATGCTCATAAAAAATCCTCCTTGTAGTTAGCAAGGAGGACGGTAGGATCAAATCTAATTAGCTTGTGGTTTTGACCACTTGCGCCAATTGTAAAGAACCATTTTGAGCCGCAATGCTGTTGATAATTTCAGCGCCAGACCATGTAACTGTGCCTTCGTCTGTGAAGAAGTTCACAGGATAGAAGTTTTCATTAGTGTAGGTGTTTGGTCCAAGATTGCTGTTACTATAGGTATCATAAGTCATACCGTTCCAATCGCGGATCCACTTGTTGGTAATGTAAGAAGCATACACAGCAGAACTGTCGCCTACTGAATACTCAATACACATGTTGCCAGCTGTGGGTGTACCAGTGTTGGACAACACACATTGACCAACTGGATATGCTTCACCTGTACCAGATCCAACAGCAGTAGCAGTGAAAATGTCGCCTACTGCCACATTGCTTGAACCTGCACCAACTGCGGCCCAATTGGTTGAGCCTACCACAGCAATACTATATGCTTGACCAACAATAAAATCTTCATCAGCAGTGGTAGCAGCAACATAAGCTACCAAAAACTTGTGCGCACCTTTCTGACGGATCAAACGACCTGCACCTGCACCAGTAGAACTGTTGTTTGACAACAAGATATTAACTTGTGGAAGAATGATAGGATTGGTTGATGTGGTTGCTGTGGTGCTTAAACCGCCAACCACACCTAGATATTCGGTGCCAGACAGAGTCTGAACAGGTGCGTTAAACACTGGATCAGTCAAACTGTTAAAATTTGGATAGCCAACGTCAATTATTACAGCGGCGGCGGGTTGATTTACTGTGCCATTTGTATTGATTGTGATACCTTGTGCGGTACCGTACTTTTGAATTTTTAGAGCTCTTCCCATTTGATTTCTCCTTATAGAAGCCCAATGCGGGTTCTAGCCGCTACGCAGTGGTGAGCTGCATAAAACGCCAAATTGCGTTGACAAGTATTTAGCGAAAATGTAAAATGGAACCAACTACACCTTAAATATAGCCATGGACACAAACACTCTTATTGCTCAAGGCAACGACCTTAGAGCACAACATCGCCCCTTAGAAGCTCTCAAATGTTATGCTCAGGCATTTGTTGAAGATCCAGATTCGTCAGCGGCTTGGAACAACTATGGCAATGTCATGAGAGAGTGCGGACAGCCTGCTAGAGCCATACCATTTTTACAACATGCCATCGTACTAGAACCCACATCAGCCACAGCACAATTTAATCTTGCTGTTGCACTGTTACAGTTAGGCAACTATCGAGATGGCTGGCGCCAGTATGAAACTCGCTGGAACTACGAACACTTGGCAGGACAACTGCCCAAGTACACACAGCCACGCTGGACTGGGCAAGACCTTAAAGACAAAACTATACTTGTAGAAGGCGAACAAGGCCACGGAGACAACATTCAGTTTGTGAGATTTATCTACAACCTGCACACAATGGGTGCTAAGATCAAACTCAAAGTCACAGACTCACTTATTCCACTATTGTACGGAAGTCCTCTGCTGGAAGCCATTGGTAGATATACTGATGATGTAGGCGACTTTGACTACTGGACTCCTATCATGAGTATTCCAGGTATATTGGGTGTCACACTAGAAAACTTGCCAAAGCCAGTAAACTATCTCAATGCTGACATGGACAAACAACAAGAGTGGTTGCAACGCCTGGGTCCAAAGAATCGCATGCGAGTGGGATTCTGCTGGAGTGGTAGAAAAGACAACTGGCTGAACGAGCATAAAGGCATGCCGTTCCCTGTGATGTTAGAGTTGATCAAAGCCAATCCTCAATATGAGTGGGTTAACTTGCAGATTGATGCCAGTGAAGCTGAAGAATCTGAATTGGCCGCAGCTGGTGTGAGTAGATTTCCGGGCTCAATACAAAGTTTTGCCGACACTGCGGCACTAGTCATGGCCATGGATGTGGTGATTGGAGTTGACACTGCTGTGTCACATCTGTCAGGCGCACTGGGTAGACCCACTTGGATCATGCTCAACTGGTTTGGAACAGATTGGCGTTACTTGCTGAATCGTGATGACTCACCTTGGTATTCTACTGCACGACTTTTTAGACAACCTGTACAGGATGACTGGGCATCAGTCACAAAGAAAATAGCTCAATATCTCAGTTGGATGAAAGTTTAACTAACTTTTTAAAATCTTGTGACCAAGGTACATTAAAAACATGCATGCCCGTGGCCATGACTCTATTGGTGGGCAACAATGGTGTTATTGACGGTAATCGAGTCCAGTGCACACCAGGCTTGTGATGATGCTCTTGATGCAGTCCAGAATTGAAACAAAAAGTGTTGTACCACCAGTTGTAAACGCCCACAGAGTCTTGTGTGGTATCACCTCTGCGATCATGTGCGCCCCAGTGTTCTCCATAGTGCCAGGCAGCATTCAAAAACTGCATGACTGGGCACACCACACAGAACCACCAAAGTCCGTATTCAAAATTCAGCAACAACAAAAGCAATGTAAAAGCTGCCAATGCTACTGCTTCTCTCTGCCAGTGTGCATGTTTGACCAAGGGCATTGATTTTACCCGGCCAGTTATCCAACTATATAAAAAGTTAGTTTTTACACTCCACCCTAGACAAAATTTCCATGCGTTTTCTGCTTGCCCTTTAGTTCCTTTAGCTAACACACTGATTGTATCTTTGCTCACAGGAGGATCGTTTACAAACTTGTGATGAATCAAATGAGCATTTCTATAAACTTGCACAGGTGTTGCTCCGGCAACTGACAACATGCACTCATACACACGATTTAGTGTTTTACTATGGAATGTTTCCCAATGGCTATGATGATGCAATGATGTGTTGTTGCAACACAGCATCAACATCACATGCACAGGCAGAAACACCAGCCACCAAACATAGTCTGGGTCAATGATAGCAAACGCCAACGCCACAATTACAGTAGTTAGAGCTTGCACTACCAAAAATGCATCTTGAATGGAATGTCGGAATATTTTCATAAAATATATTCTGTTGCTTTTGGAAACAATACTCTCCAGTCTAAATTTCTTTTTTTATCAATGCTCTCTAAGTAATCTAGCGACAGCAAATTATCACCAGCTTGATTGAAAGTTACAACTGTTTTCGTGCCTTGCTTGTTTTGGGGTATAGTTTGATCAATCCAATCAATCACTTCGGTATAATATGGTTTGTTCAATTGCGAAACTGTGATATTGACAGCAAACCCCACATTGTCAGGTGCAGCACTAACCAACCACAAAATGTTATCAACCACTTGATTCCATTTGGCAGGCCAGCGCAAGTATTCAAATCTTTCACCTACTCCATCAATACTGAAACAATATTGAATGTATTGAAATCTGGCAGATTTGTCCAAGAAACTTTGTTTGGGCATTACTGTTCCATTGAAGTGAATTCTTATATTTTGATCAACATTTAGATGTTCTAGTATAACTTCTGAACTGTGATTCAGTATTGGTTCGCCGCCACAAATTACCACTCCAGTCATTTGTTTGGCTCTCATGATAGTCTCTGGATCAATGTCACGAGGGTTGCCAGGAACAATTGGAATACCAAGTTCTTTTTGCCATCTTGTGCTGGCCTCAGGACCACATGTCACACAGGCAAGATTGCAAATTGATCCAGGATGAAAAGTTGCTGCCCCTGGGCAGGTATTAGATTCTGATATTTTCATGGTGTGCCTAAATAGAATTGTGCAGTGCAAAATTTTTTAAAGTCATCACTGACCAAGCGTTCACGATTGGCAATCACTCTATCTTGACAACGGTTCCAGTCTGCCAACGCATCACCATGTTTGATATACTCCACAATAAACTTGCAAGCAACCATGCATCGTTCTTGTTCGTCTTCAATTTGATCCCACGTGCGCCAAGGTATGATGTCCTCAAACATATCAAATCCTGCATCCTGACAAAATTGTGTGGCACCGGCATGACTTAACAGTATGGGAATTTGATAACACACCAATGGCTTGCATATTTTTTCAGTTAAAAAACCCAAATTTGGACAACTTTCAGTTACAATGTTTACAGCGCATTCATTGTGGATTTTAAGACTGGTGTATTGATCTGCATTGAAGTCTTTGTGTTTTTCATGTTCAAATCTAATGGGAAGTAAATCCAGCATGGATTCTGCTTGTATACGTTTTTGATCAGGCAGCAGATCAAGTTGGTGTTCCATGCCGGGACAATTTACTTTTGGATTCCATACAAATGAGTAGTCAAATTTGTCAAGCAAATTGTTGCTGGCCAATTCAGTAAACAACCAAATTCTGTGCCATATTGGACGATTGTTTAGACTCATAAATGGTTTTATTTTTTTCTCAAACTTTGGCAAGTCAACACGATTTATCGGAATCTGATAAGCACCATATGAGTATGAATAAAAAACCAGTGGAAAAAATATAAAATCTTTGTGTGGATTGTAAAATTTTTTGTATTCGTTGACTATAATTTTGAGTGGGGCAATTTCTTTCAACTTATCAAAAATACCAGTTATGTGTTCAGTATCTAATACTTCAGGACTGTAAGATAAATCATAGTAAATTGGTTGATCTCCTACATCGGGCAAATGTGCTTTTAGATTGGGTATATCATTGATAGTGTATATGATATTCTGAGTGATTACTACTGAATCTTTTGGAATCAGCGGCCAAAGGTAAGCTCTGCTGTTGGTTGTATCAATTTTTTCTGTTACAAATATAGGATCCATTATTTACATACTTAGTCAACAAAAAATTTGCTCAAGCAAGTTGTGACATCTGACACATGATACGACTTCTCAATGTTTCACTGTGAAAATATTGCTTGTTGTATTCTACTCTAGGTAGCACTTGATAGTAATTAGACAGTATTGTTCCTTGCTGAATCCATTGGTTAACAAACTGTGATATCTTGTGTAATCTTGATCGAATTGATAGATCAGTGTCCCATGTATGCCAAGGCACTAGATCTGAGAACATGTCAAATCCTATATCTTGTAAAAATTTGTTGCAGCCAGGCGGGCCAACAATCACTGGAATTTGAAGTGCCATGAATGGTTTACAACTTTTTTCACTCAATGAGCAAGTGGTCATTTCTGTTTCTGTAACCAAATTTACAGCACACTCACTATAAACTGGATGATTGACTCCAATTCTATAAGCACCAAAATTATCGTCTGTTAATGTTCTTTCACCTTTCCAAGTGTATACCATTTGATCAATAATTTGTAATTTTTTAAATTCTTCGTACAACCAAATTCTATGAGGTGGTTGATTATTGTTCAAACACATTATGGTTTTGGTTTTATCACTGGTTGCATCAAACTTTGCATCAAACCACAATTGATTTCGCAAACCAAATGCCCACATGTAAAGAGGAAAAAACACAAAATTTGTTTTTGGTGTATACCAGTTGGTGTAGTCTGCTGACAATACCAATCTTGAAGGTATCGTTACCTTGTGATCTGACATTGCATTATGTGTGAAATCAGTTATTCGTTGCTGTATTGGCCATTGATTTAATAATTGATCGGTAGCTGACACATCGTAATCGTTGTCTGTGATTAGCACCACATCTTCTTTGAACCATTGATTGAGATAGGTTCGTGGAGTGTAGTGAATATCTGGATTGAGATAATGAATCATCAAACTATATAGCCAACAAAAAACCTGCCGAAGCAGGTTCTTTGCCTTCCCATCCCTGGGTTGTTTCTCTGATTAGGAGAATGACAAGTTAGATACTGCAATTTCTCCAACATAGTCGCCGGCGTTACCAAACGAACTTGCAGTGTTGGTCAACTCAATGTAACCATAACGTGTCATGAATGACACCACTGGTTCAAAGGTTGTTGGATCCAACACAACACCACTGCTCATCAAAGGAATGTATGGGCAGTAGAATGCAGGAGCGTCAGCTTCTGAAGAGCCTTTGTAGCCAACTAGAACTGGTGTGGTGTCAGCAGCATAGCTGTCAACGAACACACGCATAGAACCGTTCAGGGTACCAACAAACTTGGTGTTTGTAGGTGCTTCGAAGGTGCCTTCTGTGGTACGAGCAAAAGCTGAAGTTGTTGCACTTTGCAACACTGTCAATGCAGCTGAAGAAACAACAGCGTAGTTACCAGCGCCACGACGTGTACGTTGGGCGATCAAGTTAGCAACACGGTTGATCAAAACAGCCAATGCGGCGTGTTCGTCACCAACGAATGTAGCTGTACCTGAAACGGTAGCTTGGTTGTATGTGAACTCAGTAGAAGCCAATGAGCGCAAGCTCAGTAGAATCTCTTGGTCAATCTCAGCGGTAATCTCTTGAGCCAGAGCAGCCATGATTTCTGCTTCAACGTCAATACCATGCATGGCTTGTGCGTCTTGTGCAGATTCAAAAGTCCAGCGAGCCTGCAGCTTGCGGGTCTTGGCTTCAACAGCTTGTTTCAAGATTTGAACGCTGATTTGTTTACCGCCAGTACCTTCCATGGTAGCTGTATTGGCACCAGTGTAAGCATTGGTGCTAGTAGTACCTTGAGGAACTGTAGAGTAGGCAGTTGCGATTGTAAAGGGTGACAATGCTTCTTGGCCAGCTGTAACAGAAGTTGCAGCAGCAGAAGTATCAGTCAAACTTTGTGCATAACGCACACGCAGAGTGTGGATCTGACCAACAGGGCCGGTCATTGGCTGAACACCAACCAACTCGTTAGCAATAACAGTTGGCATCACACGGCGGATAACTGGCAGAATCACACGGTTAAGTGTGGCAATGTTGCCAGAAGCGGTGCTACCAGCACTTGCGTTCTCTTTCAAGTAACGCTTGGTGTTTTCCAGGATAACACTCATCGAATTGCGCTTGGTTCCGTTTAGACCTTCAAGCAGAGCTTCTTTGGTCTCGCCCCAGCGACTTTCAAGTAATTCCATTGACATTTAAGTCTCCTAAAATTGTTTTTATTACAGTCCAGCCAGTCTCTTGAGGTCAATCACATTGCTGCGATCTTCATCAGACTCTGACTTTTGTGGAGCTGTCTTATCACCGGTAACTGCGGACACCTGCTCAGCAATCACCTTGCGGGCTTTAGCTGATCGGTCTTCCAACACTGCTGGTAGATACTTTTCAAAAGCATTTTTCAAACGGGTAGTTTGGACACTTTCGAGCAAATTACGCATGACTTCTTGCTTTTCCTTATTCAAGGGACGCAGCAATTCATCCATTGTGCTTTGACGCTCATTGGACTCTTTGATCATACGCAGTTCGCGTTCTTTGTTCTCAACCAAGACTTTGGCTTTCTCGGTGAGACGAATTGCCTCGGACAATTTCTTATCCTTGTGCGCAATTTTGTCATGCAACTTACGAACTTCCGCTTTCTCATTCAAGTGAGTAGCGCCAAATTCAGTAGCATACGCTTCGAAGATACGACGACCAAAATTGTTCTCGCGAGCAACCTGGATGTCTTCTTGCAATTGGTTCAGTTCAGCCTTCAAGTGACGGCTAACAGCAGAACTCATTTTTTGTGCAGATTCTTTGATGAATCGTGACTTGAGTCCTTCTAGCTGACTACGAGCTTCGCGTACTAAACGAACTTTTGTTTCTACAACATCACGTTTGTCTTTAGCGAACTCTGTAATTTCTTTAGCTAGAGCCTGCACAACGAAGTTTTCAAGTTTATTGACACCTTCGGCGTGCATCTTACGGTCTTTACGCAGTTCGGAAATTTCTTCAGAAAGTTTTGTAACCATAAAGCTGTTAAACTTAGTGGCTGACTCTTTCATCTTGTGTTGAAACTTCACACGGTCTTCGGCCAAATTGCGCTTTTCAGCTGCAATGTTGGCCAGTTCTCCTGCGAGACCTTCTGTTACCATCTTATCTAGGGCTTCTACCATCACTGACTTGTCGTGCTCATAGCGTTGTGCAAACTCCTCACGAAGTTCAGCACGAACCAATTCACGAGCTTCTGTCAGTTTAGATTCCCAAGCTTCGTTGAGTTCCTTACTGACATCTTCGTTGATTAATCCGCTATCTAGCAATGGTTTAATAGCATCAAACATGCCTCATTCTCCTTAGATTTTAAGTTCTCGAATGAGGCGTTTAACCTCACTTGCGAGATACTTCTTTACTTTGTCGTCCTGACCAGACTCTCTAGCCATCTCTAAGATCTTATGACCGTGCTTCATATTCATGAGGCCTTCATAGATTGCTGTAGGATACGCATTAGGAGCACTGGGTTGGGCAACCACATCTATAGTGACGATTTCAAAGTCACTTACATGTCCGGTTCTGTCATCAACATTACCTGATCCACGACTGCTAACACCCAGCTTCACGCCAGATGTCAACAGAGTCTTTATCAATTCACCCATCGGGGTTGGCAGAATTTTCAACTTACCGCAACCTGCATGTCCGTCCATCCACATGCCGTCAACTGTGTGGCACACACGATCCAAGTTAATCTTGAGATCATCTGGATGGTCCACTTCACCTAAAACGGAGTTACCGTTACGGATCTGTTCGTTGATGGTTTCTACTGCCTTGATAATTTCGTGTCGAGGATAGATACGCTCATTTGCATTTTTCTTGTCGCCTTCAATGCAAATGCCTTTGAGATAGAGGTGCTTCTTGCCGCCAATATCAGCTTCTTCCAAAACTTGGATGTTGGCTTGGCTAAAAGTAAGATCTTCTCTTAGGTATCTAGATGACATCTAATTAACCCTTACGACCGCTTGGCAGTGGGCTCTTGTTGTTCACGCCTGATGCTTGGCCCAAATGTGGCTTGGTAGCAGGCTTGAGATCTTGTGTGGATTGAGCAGGTGTATTACCTACTTTGCCAATCAAGTCTTTTGTTGTGTTGCGATAAGCAGATGTGTCATGATGACCACCTTGGCTAGCACCAGTGTGTACTGGCTTGCTGGCCATACCAGCTGCACCTGAGTTAAATGCTACAGGACCTGCTTTGCCGTTACCTTGTTCAGCTGTAACTGGCTTTGGGGCTGCTTTCAAGCTGATGGCTTCCATCATGCCTGGTTCCATTTCGCCGGTGTCGTCCATTTCAATAGCGTCGCCGCCTTCTTCAGGACCAAACCCGTCGCCGTCGCCCATGCCCATTTCGTCACCGCCCATAGCAGCTTCAAACTCGGCCATCAACTGGTCCAGTTTGTCTTCTAAATTCATGATGTCGTCTTTAGTAGCAGCGTCACCGCTGCCGCCTTCGCTGCCGCCAAACTCATCGTGATCAGCTTCTAAATCACCAGTTAAGTCGTCGCCGGCTTCTTCAGCTTCGTCGTCAAATTCAGCATCGGCGTCATCTTCGCCTTCCATGCTCATTTCTTCTTCTGTTTCGACATTGTCAATTAGGTCATCACTAGCGTCTCCGCCCATCATGCCTTCGTCAAGGTCTTCTTCAGCTTCGTCGAGCTCTTCTTCAGCTGCTTCGTCTAGGTCTTCTTCGGCTTCTTCGGCCATTAAGTTTTCATAGATCTTACGGCTTTTTTCCACAACGATGTCATGGAAAAGTTCGCGGGCTTTTTGTTCTTCGTCATTAATGACGTATTCGATTAATTGTTCGAAACGGTTCATATTGGGTAAACTCCTATAGGTAAAGTGTGCTGTTATTTAATATAACAGTCAAAAACTATAGTGTTTAACCCTCAAAACGGCTGTTTTTTCTCGCCGACTGATCAGGCTATAGGTTGTGCTGGAGGTTGATACTGTTTGCGTATCAATTTGAGTTTGTCTTTGAATTCTACAGAACGAATGTCATTCATTTTGCGCAGTTTGTTTAGCTGACGCAAGGTCAAGCGAGTCTTACGCAAGTCGCTGAGTTGCAGTTGACTGTTGTCTTGACTCAAGTCTTGATAGGCTTGAGGCTGTTGATTATAGATTTCTGTCAGTAGCATGTTGTTATTTATAACGTTCCTGGTGCACCCGGTCCAGCTGCCGGAGGTGCTGCACCCGGACCTGCCATTCCTTCTGCGCCTGGTTGATCCATACCAGCCATTTCTTCACCAGTAGCAATGTCAGCTTCCATGCCGCTTGGTGTTACACCCACAGCTCGCAAGTCGCTGCCGGCCACAGGGGGTGCATCAACGTCATCGTGTTCTTCACGCCACATTTCTTCGTTCTGTTGAATTTCATCTTCAGTCAAGCCCAAGAAACGTTCTAGCATAAAACGCTTGCTCATGTAAGGTAACTGTTCCAGCTGTGAAAACGCTGTGATCCTGGTGTTGTCCAGTTCGCTTTGACGATAACTTGCAAAGTTTTGTGGTGCATTGAACTTGATGTTGAACAAGCTAGAGTCGATATTAAACCCGCGCCACTTCAAGAACATCTTGAATTCATCGTCCAACTTTTGCACAATTAGTGCTTGCAAACGCTCACAATACTGGTTGAATCTATACTCTTGTATAAGGGCTGTGCCGACTTTTCCGTCACTGGTCACACGATCTGAGTCGTCTGGACCAGTGGGCAAATAGCTGGATGGCACACGCAAACCACGGGCCATTTTGTTGTTGAAATACTTTAAATCGTCAATTTCGCCCAGGTTCTGACCGCCAGGTAGCACTTCAACTGATGAGCCACGCCCGTCTTGTCCTTGTGGAAAGAAGTAATCTTCGTTGATGGATAGCGGGTTATAACTGCTGTCCATCATGTTGTTGCCGCCGCCAGTTACAGTGGGAATTCTGCGCTGGTGCATTTCATTTTTCACTCGTTCCACAAACTGCATGGCCAAGTGCGATGGCATGTTGCCCACGTCAATCTTGAAGATTCTGCGCTCTGGCGCACGTTGTACACGATAGATCAAGATGGCATCTTCCAGCAGTTGCTTTTGTTTGAACACCATGTAGATGTTTTCTAGTATGCTTTTGCCAAACGGCCAGAATGTGTCCAGGCCTTCGTTCAAGCTCATATGCACCACGTGCTTGGCATCTAAACAAACTTCGTTCATGGCTGTCATGAATCTTGAATTACCCACACCACCACCTGTGCCGCCGTTGGGCATGGTATAGTTAGAGCTGCCAGAGATTGATCCTGTAACTGGGTTGGTCATGTAGTCTGTGGTGGTTTTTGCTGCCACAGTCATGTTTTGGAAGTTGGGATTGATGTCACGGATCACATACTGTTCAGGACGCTTGCCTTCTGACTCGTTCACAATCACACGGGCCAACTTGCTCATGTCCACCCACATCATTTCAAATGTTTCTGGATCACGCACAAAGATTTGATCGCCGTACTTGATGGTGTTGCGGAACAGCTTGAATATGCGCTGGTCCAGTTTGTTCAGCTTGACCCACTGCTTCATCTGCTTGCGGATGATTTCGATTTCGTGGTCGGTGGGTTTGTCTTGATAGTCAATGTCAAACGGCGTGCCGTTTTGTTCGTTTAGCTGTGTGGAGAACTCTGCAATGATATCCAAGCAGGCGTTGATTTCTGAGTCCATGTCCATGTTCTCATATTGGTTGTAACGCTCAATTCTGTTGGGGTGGCCAGAGTAAACTTCGGGCAGTCTGCTGGCATAGTTGCGGAATCCAAATTCATTGGTGTTGCCTGTACCGCCATCGTTCTTGCCGTATCCCGGAAACCCAAACTGATTGGTACCCGAAATTGGACTCATCACTCCAGTGGTGTCTGCTACCTTAAAATATTTTTTCCAGCCGGGTTTGTTTTGTTCTGCCATGATTGTTTATTTACCGTTAGTTTTGTGAGTAACGCAACATCTTTTCGCTAGATCCTGCTGCGGCAGCGTTTGTTTTGCTAATGTCTTTTAGTACAGCCAGCATCTCTGAATCCAATGGACTTTCTTTTCGCATTTCCTCCTGCATCTTGGCAAAGAAATCTGTATAGAATGTTTTCATCATGTCCGCAAATTCAGTTCTAGTTTGAGCAATTGCTTCGCCACTGTCTTTCTTGGTGTCAATCAGTTCTTTGATTCGACCAGCAAGTGCATCAGCCACAGCTTCTGAACCTGCTATCTCAGACAGCCCTTTGGTTCCAATTCTAGCTGCGCCTACATCATAGTTCATCAACATGCCCGACTGTAAGATTTCTTTCCAGAGTTTTGGATCAGTGATCATCTCGGTTGATTTGTCATATGCTCCCAACTTGCCAGCAATTTTTTGTAGTACCGCTATGTCGGTAGTGATTGCACCCATGTTGTAGCCTTGAAGCTCGCTCCAGCCACCGCCACCTAGGGCGCTCATACTATCACTGTTTATATGTACTGGAACTTGCCCACCTTTGAGCGGAATCACTGCCTCTGGACCTTTTTCACCAATCTGCGCAAGTGTTGGTTTGTTTACAACGCCGCCATCACCAAATGCTTTTGGTTGAAAATGTACTGGATCGTTAGGTACAGTTTGAAATAGCCCTTGGGAATTCAATGCTGCTATAGCAACTGACGAAGATATGCCTTCTTGAATATCAACAGCTTTACCTTGTTCATGCAAACTAGAGCCCGGAGGAGCCACTGGCATTCCTTTTTTCCCGCCAGCAACCCATTTATCATAAAGTTCTTTTTGTTTCTCCGGAGTTCTAGCGGCACTGTTTATGGTCAGCGGTTTTCCAGTTGATTCCTTATATTGTTTGGCTGCTGTAAGAATACCTTGTTGCAAGTCTGGAGAGAGACCTTTGAAAGAAGTCTCGCTACCGCTTTCTCCACCAAACTGCAAGTAATCTTTAATATCTTTTACTTGTTTGGACTTTTCAGCAATAGCCATGTCTAATGTTTTCAGTTCTTCTTCGTGAGACTCAATTGATTGTTGATTTTTGGTTCTTGGTCCAGCCCTTACTAGTCTTTGTTTTTTTGCTTGTAGTTCTTCTAAACTTACTTCTTTACGACCTTGAGCAGGTGGCATTGCTCCTCGAGTTGCAGGTGCTCCTCCTGCCGGTGCTGGTGGTGCTCCTCCTGCCGGTGCTCCTCCTGCCGGTGCTGCTGGTGCTGCTGCAGGTGCTCCTCCTGCCGGTGCTGCTGGTGCTGCTGCAGGTGCTCCTCCTGCCGGTGCTCCTCCTGCCGGTGCTGCCGCAGGCGCGGCACCTGGTGGCGCAAGTTTTTTCTGTAGATTAGTTAATTCTGATTGTTGTTCTGTCAGTGATTTTTGTTTTTTGTCAATAGACTCTTGTAATGATGCCACTCGCTTGCGACCAGCTGCAAGTGTTTTTGCATCAGTTCCTGACTGTGCTAAATATTTTTCAAGATTGTACTTTGCTTCGTTGAGTTCGGCCAGTTGCTCTTTTTCTTGATTAATTGCTCGTTCAAGACGATTCATCTTGCCTTGTTCGGCCACTTGTGTTTTTCGAATCGCTGTTTCCTTATTTTGTGCTTGCTTGATTATTTGATCTTGAGCATCTAACTCTTTTGCTGCAATAAGTTCTTCGTCTTTAGTTTTTTTAATTTTTTCTTCAAGGGCCGCCATTTCTGCCACACTCTTACCAGCACGCTTGGCTTCTTTGAGGGTTTTTTCATCTTCGTCTATTTGTTTGTTCAGTGCATCAACACGGTCTTGTAAAGGTTTAGCTGTGTCTCTTGTGGCAGCAGTGGCTTTTGTGGCATCTTGAACTGCTGCTGATTGTTGAACTTTTTTACCACCACCAATTAATCCCAATGCTTCGGCGGCTGATCTAGCGGCGTTGCCTAGTATATCAAGTGCTGTTGCATTAGCATTGGTCACTTTACCCAATCCTGTGATGTAAGCATCCATGCCCATGTTTACTCCACGTTGTAGTTTGAGTTGTTGATCAACAGTGGCATTCATGGCTTCTGCCATTGCTTTGGTCTTAGGATCAGCTAGTTGTTTTCTGCGTTCTTCTTCAGCATTGTCAACTTGTGCAACAACTTCTGCCAAAGATTCAAGACTCATTGATCCGGCTTTGACTGCTTCGTAGTAACTGCCAAAAGTTGGACCGTAGTTCATCATCTTGGCTTGTCCTCTAAACTGTTGAGCAGTTTCACCATATGCCTTGAACAAGCCATTCATGGCAACAGCAGTTTCTTTGGTGTTCTTTACCTGTCCACTGCGCAATGCATCTGTCACTTCGGCTATTTTCCCACCAGTGGCCATAAACGCCTGCTGTGCTTCATTGCTAGATCCCACAAAACCCGACAAGCTGGCTTGGAATTGTTTGAATGTTTCTGGACCAGCTTTCTGAGCCATGGCCGCAGCTTCTTGCACTCGACGCACACCTTCTTCGCCTTGTGTCTCACGTATTTCTTGCATGGTAGCATTGTATGCCTCGTTACGCATGGCATCGTCATGAAGTTTTTCTTGTTCTTGTCTGTTGAGACCGGTAAGACGTGTGAGTGTGTCCGTTTCTTGAATGTATTTCATCACAGCAGCACTGCTGGTATCCATTTGAGATTTGGTGCCTTGAGTCAACAAGCGTTGTTGTTTGATGTAAGCCATTGTGGCTGTGGCTTGAGCTTCTCTATCCAGGCCCATTTGTTCCATTTGAACTCGTTGTTCTGTACTCAACGATGACATGGTGTTTTCAAAGATCTTGCGACCTTTGTTTACCGAACCTCCAAATACTGCAAGATCGTTGGCATTTTCGTTGACCAGTTTGATATAGGCGCCAAATTTTTCTGTGCCCATGCCCACTTTTTGCAAGCTGTCAAACACATCCTGCATTCCACCAGCGCCAGCAGCACCTGCTTTGGCCATGTCCTGATAGGCTTTGTATATCTCGTCAGTTTGTTCAGCAATCAACTTGCCAGACTTGATCAACTCACTGGCTAACAGTCCCAATCCGGCAACGGCTGCTTTGACCAACGGCCCGCCAGGCACTAACAGTGCTAAAAATGCACCTGCATACTTGGCTGCTTCGCCCATGCTTTCAATAGAAGCAGCCGCAGCTTTATTAGCATTACCACTTTTGTAAACTTCTTTATTGTAGTTTACAAAAACACCTGCTAGTGCACCAACAGCAGCAGTGGCTGTATCCAGTCTGGCTTGAAATTGAGCCGCAGCTTTTGCAGCGTCTTTGTCTGCTTTGGACGCCGCAAGTTGTTCTGGAGTTGCGCCATACATGGCTCCAGTAAATTTTGACAAGGCTTCGGTAGTCAGCTCAATTTGAGCACTCATTCTTGCTAATTCTTCTTCTGTCATGGCCATGGTCAATCACCTATAAGTAGAAGTATATTTATAGGTACAAATATGACCCAAAATGCGAACCCACTAAAGGCTTTCTTCCGACAACCTGCTATCTACATTCGACTGCCCAGCGATGGCCAGTTTTGGCCAGAAGGCAGCATAGATATTCCAGTCAATCGTGAACTGCCAGTGTTGCCCATGACTGCCATGGACGAAATATCTTATCGCACTCCAGATGCGCTATTCAATGGAGCCGCAGTTGTGACTGTGGTACAAAGTTGTATGCCAAACATTAAAAATGCCTGGCACATGCCCAACTGCGATTTAAATGCCATACTCACTGCCATACGTATTGCTAGTTTTGGCAAAGCCATGCCGTTGACGTCCGATTGTCCGGCCTGTAACGAAACACATGAATTTGATATTGATTTACAAGCTGTTATGGCTCAGTTGGGCATGTCAGACTATGCCGAAACTGTGCGTCACGGTGATCTTGAAATTTTCTTTAATCCAATGAATTATCAAAGTCAAACAGATGTGAATTTATTGCAGTTTGAACAACAGCGAGTGCTAAACCAATTACCCACTGCTGACATGTCTGACGAAGAAAAATCCAAACGCATGAATCAAGCCATCCTGGCCATAACAGAGATCACAGTAAAAGCAATCAAAAACAGCATCAAAGGCATACGGACTCCGCAAGCCTTGGTCACTGAGCCGGGGCATATTCATGAATTTCTATTGAATTGTGATAGAAATCTATATGTGCAAATAAGAGATCATGCTATCAAACTACGCATGAATGATGATTTCAAACCTATTGACATGCAGTGTCCCGAGTGCCAGCATGAATATCAACAGCAGTTCACATTGGATACAGCGACTTTTTTCGACAACGCCTCCTGACCGCTACCTCCGAGCAAATAACTGACATAACCGAAAGTATGGAGCAGGAGGCCAAGTCAATTCGCGAAGAAAGCTTCAAATTGGCTTGGTACATGCGTGGCGGTATAACCTACGATCAAGTGTTGTTGCTCAGCAGTAGTGAAAGATCAATGATTTCAGAACTGGCCAAAGACAACATGGAAACAACTAAAAAATCTGGATTGCCTTTCTTCTAATGGACTTAGATACAGTCACTCAAGATATAGAACAGTGGATCGTGAACTTTGTGGAAGTTCCGCATCCTGCTCTGGGTGGTTGGGCACCCTGTCCATATGCACGCTCAGCACGAATGAAAAAAAGCTATGACGTTCGAGTGGGAGTTGATCCTTACTTTGATTTGCAAAATCAAGCTCGGTGGGGCATGGGCAGCTGGGAAGTTGTAATCTATGCATACGATCCAGTAGAATGGCCATATGAGTTGTTCAGTGACAGTTTGAAAAATGCCAACAAAGAACATTTGTTGTGCAACAATCTCCTTGCACTAGAGGATCATCCCTCAGATGTGGAAATGGTGAACGGTGTTTGCATGAACCAAGGCACATATGCACTGGCTCTAGTGCAAAGCCTAAGCGACCTTGATGCCAAAGCCAAACTGATGGCTGACAAGGGATTCTATCACAACTGGCCAGAAGAATATCTTGTTGGTTTATTTGAACATCGACAGGATCCGAGATGAGCTATCAGTTTGCCAGAATTGATCTAGCAAAAACAAACTATACGCCAACTGTGAAGTGGGAGTACTTGTTTGAACCTGATATCAAGCAACTAAACACAATCTACAGGGACTACTGCAAATACAAACATTTTGCAAGTGTAATGCCTATATTTGACAGTCGTTACACAGATTCAATGACTGATGTTATTGGTTACTACGACCGAGATAAATTAGTGGCGTTTAGTTTAATCAAACGCTACGATAACCACAATGCACTATGCGATCAGTTTGCATGGAACTACAACAATCCAAAGCTACGCTTGGGCATTGAAACAATGAAAGCAGAGTGTGCTATCTACAAGGAACGAGGATTCCAATACCTGTACCTTGAGCAAGCACACTTATACAAATCTAGCATGGCGGGATTTGAAATACTAGGACCACTGGAGTAAACATGGCAGACTTATATACAATTTGGGCAGACAAAGAAGGCGACATCACTGACCTTGACTGGGTGAATGGAATGAAAAGTTTCTTTGATCATTTGATCTCAGAAGGCAAGATGGAGTCATACAGAATCACTAGATGCAAGATGGGATTCCGTTCAATCGCAGACATGCCTGAATGGATGATACTCATGGAGTTCCGGGACATGGGGCAAATGGACTCAGCATTCCGTCGAGTAGCACCACTCAAAGGCGAACTGGAAGACAAACACAAGTCATTCAATCAGTTTGTTTCAGGTACAATTCAACATGCACTGTTTAGAGATTGGCCAGATACTAACTTAGATGATTAAAAGACTTGCTACGCAAGTCTGTTGTTTTTCGCTATCGCTCAACAACGAACTGTTTTCTTGACTTAGTATCATCCAGATTAACTGGTCATAATTCACCGTATGCACGGTGAACATGAGAGAGCATCATCCGAGTAGCCCAGTCATCTATTCTAAAGAGATTGTTGTTTCCAACACGGAGGCGGTTGACCGGTACCCCCTACTCTAGCTTCACATATCAACGGAACCCTAGTAACCCGAAATAGATCCAAGTCCTACGAGCATGGGTTGCTTTTTCACAGAGCCCAAACCATTTGCTGCCTTAAGTTAACAGTTGCCTTTGACGCCCAAGTCTGGACCGGGTATCGCACCGTTCCTCAATGGGGCTGAGTCAAACACTCAGCACAGAGTCGTGATTAAAGTTTGTTTATGATGTGTGAGCCATGCACACGAACTTGAATATGGCCGTTATAATAATCTGTTGATTCTAATACTTTTCTTGTGAACTGTTCTCTTGCTTCAATGTACGAACATTCTGATTTTGATTTACAATAGTAAAGTATTTCTCTGGTAAAGTTTTCGGTGCCTAGGGTGATTACGTCTGCGGTTAATTCTGGGCTTGACCCGTAGTACTCTCTCCAATCTGAGTCGATCTTTGAGCGTATCTTCTTCCGCTTCTTTGTGCCGTTCTTTTGTTTGACTATTTTGTATGTTGTTTTTGAAAATTTTGCGAGTTTCTTGCCTATGTACTTGCGTCCAGATAGATTATTTGTGATTAGATAAACAAAACCTACACATTCTTCGGGCAGTGTCTCAATTGGGGTATCTTGATAAAGCCATGTCATGTGTGATTTTGATTATGTGCTATAGTTAGTCCTTTTACCAAGAAGTAGCGTATTTTTTGTCAACCAATGCACTAGAGCATTTGGTTTGACATTCTTGCCACTTAAAAGTTTGGAACTGTTCAATCCAAAAGTTATCTGCCAATACGTTTGTTAGTGTTTTTATGTTTAGATCAAATGTGTTTGCTAGTTGTTGCCAGTCTGAGTTGTGATTGTATCTATTGGCCACCCAACAGCAGGGAAATAACCTGCCACGAGCATCAATGTACAATCCTTTGTTGCCTATCTCGCATAACGGAATTACGCCGTTGCGACTTTTGGTTTGATTGAATAGTTTTAAATTTGTAAGAGGAATTGCGGTCCATTCGCCTGTTTCTGAAAAAGGTGTAACTTCGCGTTCAAATCTGTGGCTACTGCTTACAAATTTTACGCTGGGTTCAAGTGGATCGTTTACACCGTAAGATGGATACACACTACCAAATTTTGTGCTCTTGGTCAACTGAAATCTATCTACACCAAGTTGTTGAGCATGTTTTTTCATTGTATCAATATGATGTTCGTTGAACTTGAATGCAATAGCGGCCCACACGATCTGGCAGGCACTCATTCTGCGCAATGTTTGTAGTCCATCAATAATGCTGTCGTAATCACTGTTCACGCGATACTGATTGTTGCTGGCATTGTCATAACCGTCTATGCTGAAATGCACACTGTCGTTATGGTCCAACAAAGTGCCCAACTGAGTCCACCAGGTCAACTTCTTGTGCGAGCCGTTGGTGACAATCACAATCTCCACAGGTCGTATACTTTTGAGATAGCTAATCACATGTACCAAATCATGTGCATAGATTGGATCACCGTCGTCGCCACAGAATGTAATCTTCTCTACATTGGCTCGCACAAACTCTGGAGTGAAGTTGCGTTTGAAAAATTTTAAATCTAGTTCAGTGTTAACAAGACTATCGGGCACTTCTTGGCGGGCGCACCGAGGACATCGCAAGGTACACTTGCTGGATATCTCAATGTGAAAATGCCAAGTTGCTAACATAACTCTATCTCTTTACGCCATTGATTTGAAAATGCTGTTTGTGATTGATCTGTTGAGCATGTTTCGACACAAATGCCATGTTTCTTTTTGTAAAAGTCCACAACTGAGTCACTGCGAACAAAATCTGTTTGTGTGGCACCTATCCAGCAACAAGGACTGAGATTACCTCTAGCATCTATATAAGCACTTTTTTCTTGTTGAGCATGACACTTGATTGCACCGTCAAAAGATTGTGCCTGATAGTTGCGTGGCCACTCCAGTCTGCCAATGAGTGGTCGTTTGCTGACTTTGGCACGGAACCAACGGAATCCCATGTTTCGAGCCAGCTGCTCGCACTTATCAACTTGATGTTCGTTGTGTTGATAGATCAACATATCCCAGTGTGCCGAACCACCTGCTTCGATAAATGCCTGTGCATTCTGCATGAGTTTGATCCAGTTTACACCTTTTCTATACACACTGTTAGTATCTTCCAAGCCATCAATACTGAACACCACATAGTCCCGGGGCTGATTAAACAAGCGTCCAATTTCATGCCACCAGAAAGTGTTTTGTATAGCACCGTTGGTATTCATACCAAGTGTGACGGTAGGGTTCAGCTGCCTAACCCATTTATAAATGTCGCCAGTGTAAGCACCTGCTGCTGGATCGCCATAGTTGCCGCACATGAACACTTTGTCTAGACTTTTGATCCTGCGATCACTGAAATGTCGTTGTATGTGCCCAATGGTCAAGTTATGTTTTTGATCCTTGCGGAACTTTGGGTCAGTTTCTCTAGCACATGCCGGGCATGCGGCCTGACACACATCAGTAGGTTCAAGGTGTAATACTTTGATCTTACGCAATTTCTACATCCGTGTTGTAGCTGGTAAAGCCGTTTTCTTTGATGACCTTGAGAATGTTTTCTACCCTACTTGTGAGTTCATCTCTGTGACTGACCAACCAGATTGACTTGTGGCGTTCACGACTCATCTTCTTCAACAAACCTAATGCATTCTCAACACCTTGTGTGTCCAAGCCGTTGTCAATCATCTCGTCAATAAACAACAAGTTGATGGGTGAGTATAAACTTTCCCATACATCACGAAATGCCCAACTCATGCTAAGGATCAGTCGATTGCGTTCACCGCGACTCAAATTGTCAAAGTCCAGCTCACGGCCTAGTTCTTCGATACTCACACTCAAGTCGTTCATGAACTTCACCGTGTGTGGCAGTCCAATACGATCCAAGTAGTGTGTGAGCCGGCTATTGAGATAGCTCAAGTTCTGGTCAATGATTTTCTTGCGCACAAACGAATCTTTTGAGGTCAGTAGTTTGAGCAAGAAGTCTTGATGGTCTTGCACTCTAGTGAGTTCGTTCAAGTGATCATAACTTACAACCTGCAGGGCCTGTCCCTGCATGTCTGCGATTTGTTCTGTGTAAGGATCTGATTCTGTTTGTCGTGTGTCCAAACTGGTCCGAAGTGTGCTGAGAGTGTTGCGATGGTTCAGGGCATCTTCTAGCGTGTCATAAAACACAGTAGGCGCAATCCCCAATTCTCCAAAACTGACCAGTGTGTCTTGATGTTCTTGAGTTTGAGTGTTATTGGCCAGCAATTGCAATGCAGTATCACGTAAAAGTTCTTCTTTGGCCTGCTTGAGTTCATCTTGTTTGTTGTCATGCAAGTCCTGGCCACATGAGTGACACTTGTGATCGTCTAAGGCTGCAATCTCTGTCTTGAGTTTGTCCAACAGTTTTTGTTGTTTAGCATCATCTGCGGCAATTTGACGAATGTACCGGTTGGCTTCGTCTATGGTTTTCTTCTTGATATGAAATGCTTCCAAGTCTCTATGTGCTTGCACCTCGGCATCAATATCAATGTGTTCGAGATCGCCAATGGCCCGCGCAAACCCTGCACAATCTTCCTGTTGCTTTTTCAGCCACATGGTCCGGCGCTTTTCCAAACTCTGTATTTGTTCTTCAATACGCTTGTTGGCTTCTTGTACGGCACGAATTCTGAACTCTTCAGACTGGATGGCATCTTTGGTCTGCCGGTTGAGTTCTTTGATACGGTCAGCACGTTCGCTCAACAGAGTAATGCCCAACAACTGTTCAATGATAGTGCGTTGGTCGTTGGCTTTCAAACTTAGGAACGGTTCTGTGTAGGTATTCAGCGCCAGCACATGTTTGAACATGTCATGGCTCATGCCGATAATACGCTCTATGGCGTCTTGTGTCTCTCTCGAATCCCCTTGTGCCTCATCTTCTGCGGCCTTGTGTTCGTTGTTCACATAGAACCGGAGCACATTGGGCTTGCGTCCTCGCTCAATTTTATAGTCTGTGCCGTTGATGTGAAAATCTAGGCTGACCAACATGTGTTTGGCATTGGTCTTGTTTACTAGGTTGTCTTTGCGTATGTTTGATAATGCTTGACCGTACAAGGCATAACTCAGCGCATTGATAATTGTGGTCTTGCCTGTGCCGTTTCTTGATCCATCACCGCCTAAGTCCAAGTTCTCCCCCAGCACCAGTGTAAGGTCATTACGGTCAAAGTCAATAGCCTGTGTGGCTGCGCCTACACTCATAAAGTTTTTAACAGTGAGATTACGAATTTGGATCATGGTTTATTTTTTACGGCTTCTTGATAATGTCTGTATAGCATGTTTTCAACTGCATCAATTTCGTGATCACCACGCCAGTGAAGATCAACTGTAGGCATTATATACTGTTTGACAAAATCAAATGCAACCAATGGTATAGGTTGCACAAATTTTAAATCCAAATCTTTATACTTGCTCTGATGTCTAAACGAATCTAATCCTTTTTTTGGTTGATGCCAAATCCAATTGGCATCAACATCAAGATAATTACTATCATACACCAACATAAATTGATAAGGTATCTTGTGTTTATCAAGCAACAGTTTAGCATAGTCTATGTAAATTTGCGACCTTAATTGATGCTGTCTCATTGATACATAGTGTTCGTGATAGTCTCTCACAGGTTTTATAACGGATGCACTACTGATCCAAAAACGATCTTGGCCGCAATTTACAATATTGTCATGATAAGCAGTATCACTGGCTATTGCAGGTTCCCAAAATTTTACATTCTGATCTGTCAATATCAAATCTAATCTTCTTGGTATTGACCATTGCACTAATACCATATCTGTTTGATCAATGTGATGTTTTAGCATGTTGATCATAAATTCATTACCGGCACCATATCTACTTCGATTGTTGATTGTTGTGTCTTTGGTCATCAGACCAATTATTTCTGGCCACTTGTAATATTTTAGATACCAAGAATTTGGAGGGTAAGGATCGCCAAACCCGTCTGATAATGTTAATACTCGCATGTTAGCTTTATAATTTGATCGGTATTAGTAAAAAAGTCAGCAAAATCGTTGTGAGGAACTTCAATGCCAAACTCCAGCCAAATGTAATAGTAAATCACAGCCTGAGTCCATATGTCTGTAACATGTGTCAAGTCAGATGAACATTGCATTTTTACATAGTTCAAAACACTTTTTGCATCTTTGATTGGATCAATGTACGTGGCATTTGCAGTGCGCCATTCGGACCATAAATCTTTGCACCAGTTTAGTTTTACAATAGAATTTACGGTGTAAAAAAACTCATCATAGTCATTGTATAACTCGTCTATGTATATTGCACTATCTTCTTGAGATTTCCATGCATGCCTAAATTCATGATCACGCAAAAACAAAAAATACTTTTCACGCCGTGCCCAAGGAGCATCTGTGTTCCAAACATCAGTTGACAATTGTTCTTCAAGACTGCTTTCCATGGCTTTATCAATCATAGTTCGAGCAACAATAGGCCAAGTACGATCTGTATAACAAATTTTGATAACAATTGAATTGGGAAATATAGATTTAAACTGAGTTGACTCGTTGTTGATCCCGTTGTCTACTAGCACACAATAATTTTTACCATTGAGGAACTCAATTCCGCCTGGCCAGCATTCGTACAAGTACTTGGGAACAACCAAATCAAGATTATGGCTATTGCCGTTTTTGGAAAATTCTAAAGACTTTGATGGTCTTACAAAATTATCACCATGCAAGGTTAATACCGCATTGATAAAGTGCCCAAATCCACCACTGGGATACCAAACACAATAGATCATAGGTTCTGATAAATCTTCAATAGTAGCTTATTGTCGTAAAATTCTGACTCAATATTTGTGAGTTGGTCTGTAACAATTTGATCTACTGACTCAAATTTGATTTCGCCTGGCGCCATGTCTGTGTCCACATCTGAATTCTTGTTTGGAATCAAACTCATCTCACGTAAGTCGTAATCTTTTACAAAAGTTTCTTTGATGAAGTTGGCTTCTTCGTATGAAATCTCAATGTCTAGTCCAACACGCACATGCATCTTGGGCTTAAGAAGAGTTGGAGCGTTATCAATAAGGTTGGCGAGACCGTATACTCTATACGTCGGTTGAGCAGGCCAAGCATGAAACGCAGGCGCTGCTCCCCATTCCAGTATAGTAAGTCCTCTTTCGTCGTCACCAGCATCTGCATAATTGTGAGGGAACGCATTACCGATATAGGTAATATTTTTCTTAGTCTGTCGTTTGTGGAAGTGTCCGGTGAATACATGTTCAAAATTTTCAAAGTCTTCTCTACGCACTTCGCCATGATCCGGCATCTCTACCATGGCGTTCATCAAGTAGCCCGGCAGTTCAAAGTGCCCAAACATGTACTTGCCGTTTAGTTTGGGTATTCTCTTGTGATCGTCACCGCACAGCCAAGGGGCAATAACAACATCACCACTATGGAACCAATCGTTACATATAGTAACATTCGGGAGATGTCGTGCCCATTCCACGCTCTGTATATCACGTTTATCCCGATAATACAAATCGTGATTACCAGGAATAAAATACACATGTTCAAAATTAGCATTCAGGTGCTCCAGTGATCGAAGGCTGTAGTTGAGTGTAACAATGTTAAGACTGGCTCGATTGTTGTGCCAGTCGCCCAGGAACATGGCAGTTTCGCAACCTTCCGCCTTGGCCTTGGCTGTGGCCCATTTTACAAAAGCCAAACAATCTTCATTGTGCAAGGTTGAATTGGATTTGAGTCCAAAGTGTATGTCAGTGAAGATTGCGGCTTTGCGAAATAGATTAGTCATCCTGCTAGTATACTACTCATCCAAGCTAGATACAACCGGACCGGACATGGCAGCCATGCCAGCTTTGCCGGAGTTCTGTCTAGTCCATGATGGGTTCAGGCCGTTCATCTCCAGGATGTCATCTCTGATATTCTGATTTTTCTTTTCGATGTTAAGAATCCGTGTAAAGCTATTAGTGATAGCAGCAGTATAGTAAGCAAAGGGGTTTTGCGATTTAGATTCGTCAAATTGAAGACCAATTTGAGAAAGTTGTAAAAGAGCTTGTCCACGCATTTCCTCGTTGTAAGTGTAGCCACGCCAGTTAGAACGTGTGGCATAGCGTTCGCACAGTTTCATAAACATCAGTGCAAGTTTTTTGGTCATGGTGCCGTGATCTTTGGAAAACTCTCCTGTGACTAAATCGCCCTTCCAGTGGCTACGGCCCACAATGAAAGGCTTTTTGTCCTCGTCTAGCCTATACTGTTCAAACGGAGGAAAGTTCACACGCACATGATTTAGATCCAGTACTGGCACATCTACGATATCTGCCAATGGATCTTCTGCTACATCGTCTAATTCAAAAATATCCTCTAGCTTTTTGCGCTTGGCTTCGGCTTTGGTAATTTTTTTAGGTGCTTTAGGAATATGATCCCAGCAAGTGATGCGGAACACTAGATCAGTATTGGGGATTTTCTTTTGGTCAGTCACTTCTCCTGTTTCGCGTTTGATACGATCAGCACGATTTTTTCTTGCTTCCACCACTGTGCGTTGATTGATTTTGTCTAGACTGGGCAGTATCAAATCAAATTGGTGATCCAGTACAGAATCTCGATACCAGCAATAGGTGTTCTTGCTGAAGTGAATTTCTTTCAAAATATCACGGTTGTTTAGATAATTGACACGAGGTGCCGCTTTTGGTAATAAGGTCATAGTATGACAAAGTCTCCTTGTTAGGATTGTAGCATATTTACAACAATTGTCAACCTCTTGTTAAACTGCGCCGTTTTTGTCAGCGGTAAATAAGCTATAGGAAACAGACATGGCCACTCAAGGTTACGATCCACATAAAGCACAAGCATATAACCAATGGTTGCAAAACAATCCAGGCCAACCTGTAGGCGAAACCCTAGCTCAACAATCTGCCCGAGTATCAGCAGAAAAGGCAGCAGCCGGTATTCCGGAAGGCCGTTACGGCTATGCACAATATACGGCGCTAAAGGCAACCCAAAGAGAAGAAAGACAGCAGCAGGCTAGAGAGGCAGCAGGAATAACTGACGCCGAGGCCGGCAATTATGCAGTCGGGTCAAACGGCCAAATGGGCGCATTAGTCAATGGCACTTTTGTCCCTCAAGGCGATCCGAACTTTCAGAAATACGACCCAAGTCCAGACTTTGAAAATGATACCATTAAACAAGTGCCTTATCCGCAAAAAGCCAGTGCGCCAGTCAGCAGTGTAACACCAATCAACTATACCACAACCAGTACCGAAACTGTGAGTGGTGGCGGATCCACTACAATTATTGCTGGGGCAAGAGTTCCTACAGCACAAAGTCAACAATTTGCTGCGGCAGCCGCAGCAAAGCAAGCTGAAATTGATCAGTTTGAAAAAGACAATCCCAGCAACTATATCCGAGAAAAGCAGGGCTTACCACTCAATTCGATTGAACAAGAAGAAGCACGTGATGCAAAACTACAAGCACTTACAGATCAACAAAATGCATTAGAAAGTCAAAAGTTTGCAGCCTATGCTTCTACTCCGCCGACAATTATAACAACACCAAACACTACCACTACCACACAAACTGTAACCACTGGTACAACCGCAGTGAACAATCCGGTAGCAACACCTGGCGGCCCAGATCCAGTAGTGAATCGACAAACTGAAATTCAACTTGGAACAACACCAAACCCAATACGTGCAACTGCCACCAGTCCGTTGCCGGCCGATGGTGATGAAGCACTGGCTGCTGCTCAAGCTGCTCAAGAAGTTATTGACTTGCGTATAGCATCTGAATCGGCCAATCCGGTATCTCCTTTAGATACTGGCTATGTAAGTGATGCTGAACAGATTGCACAAGCAAATGCAGATGCTGCCTTTAATACCAGACTGGATCGTGCTGCTGAAGTAGATCTAGCCAATTCAGGTGATGCGGCCCTCGAAGCTGCTGACAGAGCACGAGAAGCCGCTGATTTGCAAATAGCTGCCGAGTCAGCCACTCCTCTGCCAGTTGACAACACAAATGGTGTTGCCGATCTCTTTACGCCGCCACCGACTACATCACCTGCTCCAGTTTCGTTGTCTGCTTTAAATGAAAGTGAATTCAGTGCGCCAGAACCACAGAACTCAGAGGGTGCAAATGCCGGCGCAGGTGTCACTCGTGGCTTGATAAACACTGCACAAAATCAAAGCACACTACAAACACGTCAAAATACTCCAGCTGCGGCTGACTGGCGTGTGCGACTGAGATTGGCACCAAATGCTGATTATCTCTACAAAGTAAGCGAAACCAATGGCGGTCCAGGAATACTTGCGCCGCTGGCTGCCACTGACGGTGTGATATTTCCTTACACACCTAGTATTGATACCAGTTATCAAGCCAAGTATAACCCTTACGATTTAACACACTCTAACTATCGTGGATATTTTTATCAAAATAGCTCAGTGGAAAACGTCACCATTAAAGGTACATTTACTGCACAGGACACTTACGAAGCTGCATATTTGCTGGCAGTAATACACTTTTTTAAATCAGTGACAAAAATGTTTTATGGCCAAGATGCACAGGCCGGCACACCGCCCCCACTGGTATACCTCAGTGGATTTGGAAAATATCAGTTTAACGAAAGTCCTTGTGTGGTTTCAAACTTTGGATATAGTTTGCCTACTGATGTAGATTACATACGTGCTAATGGATTTAATAATATTGGGTTGAACATGGAAAATCGCAGAAATCAATCATCTGGTCCTTCTATAGGTGGTACTTTAGGCACAGTTGTGGCCATCATGGATAGATTGAGCAATGCAGGATTAAACATTGGTGGGTTGGTCAATCGCCCTGTCCCAGGGCAAGTAGTACAAAATGTCACCAATCAAAATGCTATCAACAGCACCTACGTTCCGACCAAGATGGAAATTTCAATCACACTATTGCCCATGCAAACACGCAATCAAGTCAGCAAACAATTTAGTTTGAAATCGTTTGCCAATGGTCAGCTATTGGCAGGTGGAGGATTCTGGTAATGGCTGCAACTTATACCAGTACCAGCCCATACTTTCAAACTGGCTACAATCAGTTTTATTTGGATGTCATGGTCAACAGACCCATTCCTAAAGAAAGTGACGACAAGCTGTGGATCATAAATGTCACCTATCAGTATCGTCCAGACTTGCTGGCATACGACTTGTATAGCGATGCTGGCTTGTGGTGGGTGTTTTATCAACGCAATCCCAACACACTCACTGCGCCGCCCCTGGACTTCAAAGCAGACACTAGAATATATCTTCCAAAGATTACCACATTGCGATCAACCCTGGGGTTCTAATCTATGGCTACCCTTCCAGAAACTCCTCCTACCACCAATGCTGGTGATGGTGATCAAGGCACCAATGCTCCCACACGATCATTCATACAAACACAAAGCACAAGCAATGCTGATGGATACAACATAGGCATACCATTGCCCGACGAAACAGGTGCTGTGGGTACCATACGCCGCAATCCTGAAACAGGTGAGTTGTATGAAAGTGAAAATATCTATGCTCCTACCAGTGCTGGTGTTGGACAGTATGATGATGGCACTGCCATGGGTGACACTATTGCACCAAATGATGATGCTGGATCACCTAACATTGGCGGATATGTAAGTGATGGAGAGGGGGCTGCTCGAATACAAACTGGAGTTATTTCAACAGATGGCAGCAATCAAAAAATAATTCCTCAAGACAACGTATTAGATCGTTTTTCCAGCTATACCTATCGAGCCAGTTGGTATCTCATGACTCCTGCGCAGTACAAGCAACTGGTATACAGTAAGAAAAAAACAGTAAACGGTTATATGTTGCTGGTGCAAAGTGGCGGCGCACCGCAAAACTCAGGTGGCTTTAAAGGAGCGTTAAGTCCTACGGCACAAACATTTTCTGAAAGCAATGGAGCCACTAGCACTACTGCATCAATACCTGGTGCGACTGATGCTGATGCTGGACGTAATCCTGCATTTCCTTTGGATTTTTATATTGACAGTATTACTATTGAAAATTTTCTTACAGGAGGTGGCACTAGAGCACCGCATGCATCTAAAGGCATCAGATTTACTGTGGTAGAAAATAACGGTATTACTTTGTTGGATCGTCTGTATGAAGCAGTGCAAGACTTCATGCCAGCCAGCGGACAAAAAAATGGTATCAATTATGCATCTGTAGTTTATCTCATGGTGATACGATTTTATGGTTACGATGAGCAAGGCAATTTGGTTCAAAAAATTGGCGGCAACAAATCAGACCCCAATTCAGTGATTGAAAAGTTTATACCATTTAAAATTACCCAATGTGATTGGACTATAGAAAACAAACTGGTCACATACAGTTTTCAAGGACTTTCACCAGGCGAAGGGTCCGGCGCTGGAACTCGCAGAGGAACCATACCTTACAACATTGAATTGACTGCAACCACTATTGAAGATTTACTCGGTCAAGATGTACGATATTCTACATCTCAAGCAGCGGCCGCAGCCCCAGGCTCAAATACTACTTTTGTCAATCCTGTATTACAAGGAGAATTTGGCGAGGAAAGAGTTTATCCGCCTGTTGACGAACTTGGTATACCAATTACTCCATCCACAGCACCACCACCAAAAGCTGATGCAGCTCCTAAAACAAAAAAGAGCAGCATCACTCAGGGACTTATGGGTGCAATGAATCAATTTCAACAAGATTTGGTCAGAGAAGGTGTGTATGAAAAAGCAGATCAGTATGAAATTATATTTGCCAATCCAGGACCTGGCGGCGGCGGAAATGCAATTAAAAATGCTAGATTAATTCCTCCAGGGAAAAAAACAAACGCAAGCCAGACTGGGATGGTACAGCCTGCTAATACCAATCCAGAATCAGCTGACATGGAAAAAATTTACAAAGACATCAAAAGCAGAAATTATTCTATCACTGCTGGCATGCAATTGGTTCAAGCTATTGAGCTTGCTATACGAAACAGCACATTTGTTACTGACCAAAACGTTTTGTTTTTTGACGAAAATGATGCGCTACAAGTTAAAAATGCTGCCAACAAAAAAGATGTTGTGTGGTTTAACATCACGTTCCAGGCAGTGCAATTAGATTACGATAACAAACGCAATGATTTTGCACACAAGATAACGTTTATAATCAACACATACACTCCTCTAAATTTCAATAGTAGTTATTATCCTGTGAACACATTCCATGGGTTGCATAAACAATATAACTATTGGTTTACTGGTAAAAATACTTCGGTAATTGAATATAAAGAAACCATGAACAATCTCTACAATCTAACCATCAGTGGAGATCAAACCAAAGGTAATCTTGGATTTCAGCAACGCAAGGCCTTTACCAGCAGCGTGAGAGATCAACCATTTTTGGCTTTTCAAACTGCCAGTACGGAAAACAGTGCCGGTGACAATGGCAAACAAAACGAACCGCAGGCCAATATGGCTGAGAGCTTGTATGATCCTGTGGGATTGGCCAACTGCAACGTCAAAATTGTAGGCGATCCTGCTTGGATACAGCAAGGCAGTTTTGCTGGTGGAGTTAGCGCAAAAGAATTTGACTTCAATGCATTCTTGCCTGATGGAACAATTAATTTTGATGCTAGAGAAGTCATGTTTGAAATAGCTTGGCAACGCCCACAAGATTATGATCTTAATACTGGTCTAGCTGACCCTTATGCTAAATCAAGTTCGCGTCAACCAGTGCAAAGTCGTGTGTATACTGCCATGCAGTGTACTAGTGAATTTCGTAATGGCGGGTTTTATCAAAATCTTCAAGGCAAGTTGTATTTCTTTATGAAACCCAATACTTCTAACAAAGCAGCCACGGCACCGCCACCTGCGACTCAAGCTGATGTGAGAAGAATAGATAATGCAACAACCGCAGACAACCCCAGTCACTCAAATGCATCAGCAGCTGAAGCTGGGGCCAGTGGCAGGCCCACAGCACTAGCTGTACCAGCAGTAAGTGTTGGACCAGGTAGTGGCACTCCAAATGTAATAAATTCAGCGCCACCAGGACCAAAAGACACAGTGGTTCCTGCACCACCACCACAGCCGCCAACATCCGGCTCAGGACAACCGTTAGATGTAGGAGATCCGTTTGTGCCACCTGGCACGCTGTCTGGCAGAATCACAGCAGATGGCCTTGGCAATTCTCCAAGTGTACCACAAGACATGGTAAGAGACTTTTAAGGATAACACATGGCAACAGATGTACAACGCAGTAGAGGTCGTCCCACAAACTACAAGTTTGATCGTGGCGGTGTGCCTGCGGAGTTTGGCCCATTCTACGGCATTGTAAAAAACACAACAGATTCAATACGTTCGGGTCGCATACAAGTTTACATTGATGCATTTTCTAATGGTGGTGAAAATGAACCATCAAAATGGATCACAGTCAGCTACATGCCACAGTTCTTTGGATCAACTCCACACAATCCTGCCAAGACTGGTGTTGGATCCTACATAGACGGCAACTCCAACAGTTACGGCATGTGGTTTACCCCACCAGATGTAGGCATAACAGTGTTGTGTGTGTTTGTGAATGGAGATCGCAGTCAAGGGTTTTACATTGGTACAGCACCGGATCAAAGCATTGGACACATGGTTCCTGCCATTGGTGCTGCGCCAGTTGCCACTCAAGTCATAGCACAAAATGCAAATCAAGCGGCATACTTTCGATTAGCATCACAATTGCCAGTGGTTGAAATCAACACCAACAATCTTGCACTTGAAGAAAACGCTAGATTTTTTGATGCACCCAAGCCTGTGCAGAGTGTGGTAGCGGAAGCCATGTTCCGTCAAGGCTTGATAAATGATCCTCAACGCGGACCCATATCAAGTTCAAGCCAAAGAGAAAGTCCCAGTGCTGTGTTTGGTGTTAGCACACCTGGCCCTGCGGTGTATCAAGGTGGCATGAAGTTTGGAGAAATACAGAAAAAAGTTCAAGCTGGAGAACTAAAACCGCAGGACCTTAACGTAATTGGTCGTGTGGGCGGACACAGTATTGTGATGGACGATGGCGACACTGACGGCAATACTAGATTGATACGATTTAGAACCACAGCTGGACATCAAATTACAATGAGTGATAGCGGAGACTTTTTCTACATCACTCATGCTAACGGCCTAGCTTGGTTTGAACTTGGCGCTCAAGGCACACTAGATGTGTATGCCACAAACAGTATCAACTTGCGCACACGCGGTGATATTAATTTACATGCTGATAGAGACATCAACATGTATGCTGGCGGCAGTATCAAAGCCAAAGCTGTAGAAGATATTACGTTGCAAGCTGGTGCAGATTTTACTGTGATAACACAAGAAAATTTAAAACTGTATAGCAAAAGTTATATTGGCATAAAAGCAGATGGCAGTTTGGCTTTACAAAGTGCCACTGGCAGTTGGGCAGGAGGCAGCGCATTGGTATTTGAAGCTGGCGGTATTGATCTCAACGGTCCTGCTGCCAGTGCGGTATCTGCTCCTAACAACTTGACTGTGACCAAATTAGACGACACTACGTTCAGTAGTGCCACCGGTTGGGCAGTTGAAACAGACGGTCTTGAAAGTATTGTTACTCGAGCGCCCACACACGAACCATATCCTTACCACAATAAAGGTGTAGACATTGAAATTCCATTAGAAGCAGGACAGCCGCCACCTAACCCAGGCGCTGTGCCGGTGCCAGCTGGATTTGAATTTACGAGAAAAGCATGAGTACATTTAATTTTGAATTCAACGGGCAAAAGTTTGAAATCAACGCACCTACCGGTGCTACATTTGAACAAGCCAAGGCAGTGTTTGATCAACAAACAGCCAGCGGTGGACTCACAGGATTCAGAGTTGGTGATGTATTAAGTCCTGCTACACAAGCTGCTGCCGGCTTGGCCTCTGCACAAAGTCAATTAACACAAGGATTAGCATCATTATCTAGTAGGTTACCTGCTGGAACAAATTTAAACAGTCTCACAGCCAGCATAGGCACACTTGGCCAAGGTGCAGGTACACAAGTAGCCAGCGCACTGCAAGGTGGTGCGGCTGCATTTAATTCATTGACCACTGGTGCTAGTGGTGCTACTGCGTCTATCAGCGCAGCATTGTCAGGTGCTAGCACTGGATTTTCATTGCCTTCGTCATCAGCTATATCGGGTGCATTGACCGGTGCTGCATCAAGAGTGGGCAGCCTGGCCAGCACCGCAGTTGGTACAATATCTGGCCTGATCAAAGGAACTCCTACTGAGGGAATCAATGCAGCAGACTTTGCCAAACAAGGACCTGCACTGGCTGCGCTTGGCAGTATGAATTTACCTGACGTAACTGGAACGCTGGCGCAAGCCAGCAAGTTGGTGGGCCAGAACGCAGACACAATCAGCAACGCAGCAGGCGCAGGCAAATTTGGACTTGATGCCAGCCAGCTTGAACGATGGGGACTGGTCAAACCAGGAACTGCTGCCACATTCTTGGCACAAGGCAACAGTGATCTTACCAGCGTGTTAAAAAGTCCCACAGTATGGACCGGCAGAGATGGTGTAAAAAGTCTTGATGGCTTGTTGGGCAATGAAGGATTGCAAAACAAAATTCAGCAAGGCTTGATGACTTCCGGAGTGGCAGACTTAAAATCACTGGGTGTGCCCACAGACAAACTAACACCTCAAGCACTGAGTGGCCTGGCTACCAATGCTGCCAAGAGTGTGCCCGACACACTAAATTGGGCAAAAAACACTCCAGGGCTTCCGGCTGATGTCAAATCTAAATTTGATGCCGCTGCCGTAAATGGTGCATTTGCTGTAAATCTAACTCAAACCAAAATAGATCCTTCAATGCTTCAAGAATACACGCCTGTGGCTGCTGTTGATACTGTGAACACAGACACGCTTGACGCTGCCGCCAAGCGAATTGTGGGCAATGACAAAGTACCTAGTATTTTGCCAGCAAATTTTGCAAGCAGTTTGTATTCTAAGACTCCCGACGACAAGTTAATTTACACTGGTAGTGACCAAGTAGTATGGGACAATATCAATGCAGAAAGACTGCGCCGTGGTCTTCCAAGTTTGACTGCAATAGGCTATCCAAGACCTGATCCGTCTCCTAATAATAACCAGAATATGGGCGGATAAATATTATTATGACTACCTTTGTTGGCTTTAACACACAGAATCAATACAAAAAATTTACACTTGTAGATTTTGAATTGATCAAACGTGATCTATTGAATGCATTTAATATTCGCCAAGGTCAATTGCCTGGACGTCCTGGATATGGTACCATATTATGGAGTTACTTGTTTGAAAATCAAGTTGAGGCAGTTCAACAAGGTATTATCAATGAAGTGCAACGAGTGGCTGGTGGTGATCCTAGAGTATTCATCAGCAACATCAATGTATATCCTCAAGAAAATGGCATGTTGATTGAATTGCAGATACAAACTGTAGGCGGCGTTAATGCCGAAATACTGAATGTGTTCTTCAATCAAGTCAGCCGTGCAGCCAGTTACGTATAACTACGCCGTTTTTTATCTACATAAATAACAGATAAAGAATACAAGGCCCAGACACAATGGCAAAAACCACTAGACAAACTGCGATATTTGGTGTAGAAGACTGGAAACAGATCTATCAAACTTATCGCGAAGCAGACTTCCAAAGCTACGACTTTGAAACTCTACGTAAGAGTTTTACTGATTATCTGCGTTTGTACTATCCAGAAACATTCAATGACTACATTGAGTCATCTGAATACATTGCCTTGCTGGATGTGATTGCGTTCATGGGCCAAGCATTGGCATTCCGTACAGATTTAAACACAAGAGAAAACTATTTAGACACAGCAGAACGCAGAGATTCAGTCACACGTCTGGCCAATCTTGTGAGCTATACAGCCAAACGCAACACAGCCGCACAGGGCTTGCTCAAAGCATTTAGCGTGACCACAACAGAAAATGTTGTGGATTATAACGGTGTGAATCTGGCCAATGTCACAGTTAATTGGGCTGATCCCACAAACTTTGACTGGTTAGAACAATGGAATGCTATTGTTAACTCATCACTGGTCAGCAGCCAAAAAATTGGCCGTCCGTCAAACCGTCAAACCATTTTGGGCGTAGATACCAGTGAATATGGTATCAATCTAGTGCCTGGATTCTTGCCGGTGATTCCTTACACTGCCACAGTGGATGGTGTGAACATGCCGTTTGAAGCCACCACTTCGACCACAGCCGGCCGAGACTATATTTATGAACCCAGTCCCAGACCCAATGCCACATTCAATGTGTTGTATCGCAATGACCAGCTAGGTTACCAATCGGCCAATAACGGTTTCTTTTTCTTTTTCAAACAAGGCACCTTGCAAAACCAAGACTTCAATTTGGCCGAACGCATTGCCAATCGCACAGTAAACATAAACATTGATGGCGTCAACAACGAAGACCGTTGGTTGTTCCAGTTGGACAATGTGGGCAGTATCAATCGAGAGTGGACTTATACTGAAAACATTTATTCAGCGGCTGCAGAACAAACTGCAATGCTAAGACCAATTTTTTCTGTAACCAGCAGAACCAATGATCAGATCACCATGGTATTTGGTGATGGAGTGTTTTCAGAGATTCCAGTGGGCATTTTCCGTGCGTATGTTCGTGCTTCAAACGGCTTGCAATACATTATCAATCCTGCCGAAATGCAAAATGTGGTGCTGCCAATCAGCTATGTTGATCGCAATGGCAATTTGCAAACCATCACATTCACCTGTGGTATTACACAGCCTGTTAGCAATGCTCAAAGTCGTGAAAGCATCGATGCTATCAAACAACGTGCTCCTGCTAGATACTACACACAGAATCGCATGGTCAACGGCGAAGATTATAACTTGTTCCCGTTTACTCTTTACAATTCAATCATCAAGAGCAAGGCATTGAATCGTGCTTCAATTGGTACCAGTCGATATCTTGATCTTGTGGACAACACAGGCAAGTACTCATCCACCAATACATTTTCCAGCGATGGAGGAATTTGGAAAAATAATATTCTTCCTACCATTCTGTTCAGTTGGATCAATCGCAATGAAATTTCTGATCTTATTATCAATCAAGTGCAGCCTGCTATTGTTGGTGCCACCTTCAATCAATTTTACTATGCTAACTTTCCGAGAATAACTGTAAACACTGGCGAAACAGCACTAAGCACTTGGAATCAAAGCACAACAATAGCCAACGAAACCACAGGATATTTTGTAAATGCATTAGGCGCACCAATTTTGGTTGGTCCCACATTTAGCAGCACTGCGTTCAAGTATGTGGTGCAAAAAAGTTTGATTAGATTTATTCCTCCAGTGATTAATGGTCAGCCGTATTATTTTGATGCAAACAATAGATTAAAACAAGGACTACCAACTAGACCAGAAGATCATTTGGAAATTTGGGCAAGCCCCATTGCTATAGTGGGCGATGGCAGCAACAACGGCACTGGTAATTTAACCAGTGGCGAGGGTCCAGTGGCACTCAATAATTTTGTGCCCACTGGTGCAGTTGTTGACACTATTATCCCTGTATTTTTGACCGATTTAGTATTGTCTCTAAGAGAACAAATGACACAACAAATTGTGTTGTATAGAAATTTTGGTCTTGGATATGACAATACTGGTTCTATTACTGGCACCGCTGGCACTTGGTATTTGATTACAAGCACCAATCTAAATGCTGATGCAACTTGGAGTCAAACTTATGCAGGCAACACATCAGGAAACAATTTAGATGCCAGTTGGTTGGTGCAGTTTGTAGTAGTGAACAATCGGTACACCATTACATTCCGTGGACTTGCCTATTACTTTGGATCGGTGTTGCAAACAAGATTTTTCTTTTATGGCAATCAAAAGATTTATGACAGTCGCACAGGTACTACAATTAGAGATTTTATCAATGTGTTGGCAGTAAACACCAAACCCGACAGCTCGTCACCCTTGCCTGGCGATATCTATACCACAATTATTGGCCAACCAGTAGAGTCAGACGGATATGTTGATGACTTTCAAGTATTGATCAGCTATAGAGATAGTGACAGCGATGGTGTGCCAGACAATCCAGACTTTTTTGATGAGATTGTTGCCCCAACAGTTACTCCTAACCTCAAATTGGTGTTTTTGCAACGCACTGTTGACTTTGACAATCTGCAAAGATATTTGCTGGTAGAACCAGGTGTAGTAAATTCAGATTACCCCACATATGATAGTCTTGAATTGATAAAATTTCAATATTCTCCCGGTCAGGTTTTTTATGCTTACAGTGATGAATTGTTCTATACATTGACAATTAATACCGCAGGTGTGAGAGTTATAACACCTGCAGCCCAAGGTGAATGGATTGCTAGAACAGGTCGCCAGGCGTTGTTTTTCCAATATCGCCACAACTCACCACTTACCAACAGAATCGATCCAGGTACTACCAACATCATTGACTTGTACGTGGTTACGCAATCATATTATACTGCCTATCAGAATTGGATTACAGATACCACTGGCACAGTGTCTGAACCTGATATGCCAACCATTGATGAACTTAGTACACAGTATCAAGGTCTAAATGAATACAAAATGATCAGCGACAACATTGTGTTAAATTCTGTAGTGTTCAAACCACTGTTTGGTCCCAAAGCAGCCAAAACATTACAAGCCACAATCAAAGTTATCCGTGCGCAAAATTCCACAGCCAGTGTGAGTGAAATCCAAAGTTCTGTATTGGCAGCTATGAATGAATACTTCAGTATTGATAAATGGAATTTTGGAGACACATTCTATTTTTCAGAACTGGCAGCATACTTGCACAGATATCTTGGAACCATAATTAGTTCGGTGGTACTAGTGCCACTAGACACACAAAAATACTTTGGCGACATGTACGAAGTAAGAGCAGAACCCAATGAAATATTTGTTAACGGCGCTACCATTGACAACATTATTGTAATTGATGCATTGACCAGTACCAACTTGCGTACTGCACCAGGTAGCGGAGTAATTTGATGGCACGAGTACGCAGTGTAGATTTTCTTCCTGAGATTTTTCAGACTGACGCCAACAAGCAGTTTCTGGCTGCTACATTGGATCAGCTGATTCAAGAACCAAAGTTTAAAAAGACTCAAGGTTATATTGGCCGTACTGTTGGCCCTGGTGTAAATCCCAATGACAAGTATGTGATCGAGCCAACAAAAACTCGTGCTGACTACCAGCTTGAACCTGGAGTTATCAGCATCAGTCCCACTGACAATAGCAAAATAGTAGATGCCATTACCTATCCAGGTATAACTGATACGTTGGTGTATCAAGGTAGCCCATCAACACAACCTAGCCGATTGTACACCAGCGACTACTATTGTCTTGATCCTTTCATTGACTTTGACACATTTGTAAACTTCAGCCAGTACTATTGGGTTCCAAACGGTCCTGATGTAGTCACTGTGCAATCGCCAGGAGCTGCGCTGAGTCAAAATTTTATTGTAAACAGAGAAAATGGTGTTTATACATTTTCGGGCGTGACCGGAAACAATCCTACATTGAATTTGGTGCGAGGCGGAAACTACACATTCCAGGTAGCACAAAACAATAAAGAAACAGTCAACTATCGAGTAACACGTACCAACGTTACCAGTTTCAATATTGACAACGAACCCAATGCCACCATCACCTTGATTCGGGGCAACACATATACATTTAATTTGTTTGTGCAAGGCGATTTTCCATTCTGGATCAAAACTGCTCCGACCACAGGCACAGGTGATCAGTACAATTCAGGTGTCTCTCGCAATGGATCAATCACAGGTACAGTGACGTTTACTGTGCCACAAGACGCACCAGACACACTGTATTACTCGTGTGAGAATCAAAGTCTCATGCGTGGAACTATCAGTATAGTCAATGCTGAACCTGGGGATGGTCCAGGATTTTGGATTCAAACTGCTCCAGGAGTCAATGGAAGAACCCCCACAACGCCAAACATCTCTTCCAGATCCATTTATGGTGTTACAGACAATGGCATTGATCTTGGTGTAATTAATTTTAATGTGCCACAAAAAACAGCACAAGATTTTTTCTACGGTCTTACCAGTATTGGAGCTGTTGATCTTGTTACTGATTTGTTTTTTGAAAACATTGACGGTGCAAGATTGGATCAATTCATAGCTACCTATGGTGGCATTGATGGCATTACTGACCTCAACACAAGAACATTAGTGTTTGCCAACAGCGCAGGCAATCCTGCCACCAATTACTACAGCGTATGGCGTATAAGTTATGTTGTTGTTGGTGCTTATACCTATCTATCATTGGGCAGCATTCTAAACATAGCCAACTTAGAAAGATGGACCATACGTTATGGTACTGAATATTCTAGCACACAATGGTACAAAAATCAATCTGGATACATTGTTGAGATGCCTCAGCTTACAGCCAAGCTAGATACTTTGTATTACCAAGATGGTACTGACCCTGAAATTTTTGGCACCATACGATTGATTGAACAAGCCAGCATCAGTACATTATACATTCAGGATATACTGGGCAAGAAAAACTACACCAGTCCAAATGGTGTGACGTTTACTAACGGATTGAAGGTTCAGTTTCTAGGTGACGTATCACCTGCCAGCTATGCCACTAGATCCAATGCATTTGTTTGTATAAACACTGCGGCTGGTATCAACCTTATCACAACTGAATCCACAGTGGGAATGACTGTAGGGCAACAGATTGTTTTCACTGGCAATACATTTGGTGGAGTGACCACTGGCGTTACCTACTATGTTCACACTGTGTTTAGCAGTAGCCAATTTAAAGTAAGTGTAACTATAAATGGTCCAGCAGTGACATTGACTTCTGCAAATGGAACCATGACTGCTACCACCAGTCAAAATCCACAGTATTATGTAAGCGGTGTTGGCACAGCAATTGAACTATTGCCTGTAGCAAATTATATCACCCCAGAACAATACAATCACGATATTGATTATCTCACAATCAATCGCGACAGTCCTGATTTGAATGCATGGAGTCGTAGCAATTGTTGGTTCCACATTGATGTACTCAATGCCACAGGTGTATACAACGATACTCCAGTCACAATAGACAACAATTTTAAAGGCAAGCGACCAATTATACAATTCCGTGGTGGTATTAGATTGTATAACATGGGGACAGAAGCCAAACAACCAGTAGATACAATTGACTTCACTGAAACTGATGCGTTCAGCAATGTTGAAGGCAGCACTGGGTACTCGGTTAACGGTTATACATTTGTCAATGGCAGTCGTGTGATATTTGCAGCAGATGCCGATCTTGCTGTGCGCAGAAAACTGTATGTGGTGAATTTTGTTACGCCAGATACTGTGCCACCACTGATTGCGCAGCCAATTATAAATTTGGTTGAAGCAACAGACGGTGAAATATTTGTTGATCAAACTGTCACATGTTTGAGTGAATCACAAGTTGGTATTACCTATTGGTATGATGGGACAAACTGGTTAGAAGCACAGCAAAAAACCTCAGTGCAACAAGCGCCATTGTTTGACATATATGATGCCAATGGTATAAGTTTGGCTGACCGTATAACATATCCAAGTTCCACATTTGTGGGTACAAAATTGTTTAGTTACGCAACTGGTACAGGCACTGCGGACCCAGTGTTGCAGTTGGCGCTCAAGTATCTCAATTTGACCAACGTTGGTGATATTGTGTTTGATAACAATTTGTATTCTGATACATTTGTGTATGTGATCAACAATACCAGCACCACAGCACCAATCAGTTTGGGATTTGTTTATGAGTATGCGTCAAGAACTGCATATGAAAGATTGATTGGCTGGCAAACTGCGGCAGTACCAACGTTGATGCGCCAGCAGTTTAAATTTGTGTATAATTTGCAACCGTTGCAACTGGATGTTGCTGTGCAATCAAACGCAGTAACTACTGTGCCCAGTGTAAAAGTATTTGTGGGATCAATATTTCAAGATCCAGGCACATACACAGTTGCAATCACTGCTAATACTACAACCATTACATTCAGCACTGTACATGTGGTAGGGGATGTAATTGAAGTTGAAGTACTCAGCGACCAAGTGAGCCAGGTGGCGTTTTATCAAGTCCCTTTAAATCTCAATAACAATGCACTTAATGCTGACAGCCCAAATTTTACATTGGGCACATTGCGCACTCACTACAACAGCATCTGTCAAAATTTAACCACATTTTCTGGCTCGATAAATGGTGCAAATAACACTAGAGACCTTGGTGACATTATACCTTACGGACAAGTGATTTTACAACAAAGCTCGCCACTGACTCTTGCTGGATACTTCATGCGGTCTCAGCAGTACAACATTTTTGGTGCGCTGGAATACAACAGCAGAGAATACCAAAAGTACAAAAATCAAATGCTGGAAGCTGTGACCAGACAAACCATACAGTATCAAACTGCATCGCAAGTTCTTGATTTGGTGATAGCTGAAATCACACTAGGCCGCACAGCAAGCAATCCATTCTATTGGAGTGACATGCTGCCGGCCACTCCAGTATTCACTACATCAACATATACAGTAAGTTACACTACCAGTCAGGTTTTTGACACGGTGCAAGTTTACAATTACACATCGGCCAATTACCTTGGCATGAATGTGTATGTGAATGATAGAATTTTGACCAGAGATTTAGAATATACAGTGGCCACCAATGGTCCGCGTATTGACATTCTAATTGAATTGGTCATTGGCGACACTATTACCATTCAAGAATACAGTGCCACTTATGGTACCTACGTGCCTAACACTCCTAGCAAGATGGGATTGTATCCTGTGTGGCGTCCAGTTATTGAGCCAGTGAAAACTAGTTCAGGTGAGCAATTGGTCATACTGGGACATGATGGCAGTCAAACTCCTATCTTTGGTGACATACGTGACGAAGTGCTGTTAGAATTTGAAACTAGAATTTACAACAACATCAAACTGGATGGCAATCCTGTGCCGCTTGACATTGTTGATGTGTTGCCAGGGCAGTTTAGAAACACTGGTTATAGTTCTGCTGAAATCAATAGCATTTTAGAAACAAACTTTTTAAGTTATGTTGGATGGAACAAGTTGGATTACACCACACAAAATTACAATGCCAGCAATCCATTTACCTATAACTATAGCACTTCAACCAATGTACTCAATGGCAGTAACTTATTGGGTGCTTGGCGTGGTATCTATCGTTATTTTTACGACACTCAGCAGCCAGAATTGACTCCATGGGAAATGATTGGCTTCACCGTCAAACCAGACTGGTGGGACATAACCTACGGTTCCGGACCGTACACGTCTGACAACATGAACTTGTGGGACGATTTAGAACTTGGTCTTGTGAGAGATCCAGTGGGAGCATACATATTATCAGCTTATGCTAGACCCAAACTGACATCTGTGCTCCCAACTGACTCTGCTGGTATATTACTAGCACCATTAGAATCAGTGGTAGGTAATTACAACACACAAACATTCCAGAAAAGTTGGGCACCCGGCGACGGAGGGCCAGTAGAAGCTTCGTGGTGGAATTCAAGCGACTATCCATTTGCTGCCATGCGCTTGCTGGCATTGACTCGACCAGCAAAATTCTTTGCGCTGTTTGCTGACAGAGACTTGTACAAGTACAGTACAGAATTTGATCAGTATCTTTACAACAATCGTTACAGACTGGATGCCACTGGCGTGCAAGTGTATGGTGATGGCACAAGCAAAGCCAGTTACATAAACTGGATTGTGGATTACAATCGCATAACAGGTACCAATAGTACTGTGGCGCTAGAAAAAGATCTGCAAAATCTAGATGTGCGGCTGTGCTACAGAATGGCGTCATTCTCAGACAAACAGTACTTGAAAATTTATACTGAAAAATCCAGTCCCAAATCCACCAACACTTCCCTGCAGATTCCGCCAGAAAGTTATCAACTGTTGGTGTACAAAAATCAACCATTTGACAGACTGATCTACAGTTCAGTTGTGATTCAAGTGACGGATGGTGGATGGGCTGTGTTTGGTTACAGCACTGCAAGACCATTCTTCAATACATTTACAAGTATCCCAGTTGGGCAATTTGAAACATACAGTGTGGCCGGTAAAACTATCAAAGTGCCTGCCAACTACACAGACACTATTGCTCAGATTCCCTATGGATTTGTATTCACAACTGAATCAGCTGTGGCCAACTTCTTGTTAAGCTACGGAAAATTCCTAGAATCACAAGGCTTCCAATTTACCAATCAAACCAATGGTTATTTGATGACTTGGTCACAAATGGTTTATGAGTTCATATACTGGAGCCAACAAGGGTGGGGCAACGGCTCCCTAATAAATTTAAATCCTTTGGCCATTGGATTGTCAGTTTTTAAAGAACAAGCGGTGGTAGATACAATTACATCTCAAACGGCTGAACATGTTATTTTAGATCAAAATCGTAGAGACTTTCCTGTACGAGATCTCAACATTGTTAGAGTTGATAACAACTTTACTGTTCAACCCTTGAACAATCAAAGTCTAAGTTTCATTGACATGCGTTACACCAGCTTTGAAAGCATGATTGTGTTGGATAACGCCAGTTTATTTGGTGACTTGATCTTTGAACCTATCACAGGTGCTAGACAAAGTCGACTGTATATTTCTGGAACCACTACCACAGAGTGGGATGGAAGTGTAAATGCACAGGGCTTTATCCTAAATCAAAATAACATCCCTGCTTGGACTGGATTAAAAACCTATGCCAAGGGCGAAATAGTAACTCACAAAGGTGCATACTGGAGTGCAGCCACAATTGTGCAACCCAGCACCAAGTTCAATTATAATGATTGGAATCAAAGCGATTACACATTTATTGAACAGGGATTGTTGGCCAACCTAGCAAACAAAGCTGATCAACTCAGCAACAGCTATGACATTAATTCAGCAAACTTGATTCAAGACAATGATTTGTTAAGTTATGGACTGATTGGTTTTAGACCAAGACAATACATGGCTGCATTAAATCTTGACGATGTCAGTCAGCTCAACATCTACCGAGAATTCCTAAGAACCAAGGGAACTAAAAACAGTGTTGATTTATTTGGCCAAGCCAAATTCAACAAAGAAGTTGCTGAATACCAAGTTTATGAAAATTGGGCGATTCAAAATGGAGTATATGGAGCCAATGCCAATCGCAGTTTCTTTGATTTACGGCTAAATCGTGCGTTGCTGTCAAGCAATCCCAGTTTGGTGCAAGTTGTGGTGCCAAATGAGCCGAGCACTGCTGACCAACAAATTTTTCTTGGAGATGTGTGGAAAAGTAGTTTTCCATTAACTACCACCGCACTGTTGCCAACTACAACTACACTACCAACAGATATTTCTTTGCCTAGTGCAGGATACGTCAACATCGATGATGCTGATATCACAGTATTCAATCTAGACGATCCTGCAAGTATTAATGCCAATATTAATTCTATCATAGTTGGAACAACTTTTTGGGTTGCAAAAGTAAACAATTACGATTGGGGAATTTATCGAGCAGAAGCTGTGCCAGGGCAGATTCAACACGTTTGTGACAATCTCAATGGTACCAGCAGAGTCATATTCAGTGGCCAACATGGATTGACAACTGGTGACCGATTGATCATACGATTTTTTGACGCAGAAGTCAATGGAGTTTATACAGTATTAAGTGTGCCAAACTTAACCACAGTAAACATTGCACTGGATCTTGTGGGTGATCGCACAGTGGTTGATGGAGTTGGCATTGGTTTTACTTTGAAAACCATGCGAGTGGCACAAGCCAGTGATGTATTGAATTTGCCATATGCTCAACAATTTTTACCAGGTGCAAAAGTTTGGGTGGATGACAATGGTAGTGGCTTATGGGAAGTATTACAAAAACAAAATCCGTTCACTGACCGAGCAATATTGGCTCCAGTATTACTTGATGCCACAGAACAGTATGGTGCATCGGTAGCACAAGCCACAAACCGATCTGCATTATTTGTTGGTAGTCCGCGCTATGGATTTGGTTCAGGTACTGCCAAAGGTGGTATCTATCTATATGTAAGAAATGCAGGCGACCAATATGTACCAATCAGTCCTATTGCCGGGCAAGACACTGTTCTCACATTAACTACCACAGGACTACGTGGATATGGCAATGCTGTGGATGCTGGTAATCAAACATTTGCTATTGGCGGTGCAAGCGCAAGCCTTGGCCCGGCAGCAGCCGGGTATCCAGCTAACAACGGATATGCTGTGGTGCTATGGCGCGATCCTTCGGCTGGAGCTGCCAATACCAGTCCTTGGTATCAGTCACAATTGTTGACATTACCAGGCACAACAACAACAACTACTCCGGGTGCTGGAGAATTTGGTTATAGTGTGGCCATGAGTCTTGACGAACGCTGGTTGTATGTTGGTGCTCCTGGACTCAACAGAGTTTATGCATACGGTCAAGTACAATGGGAAGACCAGGTTTTACAATACATTGCAAATGGCACCAGCAATACCGCTGACATTAGCAATACTGTACAGATAAACAATTTAAATCAACTGGTTGTAACAAATAATCTTCGTGTGTTGGCAGTAACAACTGGATCAATCAGCGGGTATCAACTGACAGTCTCCAGTGTAGCATCAGGTGCCCTGGTAGTTGGCTCTTATATTACTGGTACAGGTGTGGCTGCTGGAACGTATATTGTTGCGTTTGGATCTGGGTCTGGTGGTGCTGGTACTTACACTATAAATATCTCACAAACAGTTGCATCTCGTACGATTTCAGAATACACTGTGAATGGCAGTTACAGCACAGTGACATTTGCAACACCTCCAGCTGCTGGTGATGTGGTTGCAATTTCAAGAAAATACGTCAAAACATTCACTGCAAGTGGTGCCTCATATGCACTATCGCAATGGCTGTTTACAGCTAGATCAAATAACATTTACTCGTTCTCAGTTACTGTTGACAATGTGTTACAACGTCCAAATATTGATTACACATACGCTGGTACCACAATAACATTTTATAATGTTCCAAGTGCTGGTGCATCTATTGTAGTGACATCTCAGTTTTATTATGAGCTTGCTGGAACTATTACTCCAACTGTGGCAGTTGTGGCCGGTGCGAGATTTGGCAATAGTGTGCAGTGCAGCACTGACGGACGTCAAGTTATAATTGGTTGTTCTAGTGCCACAGTAAATGGACTGCTTGAAGCTGGCTCGGTGTATATAATTGACAGAAACGTGCAAAAATTCATTCGTCAGGATGACAGCTCTAACACATACACTGTGCTAGGTACAGTTACTGCTCCAGTCAGCGTGCTGGTCAACAATGTATTTTTGACCAATCAAACAGACAGCATTGTTGGTGCTGATAACACATTCTCAGTAAGCGGTAACAACATTACCATCAACAAAGAGTTGTATGTGGGCGACGTGATTGAAATTGAAATCAATCAGTTTGTTCAACAACAATTGATCACAGAAAACACCGTGGCTGAATACACAAACTATGGTCAAAGTTTAGACTTGTGTCCATATAACTGTAGCCTGTACGTGGGCGCGCCACAAGATTCTAGCATTGTTTGGAAAGGTGGCGTGGTTGAACGCAGTGTGAATAAAGCAAGAAGCTATGGCACAATTACTTCTACTATCGCCAATCCTAGTTTGACTGCTGGACAGACATTACGAGTAAACAATGTTGACATTGCAGTTCCAGCCAGCCCAAACAACAACATCGCAGGACTTGCTGCTGCCATCAATGGCGGCGAAGCAGGAACCAACTCAGGTGCTCCTAATGCCACAGCAGTGGTTTCTTCAACCGGCTACTTGACGATTTTTGTCACCAATACAGATGCCGCACCAGAAGGTAATAAATTACAAGTTGCGCCAGGCTCAGTCGGCACAGTGTTTTCTGCACTTGGATTTGCCACGTTTGTATATACCCAAACTATTGCCAGTCCACGACCACTGGAGTTTTCGCAATTTGGTTACTCGGTAGCTGTAAATGACACTGCGCTGAATCTTGTGGTTGGATCACCTAGGGGCAGTTTGTACTTGCCAATGGTATTTGATTACAACATAGTAACAGAAGTAGCAGGTACTACATTTGATGGCAATTCTACCACATTCTTCAGCCCAGTGGTGCAGTCTGGTGTGGTTTACACTTATGACTATCTGCCTAGCAACAGTCTCAGCGTGGCAAACCCAGGTAAATTTATATTTGGACAACAGGTTGAAACCAATGCAGTATCATACTTGGATCAATTTGGCTATGCAGTAAGTTACAATTCTGGAGTACTTGTTGCCACAGCACCTGGTGAAGACTTTGAAGATAGCACGTTTAGTGAATTTGGCGCAGCGTATATTTTTGAAAATCCCACAAGACGCCTGGCCTGGGAACCAATTGCCATTCAACCACCAGTTGTTGACATACGATTGTTATCTAGTGTGTACATGTATGACAGAATTACCTCTGCCAAGAGTCACTTTTTTGATTTCTTTGATCCACTACAAGGAAAAGTATTGGGCGCCGCGCAAGAAAATATTGACTACATCAGTGCTGTTGATCCTGCTGCTTATAATGTTGGTCCAATCAACAATCGTGGTGACACATGGGCTACCACACATCTTGGTGAAGTTTGGTGGGATATCAGCACAGTTAGATTTATTGATCCCAATCAAGACAATCCAACTTATGCTAGTCGTCGCTGGGGACAGGTGTTCCCGGGCAGTAGAGTTGATGTGTATCAATGGATATCCAGCTCAGTGCCTCCTGCAAATTACAATGGAGTTGGTACTCCGTACAGCACTATCAGTTATGTTGTAAGCACTAGGTTAAATCAGTCTGGAACATTTGTTACTGAATATTACTATTGGATTCGTGGAATAACAGAAACTGCATCACAGTTGGGCAAAACTCTAAGTGTGGCCACAGTTGCTTCTTACATTCAAGAGCCTAGAGCCAGCGGAATCAGTTATATTGCGCCAATTAATTCTAGCACCATTGCAATCTATAATGCACTCGAATACATTGTGGCATCAGACACTATTATCAGTGTGGAGTTTGATCAGTCCATAACAAATGCCAATGTACACACTGAATACGAGTTAATTGCACAGGGGCAAGCTGATTCTTTTTTGAGTGGTAATTTGTATCGTAAACTGCAAGATAGTTTCTGCGGAGTGGACACATTTGGAAACAAAGTTCCAGATCCAAATCTTAATTATGCTCAACGGTATGGCGTGCAGTTTCGACCACGTCAGAGCATGTTTGTGGACCGCTTCTTGGCATTAAAAAATTATATCCAACGTGCCAATGATGTGTTTGCATTATACCCCATAACAGAAATTAGAAGTTTTGTATTATTAAACAGTGCAGAGCCAGAGCCAAGTGCAAACAGTGGTGATTGGAACTTGCGTGTGGCCAACCTTGAAATATTGGGATTCCAAGATATCTATGCTGTACCATTGGGTTACAAATATCTTGTGGTTACCAACAGTTTGAATCGTGGATTATGGACCATTAATGAAGTACAAGTTACCAATGATCCAGCAGTAAGAGAAATAGTATTGACTCGCGTGCAAAATTACGATACACGTCAATACTGGAGTTATGTAAACTGGTACCAGCCAGGATACAATTCCAGCTCAACTATTGTGGCAGAAGTACCAAATTATGCCAGTTTGAGCACACTCTCAGTAGCTATTGGTTCTAGCGTTAAGGTAACTGCCAATGCACAAGGTAAATTTGAAATTTACCTGCGCACTGATACTGGGTGGGACCGTGTGGGTCTTGAGGACGGTACTATTGAAATTTCTGCGGTAATTTACGATTATGCGTTAGGCAGATTTGGATTTGACGTAGAGGTGTTTGATGCACAATATTATGATCAAGAGCCAGTGATCGAAACTCGCAAGATTATACAAGCTATAAATGAAGAATTATTCATTGATGAATTGAAGATTGAAAGAAATCGGTCACTCACACTAATGTTTAATTTTATCCTTAGCGAATTGTTAGCACCAGAATGGTTAATTAAAACCAGCTTGATTGATGTACAACACAAAGTTAGAAATTTGTTACCGTATCAGAATTACATTCGTGACAATCAAGACTTTGTGAGCGATTACATTCAAGAAGTTAAGCCCTATCATGTACAAGTTCGTGAATTCAATCTGACTTATGATGGTGCTGACAGCTATCAAGGCAGCTTGACGGACTTTGATGTGCCAGCTTATTACGATACCAATCTAACTTTGCCACAGTTTGTAAGTCCAATTCTATTGCCGTACCAACATGCTACCACTCAGCAGTTCAACACACTTAGTGATACTGCACCTAATAGCACTTTGTGGCCAACTTGGCCATATAGTCAATGGTTTGACAATTATCTGTTACATGTAGATTCAATCACAGTAACCAATCAAGGCACAGGATATACTATTGCACCCACAGTGTTAATTGTGCCTGCAGAAGGAGATACTGGGTCTGGGGCAGAAGCTGTGGCAGTTCTCAACTCATTGGGTAATATTGTATCTATAACGTTAATCAATGGAGGCTCAGGCTATCGTGTAACACCAAGCATAGTATTTGATGGTGGCAACGGAACTGGCGCTTTTGCGTATCCTCAAATGGCCAATGGACTCGTGCGCAGTTTCCGTACAGTGCTCAAATATGACCGTTATCAGTACCAAACATCTGTGCTGACCTGGAGTGAAAATGGCACATACGAAAATGGCACACTGGTTCGTTATGATGATCGTGTATGGCAAGCCAGCAGCGCAGACGGCAGCAGCGCCGTGGTCGGACCGACATTTAATCTTGAAGATTGGATAGTGATAGATGCAGCTACATTGGGTGGTGTCAACCGTACCATGGGATTTTATGTTCCAGGAGTCAACGAACTTGGATTAGATCTAAATCTGCTGGTTGATGGCACCAGCTATCCAGGTGTGCAAGTTTGGGGTGATTATTTCTTGGGTAGTTCACCAGCAAGTCCTACATTAGTGTGTACAGCTACCAATGCCACAACCAATGAAATCTCATGTGTGCAAACAGCTCGACTGACAGTGAATGACCCAATCAGATTCTATGGAACTGTGTTTGGTGGTATTGTGGCTGGCACAGTTTATTACATTTGCAGTATTGTCAGTACCACACATTTTACAATTACTCTGGCACCTGACGGGTTACCATTCACTTTGACCACTGCTACTGGTACCATGGTAGCAGATGTGCCAGAACTGATAGATGCCACCTACGCCAGCAGTTTTACTGATCAGTACCTTGGCGTACGTCCTACAGATATCAATGTTGACGGTGGAGAATTCATTGGACCTTACGAAGGACATGCACCAGAAGAGTTAGTGAATGGATCAGAATATGACACACTAGATTTCCGCGTTTACACTCGACCAGGTGCAGACTGGACTGGACAAGGCCATGGATTTGGTATAGGCACATATAATTATGTGTATGACAATCGTTCACTATACTGGGGGGATTTGGTACAATATCCTGTAAACATTGAAGTGTCTAATGAAAATACAAATAGTGATCTCACACCAGATATAGACTATGTTGTGGATTGGCAGGCGCAGACAATAACAGCAGTTTCTGGTGGCGGTATTAACACTGGTGACATAATTAGTATTACTGCTTATGAAATGGGCGGAGGCAATCAGTTGTTCCGCGGTAACTACGGTGGATCTGACACAGGAAATTCTGTAATAATTCCTGTAAATGCCAGTGAAATATATGAATTGGTATTGTTTGTAAACGGTGTAAATGTATCTGGTGCAACCTGGACGTCGTATGCGGTCAGTGTGCCTTGGACTTACGAAAATTCTTATGCTGCCCAAACTGTAGTTAAAAACAATACTTTGTATTATCGAGCACTGCAAACAGTGCCAGTTGGAACTGCAATAGATAATCCACTATTCTGGGTAGAATTTGTTCCAAAATTACAATCTACAGTTACATTCCCATATCCAATGGCCAATGTAAAGTATGCAACCACAACATCTTTGTTTGGATCGTTTGGTTATGTATACAACAACGGATCTAACGGTGTTGGCGCAACGTTAACAGGTTACAATGCATACGATGACTATTCTGCACTGACCATTGATGGCGCTACGTTATCCGTTGGTGACCGCGTACTTGTTAAAAATGAAACAGGTACGTATGTTAATAATACCACGCAAAGCGCAGCATTCAATGGCATCTATACTGTTACCAGAGTTGGTAACAATTCAGTGTATTGGATATTGACCAGAGCAATTGATTTTGATGCTCCTGCAGAAATACCCAGTGCAATCACCTTGGTCACAGCAGGCACAACCAATGCTGCAACAAGATGGGTTTGTACATCAAATCCAGACATCTCTGTTGGAACCACTAGCATTAATTGGAATCGATTCATTGGCAATGATGCACCATATAGTGCAGGTGATGGCATTTCTATTACTGCCATGGGATTTGAAAATCCTCAACACAGTTGGAGCACAGCCGTAACACAGTATCATACTGCCACTCAGTCTGACACATTGACCAGCAGCATTAACCTTGAAAACAGTATGCAAGGTACCAATGTGGCCAACCTAGTGGTCACTATCAATGGCAGACGCCTACAACCACCAGAAGGTATTGAATGGACTGGTGACGGGACTAGTAGCAGCTTTGGATTGCCGCAACGTGGTAACTATCCGCAATCATCTATTAATGCATTTAACAATATTCAAGTTTGGGTAAACAATGTTTTACAAGTGCAAAATTTTGGTAGCACAATTGGCAACTATTATGTCACCAATTGGAATGGTAGCAACACTCCGGGCCGTCAGGTTGTGTTCTTTACTCCGCCAGCAGATGGTGCACAAATTTTAATATCAGTTAACCTTATTGCACAATACACAGTTGTGTTAGGATCACCTAATCGATTGTTAATAACACCGTTATTAAATCTAGGTGATCAAATTGCAATTACCAGTTGGAACGATACATCACAGCAAGATCCATTGACTTTGGTGTTTGTGGGTCCAGTCACTACTGGTCTCACACTTGTTGAGCCGTATGATACTATTAATTATGATCCATTATTTGTAGACGATACCAGCACTTATACTGGAGAATACCCATCTGGACAATTTATAGTAGGCAATAGTTACACTATTTTAACTGCTGGAAACACTAACTTTGTTGCTTTAGGAGCTGCCAACAATAATCCAGGAACTGTATTTGTTGCAACCGGAAGTGGCACAGTTGCTGCCAGCGGATTAGTGTCTGGAAGATCATATACAATCAAGTACCTGGGCACTACCGACTGGACGTTATTAGGAGCAGCAAGTAATACTTTTAATACAACATTTACTGCAAATGCAACAGGAACTGGTATAGGAACAGGAACTGCTGTTCAAGGAAATGGTACCGCAACAGGAACTATTACAACAAGAGCTCTTTCCACCAGCAATTTCAACAACACTGCCGGAAGTTTTGATTTTAGTCTTGGTATTTCTATCCCTGCCAATAACTTTGATTTGGGCCGGGAAGGATTATCGGCCAACAGATTGTGGGCAACGTTAGATGGCGAGAGACTGTACCCTGGAGTAGATTATGCAGTTCAAGGACAATATTTGATATTGGGTAGTGGTACTATTGGCCCAACACAAGTTCTGGCGGTAAATGAATTTACTCAAAGCATTGTGCCTGCTGCAATGGCATTTAGATTGTTCCAAGACATGCGGGAAGTGCAAACTACATTCCGCATTACCCCGGCCACTACAACCACAGTGGCTCAAGAAGTTTCTGCAACTGCGGACATCATATATGTCACAAGTGCTTTGGCACTCAGCCAACCAAACTTGAGCGCTGGTATTTTTGGTGTGGTCACAATTGATGGTGAGCGTATCTTATACCGTGTGAGAGATCTTGGCACAAATTCAATTAGTGGCCTACAACGTGGCACTGCCGGCACTGCTGCAACCACGCACGCAGTTGCTGCTCAAGTGTATGACATGGGCATCGGCAATAGACAACCGCAACAGTTTCAAAACTACATTGTGAGTGATACTGCTGTTGGTGATGGGTCTACTACAATATTCTATGCCCCGACCATTCAGTTTGATTTAGCTGACAGTTCGTTTGAAATCAACAGTATTGAAGTTTATGTGGGCGGCAATCGCGCTAGAGTAGGCTATTATGCTGGACAGTTTGTAGTTGGCCAAACTTATACTATTGCAAGTGTTGGCAACACCAACTGGCATACTATTGGATTAGCAAGCGATGTTTATCCATTACCGGGTGTGGTATTCACAGCTACAGGCATTGGGTCAGGCACAGGTGTAGCAGGCACAAGTTTGGCCAGCAACTACTATCAACAAACTGATTATGATCCATTGGCTGTGCAATTCCTCACTGCCAATGATTTGTCAGCACCAGGTGCAGGTGTTGAAGTGGTTATTCTACAGCATAGAGGGGTAACATGGTATGCGCCAGGTGTCAACACTCCCAGCAATGGTCGACCTCTGCAACTGACCGAAACAACTGCCGCAAGGTTTTTACGTGGATTATAACAAGGTAAATAAAAGATCATGTCAACTACTATGCCAAAACAGCCAGTAACTGCAAATTCTGAGAAAAAACAACCTCAGCCCAAGCGCCCTAACGAGCAAGGATCGTTTTCCGTTGAAGCTCATGTGCGTATTTTTGACCCAAAAACACGCGAAGTTTACTTGGAGGGCAGAGCATGATTACTCCTGGACTAGCTCAGATTCAAGGATTTGTAAAGATACATGATCCCAACACAGGTGAAGTGCTAGTAGACAAGAAAAATGCAATTCACTATGAAAATATATCAATTGCAATGGCTCAAAGTTTAAGCAATAGATTGGACTCAAACGGATCTAGATTGGGAATTATCTATTCAATGGCATTTGGCAATGGTGGCAGTTCAGTAGACCCCACAGGCGTAATCACGTATTTGCCCCCAAACACAGTGGGACAAAATGCTGGACTTTATAATGAAACTTATGCCAAAGTAGTTGATGATAATTCAGCAGCTGATAGCGACCCTAACACCAACTACATGTCTGTGATTCATACAGCAGGCACTGTTTATACAGATATTCTTGTGACTTGTTTATTAGATTATGGCGAACCGCCCACACAACAAGCGTTTGATAATTCTACCAATTTCAACGGTGAATATGTATTTGACGAACTGGGATTGAAGTCCTGGAATGGCAGCTCAACCAATCTGCGATTGATCACTCATGTGATTTTCCATCCAGTACAAAAGAGCTTGAACCGCCAGATTCAAATTGATTACACCCTGCGCATACAGACGCTGAGCAACATAAATGCTGTATAAATATAGCAAAATATAGGAATAAGGCAACCAACATGGCATATACAATTGCTCTAACAAACGGCACAGTGTTTGCTACCATTGCAGATGGTACCACAAACACTGTGCTCGCACCAACATTAACGTTGGTTGGTAAAAACTATGCTGGATACGGCCAGTTTTTAGATGACAATTTTATTCGTATGTTAGAAAATAGTGCCAACGCTACAGCACCCCCTGCTCCACTCACAGGACAATTATGGTGGGATAGCACCAACACACTTTTAAAAGTTTATTCGGGCGTGGGTTGGACCGTGGTTGGAGGTGCTACCGCATCATCATCAGCACCCAGTCCTGCTGTGCAAGGAGATTTATGGTTTGACACCACAAACCAGCAGCTAAAAGTTTGCTCAGTACCCCCCAGCACATTTATTGTAGTTGGGCCAGCATATTCTAGTGTTCAAGGCACATCGGGTGCAGTGCCACTTACCATTGCTGATGGATCAACAGGTTATGTTGTTACAGGATTGTTCGCAGCCGGTGACTTGGTTGGAATTATCAGCAGT